CTAAAAAATATTCACTCTTTAATCCTTTCATTTATCTAATAAAAATCTCATTTTATTCTAAGTTTAGGTTACTCTTTGTTTCTTCCATTACACTCTTCTTGGTTACAATTACAACCCTTACATGGATCTCCTTGGCTTTGAACTAGTAGCCAACAAAGCTGACCATCTAATAAGCAGGTAGGTGGTACATAACCTTGTTTTACGCACATATCTTTAAACATGTCCATTCTGATTCTCCTCCTAATTTTATTCAATTAATCACCATAAAATCTTCGTTTACTTAACTTTTACTCATCAATGCCTTTGTCATATAAACATTCCAATATCTGAAATTCATCTGGTACATTTGTAATGTTCATATTTTGCAGTTCAATTAGTTTGATATCATCATACCGTTCCATATATATTCTCCACCTCTCATCATCGCATAAAATTAATTGATCGAGTTTTAACCCTCTTTGCGAAGATACACTGGTGATGGGAATTACTTTGGTTCCATCATTAAATATTGCAAATGAACCTAAACTTCCATATTTGTACCTTACAATTTCTCCTACATTATTTCTGCAAAACCATTTAAAGAGATCATTTGTCAACTTTGAATTGTATCCCATAAACCCTATTACCAAATAGCTTGGTTCTGATTCATATCCCATAATACAAGTTGAAATATTGCTACCTCCTCCTAATCCATTAAGTAATGCTTGACCACATATTCAAGCATTTCGTCCATATCATCAAAAATCCTGTTACAATCATCAATGTCCCATGGATGCAGTTCTAAGTTCTGCTCATTTAATCCGATAATAGGAATCCCCTTGTCATGGCATATGGCAATCTCCTTTGATGTGCCGATGCTATCAGCCACAAGGAAGTTGACAATAATCAAATCACTATGCGTTGATTTATGTAAGTCGAATTCTTTAATCTCACGCTGGCTGATATATGCAGTGTTTTCCAAGAATGAGAAGTGGTTGTTCGGATTAATCGTCACCGGCCTTTTAATTGCTCCATATAAATCTGCCATACGAAACAACTTTGTTTTAACTTCTTCTCTCCATTGATTTCCTTCATGATATCTATCTGCACCGAAAGCAGTCATGCTCCCGGCAAGATATACGTAATAGTTTTCTATGAAAAAATACCTCCCTTTGCAAATTTATATATACCAATAATATCTTTAGCTAATTCCAATGGCGTAAATTCTCCATTGTTTACAATAAAATAATCCACATATTTTTCAATTTCAAAGAAATCCTTATCATCTGCTTCAATTCTCCTATCAGCTTCCACAGGATTGTCTCCTCTTTTGGATAATCTCTTTCGGATAATATCTTCATTTACTTGAATATAAGATACAACCGGATTCAACGATTTAATCTTAGCGATTTGCTTAATACCATCGGGATTAACAATCATCACTTTGTCCTTATCGTAATCCTCAATAGCAGAACCATAATGCCATGTGCCTCCGGTGGCAACATTATAACTTGTGGTTTCAGCAAAGAATCCATTTTTCTCTTTTAATAGAAAGTCATCTTTTGAAATGAAGTGATAATTTACTCCATCGACTTCGCCAGAACGCATAGGTCTGGTCGTATATGTAACTAGTTTCTTATATCCAAGTTTGACAATTTCTTTTAAGATCGTATCTTTACCTGAACATGTTTTCCCGATTAATAATATCAATGATTACTCTCCCTTCTTTCCTTATTCAAAGCCCATAAAAGAGCCATTAATCACAATTTCTTGGCTATATTTTGTGTGCACGATAGTACATTGCCACTATATATAGTATAGTTTTCATAAATTTGGGTACAAAAATAACAGTATCTATATCTCAAACTTAAAAATCAAAACATCTACTTCATCATTGCCATCAAATTCTTCGCCTTCATAATAATCTTCTATATATGTATAGAAACCGCATGAATTCATTTTTTCAATAAATTCTGGAATGTCTTTCCCTGTCACACTACATTTGGTTACTAATTTTAAAGACACGTTGACCTTATACATTAAATATCTCCTTTTCTTTTCATAAAATATCTGTTTTCTAGCAATTAACAATAACGAGACTCTTTTCTAAGTTGTGCAATAATGTCTGGATCAATTACAAATTCTACTGGTTTATACATAATATTTCTTATGTCAATATTTTTAATCAAATCATAGTACCCATAATTTTTAGCTTTTACAATGAGTATTGGTTTGACTCCATTAGAAAAGTCAGTTTTTATGTTTACAACTTCAAAGTATCTTGTTTTATCTTCAAAAATAATAGATACGATGTTCCCGATGTTAATTTGCTCATTAGTGGAAAATTCAATAGTTAGCCCATTTCCTCTTTCATTGCTTTCCAACACATTTTTCAATTCTTTTCATTATTTCTCCTCCATAAACATATTTGCTACTTCTTGATAGTATTTTGCATCACCTATGTAATGCTCATGAACCATTTCCTCCACTCGATACTGCACCACTTCCAGGCATTCATGATCATTAAAGTCGTCAAAATATTCCTCGTTAAAACCTAATAAATCTGAACTCAGGAGCCAGTCGCCACATTCATCTTTTGATAATTCAGCAATGACAGATTCACCATATCCATATGGATCAAAATATAATTTCCACACATTAGTCAGCGTAAAATATTCCCACCTCTTGTTCATAGCTCACCTCACAATCTCTTAGCTACGGCCTTATATTTGGGCTGGCTGCAATAGCTAACGCTCACTTCTCTCTGGTAAGAAAATGTACTACTACAATTTTCACACTCATAATCATCATCTTCATCGTCCATCTCCCAACTTTCAATAGCGTAGCCGCAGAATGGACAGGTGATTTCTGATGTATAGTTCTGATCTTTTGGTTCTTTGTTTTCTATGTATACAGACTGATTCTTCATCTTTTGAACGTAAATTGCATTATATGTACAACCTTTACCAGACATAGAACAAACTGTATAGGAAACGTTATTGATGATAAGAACATCTCCTACATCAATTTCTTTCTCTGTTTCAGCAATAGGTGCTATTCCATCATCTTCAGGAGTAATTCCAAGCTCTGAATAATCCCAGGAACGTTTTTGCCTAAATCTGCATAATCAAATATCTTCATCAGTAAGCCCCTTTCCAGTGCCACTTAGCAGAATGTGTCCTCGCTTATCTAGTACTTTGAATGTAGCATTTTCAATTTCATCAACAATATCTTTATAATCTCTTTTGTCGTTTTTATTAAAGACAATTGATGATGTAATTTTTACACCACAATACTTATTATTGCTTATATTAGCAACGGGTGTATTTATGGGCTTAGTTTCACTTATTTGCCTTTCTGCTAATCTAATTTCGTCTTTATTAAGCCACTGAATCCACTTACCACAATCTGAACAATAAAGGCCAGTGTTATTTCCAGGCTTGCTTATAAAGACTTCTGTGCTTCCACATTTACCACACTTAAACTGTTTCATTCAACCTTCCTTTCTTCTCATAAAAGAATCATTTTATCTTGAAATCTCCAATAGTTTTTCAAATAAGCCCCTGTCTTTCTCAGACATAGAATTAAACTTTTCCAATAATGACAAAACTCTTTCTGCTCCATAAACATTGAAGCCATCTAATGATTTTTTAATAGAGGTTATAGCATCAGCGGTCTGATAAAGTACCTCTTTTACCTCTTTCGATTTGTTATAAGCCGCCTCTCGTTTTTCTTCACAGCTATCCCAAATTTGGTACAAAGCATTTGTCTCTTCGATCACTGCTTCCTTATATTTCTTGGCAATATCTTTAGAAAACAATTTCAGTTTTAAGACATTTTCCTCTAAGGTTTCCATCATATAGTTTGGTTCTTTTGCCATGACTCAATCATTTTAGGAATATCATCGTTATGTATCTTACAAATATCGTTTACCAATTCTAATCTTCCAGCCAATTCATCGCTGATATCAATATACTTGTTGTTGTAACTTAAATACGCCATCTTATTTATCCTCCTATAATTTAATCAAATGGACATTTAATAGAAATATTCAATCGTATACCATTCTTCATCTTCAGAATTATTTCTTACTAAAATCATATTGCTACAATAGTCTAATATTTTATATTCCATACCCTCTGTTAAGCCAAATTCTTCTCCAAATCTTGTTGCTTTTACTGTATTATCTACGGAGTACTTATTCATTCGTTTTCCTCCGTTTCAATCAATTCTTTCCTCAATTCCTTAACTGCACCACACAATTTATTAATCTTCTCACCGATCTTCCGGTTGTAAATCTCCACGCATTCCTCATATGTCTCTGCAAAATCTCTTGAATATGTACTTACTCCATTTACTCTAGGAGTACCGTCCTGTTTCAAGACGTAGAAATATTTATTATGTATAATTCCCCTAATTGGTTCCTGCTTCGAATGTACTACCTTACCACCAAAATGAGATTGTCTATCTAAATCAATATTGAAAGCACATGCCCAGACAATATCTCCTTCTTTTAATTTGTTTTTATCAATCACTTTCAACTCCCATGTTCAATTTTCTATAAGCTTCTACTGAATTTGCTCCAATCCATAGCAATAATATTAACAGTAAAATTAAAATACCAATCACTCTGAGTCCGATAACGATTGACGGTAGTAAATTTACTAGAAATACAATGGCTGCTATAAATGAAATCACCAGTCCAAATTCTAATGTAGTCAATAAAATTCCAATCGCCGTTGCCAACAATCCTTTTAAAAATGTCTTAATATGTATCACCTCCACCTAATTTAATCTCAAAATATCTGAATGGTCGTTAGGATCAATCGCTAATTCTCCTGATTTAATATAACGCAGCTCTCTATATTCATCGCCATCGATCAAATATAATCCAAATTCTTCCAGATAATCGTTAATAACCTCATTATCCTCATCTGGTAGTAAAATAGGTTTTACATTACAATGAATAAATTGATTCAAAAGATTATTATTATTTGTTCCAGATGGGACCATATATAGGCTTGCTTCAATATTCCATGCAGACTGAATTGCTTTTACAATCTCTGATTTCTTTAATGTAAAGAATCCTGAATCGCCCATGTTATTTTCATAGTAAAATCTCAAACTCGTTGTTCCTCCTTATAAAACAATAATTTAATAGTAACCAATCTCGTCTCCTAGCTTATCTTCATCTCCATCTTTATATTTTTTTACCTTTGAGCTTATACTATTTACCCTATTTATTTCATTTACTATCTCATTAATTTTATCTATTCTATTATTGATTCTATCTTGATTAATTTCTAACACACATTCCCTGTAAATCTTGCATTTCAAACCAATACAATATGAGTTGATTGATTCTGAACAATGCATACCAGGCCTTTTATCTGTAAAGCGGCAATAGCTCATTAATAGCGCCTCCTACTCAACAATTAATTTGTAATGATAACTGAAACTATATTTTGAACTAGAATGGTTTTCCTCTTCATTCTCCATAGGAAATTGCAAATCGGCCTTTCTGATAAAATCGGTTAGTTTCTTGCCGCCTTTTAACACTGATATAGAATGATTTCCATGATATGTACCGATACTCAATATACTCTCTTTGACTTCTTCGTCAGAATAACTCTCACAGACGAATACAAAACAATGTCCTTCCTGTACATCTTCCTTTTTCTGATAATAGCCTAAATTCTGTAGCGTTACTTTTCGCTTGCCAAGATACACATAACAATGTCCATTTGTACATTTATAAATTCCACCAACTTCAAGTTTGGATAATGGAATAGTATTCATAGAGTCTCGTTCCTGCCGTTTATTTTCGATCTTCTGAAGAGAATATTCAATTTCTTTTTTTATAGCCAGTTCCTCTTCTTTGACTACAAGAAATACATCTCCCATAGAACGCTTATTACCACCTTTAAAAGCAATTGATTTCCCTGACCAAACACCTATATCCATTCCTCTTACATTTCTGCCGGTTCCTTTTCCTACACAAACATCTCCATCATGGAGTTTTCTTCCTAAAATATCTTCCAAATACTATCTCCTTTTCTAAAAGATTAACTCCTCTAAAACATCAATGGCTTCCTCTGTTACGGTGTGATAGTTTCCATGTCGAGTTTTAATTGTATAAAAGAAGTGGTCATTAGAATTACTGTTAATTGAGACGATTTCTGCAATTCCATTTTCATCAACTTTTACAGATTCTTTACCATCACATGATGCGGCGGATCTGATTTTTCCAAATCTAAAACCAGCTCCAACTTTGTACTTTGGCTCAATTCGTTCCCAGATTATGTATTTATCCCATGCTGACAAATCGTTTGGCATACACATAACGTAATCTGCTGGCTGGTAGACTGTTACTATATCCCTACCTTCATGTCCGTAGGTTCCCTTAGCGTATTCTAGGTTTTCAATATAATTTCCATTTAACTCGCTGTATGTATCAATCGCTTTGTTGTTATAATCTCGAATCCATTTTATGACATCTGCATTGGGCGTATCTCTAAGAACTATTCCATAGCAGCCACTTCTATCTTTAACAAACATTCCTGTTTTTAGATCACTTATTTTCATAAAATTCCTCCTTTTATTTTTCTAATAAAACCACAGTTTACTCATAACTGTCAGGTTCATCAATCCATCCAACAAGATCGTCTTTTTCATACGCAAAATTATTACCGTTGATATATAAAATCCATTTCTCGTTGCATTGACCATAATAACCGCTATAGCAGACTTGCATTTGCTTTAATTTGCATATTACATTTCTATTATTAGTCGGATAATTATGTGGATCGTTCCATTTAAGCACACTAGAGTTACTAACTTTAATCTGATATCCTAATGCCTTTTCTATTTCTTCAATAGTCATTTCTTTTGGCGGTAATTCATGCCACGTATCAATATGTAACAAATAGGACAACCCTCCCACTGGAGATCCAGTTCCCATAAAATTTTCTGCTTCCCACTCGTATCCATCACCATCATGAAAACCTTTTGATTTTGAATATCTCATATTCCCTATACCTTTACCGCAGATATAAATTTTTTCGTTCTCGTCAGCTAGCTTAACCATTTCATATGTATACATTTCTCTTCTCCTCCTCTCTTTTCAAAATCTCATAAAATGACGTTTTAATTTTCTTTGACCTGGCTTTGCAATTATTACATTTGTAGTATTTGGATTGTTCATCTTTCTCGAAATGTGTTACCTGCATAACTGCATTGCTTCCACATGATGTACAAATCATCAGTCATCCTCCTTTCGACGATAAAATCGGTTCATGATCTCGGTATGCAAATAATCAAACTCATCTCTTGCCGCGCCGTTCTTAAAGTCAAATTCCTTATACTTTTCGTGAATATCCACCATCTTGGATTGATGTTTAAGGAGTGACAATTCCAACCGCAACTCTTTTTCTGTCGCCCATAAAATATGTAAATAAACCAACAATTCTTTTAACATGACTCTCTCCTTCCTTCTATATTAATTAACAGCGGTAGATGGTATCGAACCATCTTCTCTGAGGTCAAAGCTCAGTGTGATAACCTGTTCACTATACCGCTATTTAGGTCAACCTTTTTACTACGGCCGACCATTTGGTTTGTATATTCCTTTTACTATATAAATAATAGCACCTATCGCTTTATAAGTCAATAGGTTTATAATTTCTTTTTATGATTATTCTAACATAGATTTAAACTGAGCTTCTGTAATTATAGGTATTCCCAATTCTTTCGCCTTCTTGTTTTTACCTGACATACTTAAACTATCATTATTAATGAGAAAACTTGTTTTTGCACTCACAGATCCAGATACCTTTCCACTGTATCGTTCGATTTCTGCCGTGAGTTCATTTCTATTTGAATAATGCTCAAGGCTGCCAGTGATTACGAATATATTCCCGGTTAAGTCAACCATATTACCCAAATTTGATTCCATACTATGCTTTTCGAAATCCAATAGCATAGGAATGCAAGCATCTTCAGAGTCTCGGTATCTTCCGTACCAATTACAGATGCTCTTATTCATTGTGCTTCCAAAATCGTCTAACTGAGAAAAATCAAACTTACTTTCCAATGCATCAATAAACTTAGAGTAATCTCCATAAAACTGCTTACTGATAGACTTACTAGTTGTCTTTCCGATCAATGGAATAGACAATCCATATAAAAACCTTTCAAGTGTAGTATTCTTTGATTTTTCAATTGCTGCTAACAACTTATCTGCTGATTTCTTGCCAAAACCGTCTAATTTGACCATTTTTTCTTTATGGGAATCTAATGTGTAAATATCTGATAGTTGATTTAGCCAACCTAATTTCATGAACTTTTCTATCGTGGCTTCAGATAACCCGTCAATATTCAATGCATTTTTACTAGAATAATGTGTAAGTCTACCAAGTAACTTTCCTTTACAGCCAGGGTTGGTGCAGGTAAGCACTTCTGTATTATTATCTTTGACTATAACAGTCATACCTCCACACACTGGACATGTATCAGGAATTTCAAAGTCTGTTTTATCGGCATCGCATTCGATGATCTGTGGAATAATCTCGTTTTTCTTAACTACCGTTACATTAGCACCAACCTTGATATTCAAATCCTTCATTATGCTAATATTATGTAGGGATGCACGACTGACTGTAGTACCAGCAAGTTCTACTGGATCGAATATAGCAACCGGAGTTAAATTGCCAGTTTTCCCCATTGACCACTCAATATCTCTCAATATAGAAGTTTCCTGGTCTTCTTGAAATTTAAATGCGATCTGACCTCTAAGGTGATGTGATGTTGCTCCAAGTGATTCCATATAATCAGTATCGGTGAACGACACCACGCAGCCATCAATTGGGTAATCATGTATTTCAGCGGTAATTCTCATATTCTGTAACTGGCTTAAAATATCTTCGCCCATCAATCTCAATGGAACAACATCAAAACCATAGTCATCTAACTCATTCAGTCTGACTAAGAAATTATTACTATTGCTTCCTTCGACCAATCTCCAGGCAACAAATTTCACTTTCCTATCAGCGCATACCTTACTGCCTAACTGACGCACAGTACCACTACATAAATTACGCGGGTTCTTATATTTCTTATCATCAGGTAGTTCGTTATTAATCTCGTGGAAAGTATTATAATCAATAATCGCTTCTCCAAATAGTACAAGCTTATTTTTGTATGGTATTGTAAGTGGAATGTTGCAGAATGTTTTTGCATTTTCAGTAATATCCTCGCCGATCATACCATCTCCGCGAGATTCTGCCTTAATCAACACTCCATTATCGTAAGTAAGGCATACAGTCAACCCATCAAGTTTAAGCATAAGAACAGCGTCTCTTTCCCCGATAAATTTCAACAACTCATCTGGTGATTTTGTTTTGCCCAGGGATAACATCGGGTACTCATGAACACTCTTCTGTAGCTTGCTCTGCACCAAATATCCTACCGATTGCGTCGGTGAATTTGCCAAGCAAAAACCTGTTTTATCTTCTTTTTCTTTCAACTCATCAAACAGCATGTCATACTCCTGGTCACTGATTTCAGAGTTGTTTTTGTTGTAGTATTGATTTCTATGGTGATTCAGGATCTTTGTCAGCTTCTTGATCCTTTCGATATCTGTCATTCAGTTCCTCCTTATTTTAATATTTGACTCATTAATGCACTGTAGCATATCTCATATATCATATATCCCATATTTTCTTTTTTAACAAAATTGAGATAGAAATTAGATACCTTTTGCACTCCGATTAATCTTCTCATAAAGGCTGATTCGTTATATTCTGACCGATAGTTATGCTCAATGATATCGTCTATATGATTATCCTCGATCAGAACATAACTGTTGTTAATGTTAATCATACGATTCAGTTCTTTGAAAAATCTTTCATCATGCTCTTTGATGTTTCCTGCCAACTCATCAATGGAATTCTTTCTCTCAATACATAGTTCATCTGTGAAGTATGTATCTTTTGCAAACCCCAATTCTGGACACGCTTCAATCATGAAGGAATAGTCTCCAGTCTTTAATGCTCTTGACTTGTGCTTAATGTTCTTCTTGTCAAAATAATCCAGAATGTGTTGATTCTTTTGCTCATTTGATGTATGTAATACTACAAGGTGAGAAACGAGTTCTTTTAATTGCTTCTCTGTATAATAATATTTAATATTTTCACCTACTTTATTATGTATTGTTCAATCCATGTGTCATATGCACTTGTATTTTGAATAAATTCTTCGCCTACTTTTTCGTACTTAAATTTTTTTCTTACGTCTATCATCTGAATTACATCTCCAACGTCTACAGGATTGTTAGTGAAATTCTTTTTAGAGATTTTACACACCTCAGTTTCTCCGCTTACAAGATAATATAATTTTACCTTTGGAGAATATTTAGTGTTTGTTTTTAAAACATACGCAAAATCAGTAAGTCTACTGTCAACATAATCTACAATACCTTGATATTCAAATTTGTTTTTAATTTTTGCTTTTAATGATAATCCTTTATCTTCGATTACACTGCATAACTCATTAAACAATCCAACGTTGTCTATATCTCTAAATTGTTTTGTAGTTTCTCTAGCATATTTCCTGATTATATTTTCATCTATAGGAAGCTTCGCTTTATTGAAAACTTTTGCGTTATATATGTCGTTGTACAATGTATAAATTTTTAACAACTTACCTGCTTTGCCATATTCTGAGAAGAAATCAAGTTTAATCATAGTTTCGAATTGTGATTTATCAACATCTGAACATGTGCCAAATAATTTAATAAGATCTACAAAAGTCTCGCATGACTGTATTCCAATCTCCTGCAATCCATTGGATACATTTTCTCCAAATCCCTTCAGTGTATTAATTCCCAGATAAACGATCCCATTTTTACACGTTGTTTTGCCTTTTATAAGTTTCCAGTTATCAAACTTAAAAACAACACCAATTCTTTTTGCTTCATCTAACACTTCGGCAATCTTATTTGTATCTCCTTCATATGAGTTTACATATGCTGTAATAAATTCTGTAGGATAATGAACTTTTAAATACATTGTTATGTATGCAGTCAGTGCATAAGCTGCTGAATGTGATTTATTAAATGAATATTTTGCAAACTCTAATATATCGTCCCACAAAGTATCTACTTGTTCTTTAGTCCACCCAAGATTCATTAAACCACTCTTCAACTCAGGCTCAATCTTTGCCATTAACTTTGGCTTTTTCTTTGCAGTTGCTTGCCTAAGTTCATCGGGGTTTCTTAACCCAGCAAGTTTTCCGATTTCAATTAACTGCTCCTGATATACTATAATTCCATATGTACCCTCTAATATTAGTATCAGATCGTCATGTAAATATGTAATTAGTTCTAACCCATTTTTTCTTGCTATGTAATTTGGTATATACGCCTTTGCTCCTGGTCTGTACAATGCATTGGCTGCCGATAAGTTATCAATACTATTACATTTCATATCTGAAAGCATTTGTCTCATTCCTTGTGACTCGAACTGGAATATTAGAAGCGAATTACCATTTCTGAACTCATTCCAGACTTCTTTATCGCAAAGGTTTATTTTATGTGGTGCTATGAATTCATAATCTTTGCCGATCATTTCAAGCACATCATATATTACATCTAATGTACGTAGACCAAGAAGATCGATCTTTACAAGCCCCAAATCATCTGCTGTGTGCATATCTCCTTGTAAAACCCAAACATCTTTATCTGGAACATACTCAAGTGCACTATAGTAATCTGCATTTTTCATACAAATTACTTTTCCACAAGGGTGCATTCCAAACGACTTCGGTAATCCAGACAATTTAGAAGCATATTCGAATAGTTCTGGATAGTCATCTTTATATGAATCAAGCACCCCATTTTCCAATGCTTCGTCAATTGTTTCGTTATCAAGCAGTTTTGTCATTTCGTTTGTTATTTCAAATGGAATGCCGAGAACCTTACCAATATCTTTAATTGCGCCCTTTGCCCAAATATACTGGAATAAACCAAGGCATACAACGTTTTCCCACCCATAAGTGTCTATAATGTGGTTCATTACCTTATCTCTATCTTTTGGGGAAAAGTCCGCATCTACATCAGGTATTTTTAATTCCTTTTTTGTAATTTGATTTGATTCAAGTAAATCTAATGCGCCAACGTCGATAAATCTTTCGAAATACAGTCCATATTTAATAGGATCAATGTCTACTATTCCACTTAAATATGCTAATAATGACCCACCAGAACTCCCCCTTGCTATTCCCCTTCTCTCCGCAGACGAAATATAGCTATGAACCAATAAGTAGTATCCCTCAAACCCCATTTTTAACACAGCATTTATTTCATATCTGGCTCTATCTTTATAAATCTTAACGATCTCTTCAACGGTATCAAAGTGTACAAATTCTCTTTTCGTTTCATTGCCATTTTCATCGTATATAATCTGAGCCATATATTGTTTCCACTGTTCTATGCTCCAATCAAAAAATCCTTTATTCTTGAAACCAGTATTACACAAGCTTTGCAAATATTGTTTTTCAGATTTATAAGACTTTGGAATATCGGTGTGTGGTATAATTGGAGCAGAAAGTGGATACTCAACATTGCATTTATCTGTGATTTCTTGTGTGTTCGCTATTGCAGTTAAATTATATTCGACTGTGCTTTGGCATTTTACTTTAACATCATCTTCAGACTGTATATAACAATCATTATACATTTCTCCAACTTCTCTTGTTTGCCCGATTTTTACAAATATGCTGTGATATTTCTGGTCCTCTACAGTCAAATAATGAGAGTCACATGTTACAACATATTTAATATCAAGCATATTAGCTAGCGCCACTAATTTCTTATTAAGTTCTTGTTGCTCCAGTTCTTCGTGTGCTTGATACTCTATATAATAATCATCACCAAATAAATCTTTATACTTTTTTGCAATATTCATTGCCACTTCTAGTTTCCCAGATGTAAGTGCTCTTGACACTTCTCCAGCCATACAAGCACTCAAACATATTAATCCATCATGGTAATTTTGTAACATTTCAAAATCAATTCGTGGTCGCTTATTGAATTTATACTTAGTAGATTCCTTAACCAATTTTTGTAGATTTTGTCGTCCAGTCTCATTTTTAGCTAATAGAATCAGATGATACATAGTATTCTCTCTGCTCATAATAGTAACGTCTGAACATATATAACACTCACAACCAATTATAGGTTTAACACCTTTTTCTTTGGCTTTTTTGTAAAACTCAACGGCACCATACATATTACCATGGTCTGTTATTGCAATAGACTTTTGTCCAAGTTCAAGAATACGGTCAAACAATTCGTCTATTTTTATATTAGCGTCCAATAAACTATATAATGTATGAACATGTAAATGTGTAAATATTTAACTCACCACCCTTATCTCATCACATACCGCCTTTAGTACAAAGTTTCTACCAAAAAACCCAGAATCAAGATTACAGACTATTTCCAATTCGTCATTCATCATGCTTGATTCCTCCATATCATCAAATGAACCTGTAAAATTCCATTTAATAATATTCGTATAGCCATTTGGCTTAACAACCAGATGCTTGTAATCACTCATCTGTCCAATCTCATATTCATCAATACCATTTATAAATACTTTGACTGGTTTAAATCCTTCTCCTGATACTCTATCAATAGTTTTAATTCTGTCTACCAACTGCCTAGTTAAGTCGTCAATATTTATCCTAATATCAACATCTACTGAAAAGTCAGTTTTCAATTCTGGAAGATTTGTTTCTATGTAATCAATAAATTTGTTATAATTAACTTTCTCAATCTCTATACCACTCGCCAATTCGTGGCCATCTGCCTTTGCTAAACCACTTTCATTACATATTTTTCTGAAGTCATCAACACCGATAGCTCGCATAGATCCAGCAAATGAACCGTCACAATCTTTTAAGACCAATATTGGGCGCTGATATTTTTCAAGTAATTTGTTTGCAATTAACCCACTAATTCCGTAAGGAGTGTCTATCAACGAAACAATCATTTTTCTATCAACCTGTGATTCGCATTGTTTCATTAAATCTGGCAATCGTAACTTCACTTCTTCGTTCTGTTGCTCTTTACATTTCTTTAATTCTTTAACATACTTCAAAACTTCTTTGTTATCGTCAGCCAAAAAAGCGTTCATAGCTGATTCATTCTGTCCCATTCTATTTGCTGCGTTTATTAAAGGGGCTATACTAAATGAGACTGCTGTACTGTTAAACTCAAAACTACCAACAATTTTCTTAATTGCAGGATTATATATAGTTTCGAGTCCCTTTGTGACTATATATCTATTCTCCATAACAGTCATATCCATCATATCTGCGATAATTCCACATGCTGCTAAGTCAATCAAAGAATCGGCATGATCAGTTATATATTGCTCATCAACATATTTGCAAAATTTCCATACGACACCTGCGCCAGACAATGCTTTATTCTCATAGCCTAGCTGTGATGATACAAGCGCTACATATTTTTCATATGGAACATCGTTTTTTACTGCATGATGGTCTAATACGACAACATGAATCCCCTTCTCGGTCAATCTTTTGTATTGCTTAATGTCACTGTCTAGACTATCTACCACAATCAACAAATCAAGCCCATCAAATTTCTCTAAATCTTGTGATTTCAGTCCATGCCTTTTACCTTCATTGATAAATGTTTTAACATTTTCTTTTTTAGTAAAATTCCACAGATATCTAGTCATAATGGTTCCAGATGTAATTCCATCGCAGTCAGTGTCGAAGAAAACTCCAATCATACCAGAATTACTCAGCGCAGTATCTAATTCGCTAAATGCTTTATCTATGTTTTTCAGTGAGTCTAGTGGTAGTAAATCATTTTCACTTGGATTCAGAAATCTATCTGGTTCAACTATCCCTCTCGACCCCAGTACTGTTTCAAAAATCTCTTCTTCATACATTCCACGACAATCGTTCAAAATGTTATAATTCGTCGTCATCATCACTTCCAATCATTTTTATTTCACTATGTAATATTCTCAAAAGCTCATTTTTCCCTGAATCAGATGGAGAAATTTTATTCTTATAATTCTTATTGAAATAGTCCCAATATCCAAAACTTATCTCCGAAAATCTTGAATACGACTTCGAAATGTTTATATTCCGCATTATACTTTCAAGTTCAAAGCCAACATCATGCATGAATATCAGTGCCTTGGGGTTTAATTCATAAAGCATTTGTATTTGCTTTGGGTTAATTGATCCACTACCAATCGCCACACAGTTCCTGATGCCATATGAATAACATTGCATAACACTTTTTTCACTTTCAAAAATTAACACAACATTATCTACGAGAAAATTATAGTTGTGTGAGTACCCGTACAACGTTTGCGAAATTTGACATGGAACCAAATAGTAATACTTCATTTCTCCATCTGGAACATCATAGTTGCACCTTACTTTTGCACCCATTATCTGTCCGAGTTGGTTATATATAGGAATTACAATTCCTTGTGATTCCACATCATACATGATATTAAAGAATCGCTGTGCTTCAAGTGATATATTGTCATTAAGAAATCGTAAATTCCCACACTTTATGTAGTGATTTAATATTGAATTTTCATATGTTCTAACCTTGTTTATATTACGTTTTCTTACTCTTTCATAAAAACCTCCGAAAATTCCCTTGCTATCAAAAAAATCGTAGTAATCTGTTATATTTAAAATATCTTTTATTACAGCCAAAACTTCTGAAAAGCCAACTCTTCTTTGCTCGCTTATATAACCAAACAAATCTTTTTCTATGTTCCTTGCGAAATCATGAACATATAAATATTGATTATTTTCAAGTTTGATTACTATAGACTTTTTTGACGCATCAATTGCTCTACCAAATTGTAAATACTTGGGTCTTACCACTACATTGCAATAACCAAAATGTTCAAGAACTTCTTTCAGTTTATCTGGGTGATTTAACAATTCTTTCTTAATGTCATTTAGCATATATTATCACTCTATTATCTTATTTCACCATGTTTCGGATGGCACTGTGCTACCTCTCTGAACAAACAGTGATCCCCGTCGAATTTTAATAAGTACGCGATGCCTGTATCTGAAGAATTCCTGCCATTTCTAGTTTTCTCAACAAATAGCATTCTCCACACCGCTGTTCTGTCCGGTTTATATTCTTCTTCAATCCATTTGTCGTTCACCTTGATGATTTTAAATGGCTTGCAGTAATATTTACTTTTTTCATCTAACTCTTCGTCATATACATTTCGCATTAGAAATAAACCCTCTAATATTTCTTTTATTTGTTTTGAATTAGATAAAACGGAACTATCAAGGAATAATTTGCCTTTCATATACTCGGCTAGCTGAACGGAAGCCAACATAATAATGTTATATTTTTTACCCATCTTGTCTAAATCTCTACTGTCTTTAACCAGAGATAAATCTTGACGAGAACCATTGAAGTCTGATTCCTGAATTTTAAAGGTGTCATAAAGAACTGTATCATATCCATACCTTAATACATTTTCTCTGATTTTCTTCTTAACGATGCTCATGTCCGCATCATTGATAGACACAAATTTAACTTTACCTTTATATTTCTCTTTCCAAAAATTCTGTACTTTTTTTAACTCTTGGCGACTTGCTGTATCAATGTCTCCTGCTGTAAATTTACCTTTTGTTAATTTGAAGTACCGACTATATTTAGCTAACAACCAAACCATAAACTTAGTCTTAAACTTTTTAATTCGTTCTTCGTTTGATATAATCAATACTTTTCGGTCACGATACAATAAAGCCATAATAACAGTAATCCACCATGTGCTTTTACCTGATGACGAGAACCCTCCAAGCATGGTAAGAGTCCCCTCTAATAATCCCATCGTTTGTCTGGATAGAAATTGAAAACAATTTATCTCATTCCCATTTATGTCATATCCAGCAATATCAAATGGTATCCCATTTTCAAGACCTTCCTTACAACTCTCTATAAACTCATCATCAAAATCTATCTCTTCTTCTTCAATTATTTTGCTTGAATACCCAGTTCCATATGATGCGATTCTAGCTTCATACCAATCTGTTACTTCTTCAGCACTCATTTTACGGAACAATTTTAGTGGGACAATACTTTTACCATTTACATCAATTTCTTTTAGTAAATTAAAACCGTCATCATGCATATTAATTAAAGTATTTTCTCGATACAGAATATCTATATACGTATCAAAATTCTGAAGATTAATAATGTCAATTTGATGTTGTATCGTATCCCAACCACCAATAGAGTCATATCTTTCAATAACATCTTCCGACATATTGGAGAGAATCGTTACTTCATCTAATGAATAAAACCCCTTTGCTCTTAATTGCTTTAGTAATGAGAAGTAAAATAATCCATCACTTGATATAAAATCATTCTGTTCAAATGTAGTTTCATCAAGCAATAACATATCTTTGAAGAAACAACTTACCACATTGCCCTCTGTAGAAATTCTATCTTTTAATAGTTGTGGTGGATATTTTTCTTTCACGCCAGTGATAAATTCTGCTATAACTCTTCACCTACTTCCTGCTCAATTTCAAGTAATGATTTACGCTTCTTTCTTTGGGTATATTTCACTGTTGGCATATCTATTTCGATCCTTTTTTCTGGCTGCTTACTTTCAATTTTAAAATCTGCTAAACTGTTTTTAAGGATAGTTGAAAAATATCTAATTTGAGCATATTCACTTTTGAAATCTTTGTTTAAAACATTGGAGAGATATTTTTCATTTTCACACAAATACTGGTATGTTTTTTCATACCCATATACACTTTCAAGTTCTGAAATCTCCTTAAACAGAGTAGTATTAGTTACTTTTCTCCCAAAAATATTAAATATTTCTTCATATGTATCATCTTTAATTTTAATCTTTTCAAGTTTTCCTAAATATTCTTCCTGATTACAGTAATACTCATTTACATTTTTATTTCTAACCTTGTATGCAGTATCTCTATCAATTTTATTTCCACAAATACGACATTTAACTAACATGTGATTACCCCTTTTTTATAGAAGAGGAGAGGGAAAACCCTCTCATTCACCTATTTTAATACATCATAAATTTTCTTTAAATCGGACTCAGGAACATCGTTTAGTTTTCCATGTTCAGAAATCATTTCTTTCACTTTTGATTTGGTAGATGAATCAGAGCATTCTTTAAACATTGTTCTAATTGTCCCAATTAAATCTTCTGGATAATCAGATTCAATTTCTTCAGTATTAGTACCGGAATTATCTCCAACAATCACGTCATCAATGTCTAAATTTTCTTCCTCGAATGGAGCCGTCTCTTCTACTACTTTCTCCTCTTTCTTTTTATTTACCTTCTCTGACACTTTTGTTTTCTTTCCGTTTAATAGTGTTTTAGATTTTTCCATTCCATCTTCTACAATTTTAATAAATTCATGAGCCATATTAGGTTTATCAAATACCATATACTCAGGAACTGCATCATCAGCAAATCTTCCACCTGCATCGATGATTGGCGTTCCGCGGAAGTAAAGTTTTCTAATAGTATCAGTTGAATACTTTTTAACTTTATCTCCGACTTTCTTCTCCTCGAAATCCCGGTCAATAACTCCTGTTAAAGTAACATCAAAAATATCACCAAATGCTGCTTCATAATCAGCACCTAAGTTAGAGGTAAGCTGCATATATCCGTCTTCCTCTAAACCTCCCTTTTCTTTAATCTGTTTAAATTTTGTATGAGCAATCACCCACGTTCCAAAACCTGCCAACTGTAATTCAGACATATATGGCTTAATGATATCGTTAGCAGAATATTTTTCACCTGCTGTATATCCACCCATGGCTGCTTTAACAGATTTACATTTTTTATTAGGATTTTCTAAGTTACTTTGTCTAATTGTTTCTTTGTCAGCGATAAGAGCCAGTTCATCTCCTGTATCAAAGGCAACAATTTCGATATTATGCTCTTTACCTTTTTCGTTAATGAGCCAATCTTTCAATTCAACCATATCTTTGTATGTACTGATCTGAACTACATTTAAATTATCCAACATCTTATACCCAATTTCATTGCCACAACCTACCAAAAGTCCTCTTGTTGGATCTCCGTACTTCTCTAAAATCATATCTCTGAAAAGTGTTGTTTTACCAAATTTTTTGGTTGAACGTAAATAAATTGATAAGTTCTTAATATCTGTATTGATTGTATTTACCTGTGGTTTTTTCATTATATGCTGCTCCTTTTGTTCTATAATTAATTGCACAACATGGTTATATTATTTGTTCTAAATACTACAGATCGTCGTCTTCAAAAAGATCTTCTGTACCTTCTGGTAATTCTTTTTCAATTGTTTTAATTACCATATCATCGTCTGTATAGATTGAATCGTTTCTTCCCTTAGTGAACCCCTTTGCTGGCTTGATGAACTGGTATTCCTGAATTCTGTCTCCATAAACATTTCCACCAAGTTCTTCACGAATATCTTCAATAGTAATAAGACCACAATTTAAATCTTCTATCTGATCGTCTGTAAGCATATCTTCTGTAATCTCGGTTTTCTGTGCGCCATTCAGCATAGAAACAATTACTCCATACTCTTTCCACGTATCATCTTCAACAGTAAACTTTCTTTTGATTGACTCAACCTTTTTCTTATCTTTTTCATTGGCATCAGTAGGTGCAACAGGAATTGAAATAGTCACCGGACATGGAATATTTGACTTACGATTATTGTCATATTCCATCATGAAACCATTCACATAGTATTTTCCTTTTTCTTCAACACTCAGATCGTCAAAACTGTCCTTGTTGTACAAAATGTTGAGAGTTGCAGTAGAATGTTCTTCTGAATCGTCTGCTGCTAAGTAGATTCTTGATGGGATATAATTTTCATACACTTTTTCTTTGTTTTCCGAATATGAATAATTTCCGTTTCCCCTAATCAGAAATTTTTTATCTTTGAATTTACCACTATCTATCACCTTTTTGATAAATTCAGCAAAATCCCATTCAGAAATAAATTCGTGTCTTTTCTTGTTAGACTTGGTAAGAGCCTCATCCAATTCAGATTCACTAGCAATTTCCATATCCTTTAATTCTTCATCTGTAAGTGATGCCCCCTCTTTAACCTTTTCAGCAGCCTTTTCAAGCTTATATCTTCTGCCTGGCTTTTCTGTATCAAAGATGAATTTTTTAAACTCCGCTACCTCTGCTAATTTCTTAGAAGTAAGCCTATCCTTGAATGGAATCTTTAATGATTCACCTTTGACCTTTTTTCCATTTTCGTTTACAGACCCTTTTGAAAATGTCCAAACATCTCCATGACCATCAGCAAATGCTCCTGCATCAACTGTTAATAAGTGCCTATTATCTCCGCATGTGACATTAAACATAATTCTTCTTTTTACCCAGCCAGAATCATACTGTTTTTCACTCCATGGTTTAAACTTATCTGTTTCCTTTGATAAAGAAATTCTTCCTACCATTTCAAAATTCATGTACTATATGTACCTCCTTTAAATTAAAATTGTTTTTGGTTTTCTATGTAAACACCAGCTCATCACCAGCGATAACATGAAACTTGCTCTATGTGAAATCTATTTAAAAGTTGCATTTTCTCGGAAATTTTGAACCGTATTTGACCGCTTTTCCGATAAAAAGGTGCAAAAATAATAAGGCATCGAAATACCATATCCGAATATTGATATTATTGTTTATGTATTACTTAATGACCTCTCCCTATTTCTATAGATTTGGTTAATTGGTTACTCAATATATATTACTTTTTACTCTTACTCGTATTTGTCTGCGAACTCTTAAAATACTTACCGATAGTGGCTAAGATCGCACATGTAAGAGGAATCAATTCTCTTGTAAATCTTGTTGTATCAAAAATTAAATTCAATCCATTGACCACTGCATTACCTACGAAGTAATTAAGAATCATTCCCCCTAGATAAGAAAATCCAAAAGTCAGAACAGGTGCAAAAACAAGTAACCCCATTAGTCCTGCAAATGCTGTTAGCACTACTGTTACAGAACCAATATTTTCTAGTGTTTCATTCTTCAATAGTTAATCTCCTTTCCGTTCCATATTAAACTTGATGTGCGAATAAGTACCACAAAACTATAAAGTACAATATCCAAACTATGTTGTCGCAATTGCGATTCCACTGAAGTTCTTTAAATTGTTTCCACTCATAGGCGTACCAGACTGCGGATATTGCCATGCTAACAATGAGCGCTTTTAAAAATGCCATTAAACACCTCCTATCTCACAATCATATCTTCAATACTACTTTCAGATATCTTACGTTCTCTCGCAGCTTCAGGAGTCATAATCCCAATATAATACCCTCGACTAACTATGTATTTCCCAGGCTTATGTTCTCTCAACCAATCCTCAACTTTCTCAGCAAATTTCTCCTGATACTCACAAATCTCATTATTGCCGTAATTGTCTTCATAGTCATCTTCGTCCATGTATTGGGCGAACACCATTGCATTTTCAGCTTCTTCCATATCAATTAGAAATTGCTGAAATTCTTCTTCCATTTCTTCGTACATGATTCACCTTCTTTCCACTATCTTTTTAGGATAAATTCACAATTTGATTAGCTCAACACATTGATTAAAACCAATGCTGCAGCGATTGCCGTCACTGCTTTCCAATCAAAGTTAAAAGCAAAAAATCCATCAAACAAACTAATCTTCATTATGTAATACCCCTCTCTACTTACCAGCTCCCCATTTAACCTTGCCGTTGGCTGCTACCTCTGGTCTGTTCTTCTTCACCTTACTCATAATACTTTTGAACCTTGCAAATTCTGTTTTCTTTCCCTTCATTGATTAAGTCTCCTTTTTTCATATTTGGTTTGTATATTCTGTTTACACGATAAATAATAGCACCTATTGTTGGTGTTGTCAATAGGTTTTTAAATTCTTTTTAGATATTATAAGCAAACTACACTTTTATAGCAATTTTAAAGCCGGTACAAAATCAGAATAACCAATTTGCTGCTTATCCGTTATTCGGCGCAATTCTATTATTGCTTCATTAATGTTGACAATATCACTTAATTGTTTTGCTGATCTACTATGAATCTTTTCCCGATATGTAAATATCTTTCTCATTCACCCATCCTTTATTGTATTTTAGTATCCTCACATGATATAATTGAATTATTCATGCCAAAGGAGCGATAATATGTCAACGAGAGATTCTTTAAAAATGTTGTATCAAGAGTGCCTAAATTTGGATCTTGACGAAACCACACAACTAATCCTTGAAACTGCTAATGAAGAAGAACAAGAATTTTATTCATTGATCTACGACTTTATACTTCAACAAAGACAGAAAATGGTGATTAAAGATAATCTGTTTTGATGTAACCCTTTCTTCCTCAAGAGTAAATTGATATTTGGTTATAACTTCTCACACCATTCGCCGTTAATCTTTCTCATGGTGTAATCACCTGTGATAATTCTGTCTCCACAATCAATTGTCATTTCATCTGCATTCACACAGATAGTTACGCAGCACATGTCCGAATACAGCTCCTTTACGATAGCATGAATCTCTTTTAATTTTACATCTTTATAGCTACTCATTATTCGATCCTTTCTTTGGAAATAAATCTGATCTATTTTCTCTTGCAAACCTCATTCCAATAATATATTGACACTTATGTATTCCGTCACAGAAATCCCTCCGTTCGTCTGGATGATGAATCTCTAATTTCAGAAATTCTTTCAGCAATCAGCTAACATTTTCAATCATAACCACATATCTTTTTCTTTCTATGAGCATATGCTCCCTACCTTTTCCTTTAGATATTATCTCTTTCAGTCATAGTTGCTGTATCAATGGTAATTCCTAAAGCTGCCTGCAAAACTGCTGGCATCTCATCAACCAATAATCGAGATGGTTTAATTCTACCTCTTGCATTATCTCCAGCTAAATCATTTACAGTTAAAGGCTCTGGAATATCTAATCCCATTCTTTCAGCTTCTATTTTGACATAATCCTTACTGCCAATCGTGGCAGTTAAAATTGGGATCTGTGTCATATGTGATTTCATTAATAAATATGTAGTCTTACCTTTACCTCTTCCTAAGTTTAAAATATCCATCATTTTTTTCCTTTCTTCAATCCAAGTCCAATGGCACAAAAGTCTCTAACCTTATTAATCCTGACCGTATCATTCTTGATACTCTTATCATTGCAAATATCAAGTACAGCACCGGAGATTCCTTTTGCTCCAGCAGCCAATCCTTCAAATCTTACCTTTTCCATGTTTTCCTTGATAGTTGCTTCAATTTTCAATTCATCTTCTCTATTCATTTAGACCTCCTATTAAATCACAGACATTTCTACCTCTATGTTTTCAATTTCCCTATCATACATATTGACCAATGTCTCAATTAATAATTGTTCAAAATCTTCGCCACATTCTGCTGGTACGATTACATTTTGATAGGCTGCTGTTATACTTAATATTCCATTGGACACTCTATTCTTTTGCTCAGTAAGTTTATCTCTTCTATTAATTAATCCTTTGTACTTACCAACCCTAATGTTCTGCTCGATATATTCCGCTGTATCCATACCTATAAGCCGCCTCCTTTCTCAGCAAAGTACTGTTTTATGGTAAATTATTCATGTGATTCTTCTACAATTTTATAGAATTCACTTGCCTTAATTTCTTTAAACCCTTTTGGATTTTCAAAATCGCTCTCGTGCTCATATGAAGCATAAACCTCGCCATTAAGTTCAAATAATCTTGATCTACTTTTACCACAACAAGGAAAGGCGAACTGGATAAATGGCCTATGTAGAACTTTCATATTATTATCTTCTAATATCTTAAATAAGTCTTTGAAGATTGCAGAATTCTTTTTAAAAGAACTAAGTACATTTACATGAGAATTCTTTTTCATTTGTTTATTAAATGTATCAAAATCTTTTTGTGTAGGAACTATTGCAAAATGATTTTCTCTCATCCCAATTGCGTATTCGTGCGTTTCAATCCCATTGCTAATCATAAAATCTCTAACAATTTCATTTACTTCTTTTGAATTCTGCTGGTAATCCAAATATGCCTTTCTATATTCCGACTCATCTGTTACTATATAAAACTTTTCCATAACTATCTCCTTTACTCTACTCCACATGCCTTCTTTGCTTTTGCTTCAGTTTCAAATACCTCTTTACTGTTTTTCCAATCGGCAAATCCTGATATGCCGTAATACTTTTTGTTTCCTTCTTTTCCTATTTCTTCAACAATGCCTTTTTGTATATGTATATCTCCTGTTTTTATAAATACTTCCTGACCTTCTTTAATCATATAATTTCTCCTTCACTCTTTGGTTTTAATCAAGTCAAGACAATCTTGCAGCCTAAAGCATATATCTCCAATAACTACTTCATTATCTTCTTCACTAAAAATATCAACATGGATCTTCTGCAAAGTACCTTCATGGCAATCGCCATTCTCCAGAACAACCATAACGCTTTTGCCTATGTCGATCAGATTCCCATGATAATCACACAATTTTACATGAGCCATATAACTTACCTCTTTTCTTATAAAATATATCTTTGATAAACTTTTTCTTACTATTTTCATTTTGATTCTTATGCGGTATAATAAAAACAAAAAAGGAGAATCAAAATGGATCCTAACACTGTTCAACTTTATGGCATGATAATCACATCATTTGTCGGCATTGCATCTATCATAATTTCCGCATTGACATTGAGACAAAATTCAAAAATGATAGAAGAATCAACTCGCCCAGTTATCTCAATTTACGGGGCTATGACAAACTTTGGATCAATGCAGCAATTTTATTTTGTAATTAAAAACTTTGGTCAAACACCGGCTACAATAACTAAATTTATTTCTGACTATGACTTTTCAATTAATCAAGCTTATGCTGGTGCCAATGATCACGATTGGTTAAGTAATTTAAACGGAGCCCACCTTGCTCCAGGACAGTCAAAAATATGCGCTTTAGATTATGATAATATTCGACAACCAGTAACATTCACATTGGAATATAAAACCACAACCAAAACTTATAACGAACAAATTACAGTGAATTTGAAAGCTGGGGCCGCAATGCTTGTAGGCAAAAGTGACGCAAAAACCGAAAAAGATGAACTAAGAAACATATCTTATACTATACAGGAAATGATTCAAAAAAATCTCTAGTAACCAATCACGGCTAACAATCAATGGCCGTGATTTTTCTTATCAAACTGTTCTTTTATCCTAACTTTGCTAGTTCTTTTTGCATCTCCAAAATATTTTCTTCTAAAAATTTCTTCCTGGAGGCACGTTCTTTCTCTAATTTGAGTGCCTCCAAAACTTCGTTTACCTTATAGAACGAATCTTCAAATTCCCAGAAATCATGTTCGTCACCCTCCCATGAATGATAAGCGATATTTGTTACCTTTTTAATGGACACACCAGGAGCCTCCCAGTCGCAGCCATGTCCACAACACTGTTTATCTTCTCTGTAATCCTCGTCAGCAGATGTGCATTCACAATATCCCCATGGTCTTTCATCAATATCAAAATCTATAACGTATGTAATATCAGAAATATCAGCATAAGTCGTATCGCCCTTTGTTCTATAAAAACTAATCACTACAGACCCATTACTATATCCGCCTGTTTCGTCTTTATAGTAAGTTACATTGAAAATACTCCATTCTTTTAAATGGTCTTCTAAATCATCTAGTGGACTAATCTCTAATAACTGTACCAGAGGAGCGATCATAAACGGAATATTTAATGATTTCCAGTTTGGATCAGAAGAATTTCTCTCGTTCTCTTCTTTCAGACACTTTGAAACTCTGCTAATTAAATCCTGTTTCAAGTAGTTATTCATTATTTATCCTCCGTATCTTAATTAAATTAACCTGCTGGATCTAAAGAAAAATGGATATGCGCTATAAAATGACGCTAACGATTCCAAATCGTTATTGAATGTAATATCTTCACCATAATCCTCTATGAATTTCTTGTGTGACTTGATAAAATCATCGCCTAATTTTCTTACTTCATCACTGCGCTTATTTTTTTCAGCGATTAATCTTTCACGCTTTGCTCTTTCGGCAGCAATAGCCTTTTCATGATTTAAACACTCCTGTTCTGAATTAAATACCTTGTTATCATCTGACATATATCTCATGCTTTTTCTCCTTTAAATGTTGATTTCAACGTTATTTATCTTTGTCCTTTTTATGAGTTTCCTTGTATGTATCACATATCTTTTCAATTACTGCCACAACTGCCGCAATTGCAATTATTATAACCCAGCCTAAATCACCCATCTTTCCTCCCATCTGTTATTCCAACTCTCAATAGCCCACTCTTCCTGATCTGGATTGCCAATATTGGCTCCACAGTTCTGCCACTCTACAAAGAAACCACCATATCTGCTTTTATATACCTCTATCCAATCATCTCCACAGAATGGACATTTTTTTGCTTCAATTCTTTTTTGTTTCTTTCTATCCATTAAAACCTCGATCCTGCTTAAGATCTAATGTTACACAGTTCCCGTCACCCTTTATGTATTCAATGGTATATGTACCTAAATTTCCATTGGCATTAATCATTATCTGGTCACCCAACTGATAATACTGCTTATATTCGCTCCACTTGACAAAATGTTTTTCAAATATATTATCGGGGATAAATAACAGAACTCCATTATATTCAATTGATGCGTAACCATGTGGTACAGAATAGTAATCCTTTATTTCAAATTCACTTCCCATCTCTTTGAGATCTAAAGCTCCTAATCTTGATTCTTTAATTTGAACCCACTTTTCACCGACATTTCCGTATATGTCAATCACCTCTTTTCCCCTTGAAAGGTTTGTTTTATCGACTTTTATAAAATACCTTCTTATACCAAGGTAAATTAATATAGTCAATTATTTCATTGATTTTATCTATAACACACGGTTCTCCATTCTTCTTTATAACTGAAACCACCTCTTGTCCTGTTGGAATATGTAGGGTATTGGGATAATCGTTTGCTTTTATTTCAATCTTTTTACCTATTACCTTTTCTTCGTGTATATAGTTTAGATGGTATATTTTGGTTTTCAAGTCTATCCTCCAATCAAAGTATTATTTTATTTCTATTTCTCCGAATTTTAATCCTTCACATATGGCTATCTTAATCCCATGATATGTCGTAAACCCATTTGCGTATATCGTATAGCCATTTTTAAATTCAGATTCAATAACATCTTTTGTTTCCTTATTCATTATTAAATACGAATTTTCTCGGTAATATGGTGTTAATTTAAAATTAGAAATCAAATGGTTTAAAACATTAATATCTATACTATTTTTTACAATATTAATCATATTAGTATTCTCCTATATTCTGAATGAATCGTTACTTTCATGTGCCTTTTATGTTCTTACAAATGTATCATCATAGTCAAAATCAGAACAAGAAGGATTGTTCACGTCCACTAAATAGTGGATATCGTTATCACAATACGCACTGCCTTCTGTATATTCTTGGCAGTTACAGTGATAACAGTATTTACAAATATATCTAACTGTTTCTTCTATATTACTGGTTTCCCTTCTCAATTTTAGCTACCTCCTCCACAATAGGGTTCGCCAGGATTCCATTTGATCGGTTGCCATGGTTCATAATTTGGTGTAACGTATGTAGGGCTGTAATCACTGTCATCTTCAGAAGTTTCTTCTCTGGTTACTTTTTCAATCAGATTCCCGTCCTTATCAAACTTTTCAGTAGTTTCCTTAATTGTCGTTTTTACCATTATTCATTCTCCTTATTAAAATGCTTTATCAATAATAAATTCAGCTAAATCACTTGTTGTTTCTTCTGTAAATTCTTCAAAGTCTTCCATTGTCATAGTTCCATATGAGAATGCGGTCTTGTCTCTCGTAAGGTTGTAGGCGTATGTATCTGTGTAAATGCTGAAATAGTCGTTCAGAACTGATATTAGATTATCTTTATCCATTGCCGTTTCATATTCCAATAATCTACTTGCCAGCGAAGCAATGATACCTATCTCATATTTATCTATTCTATATATTGAATATCCATACTCGTCTAAGACATCAATTGATCCATCTTCATTCTTTTCTAGCATTTTGTTCATCAATAAATCCTCTCTTTCATGTATCAACAACATAATTCATAATCATATATTTTCTGTTGTGTCCTGGTTCCGTCATTCCATTCCAGCGAATCATCATTCCATATTTTACGAGGATTATCCAAATCAATTTCTTTATTTTTTACCTTAATGATAATATCAAAAAACCTATTTAAGCCCTCAAAAATCCTTTCATGCTTATTTTTCACCTCAACTTCATACCAACCACTACCATATGACTTTAGTCTAATCTCTAATGATATTGTTAGACCCTCATTAGATTTACTACAACCATCTAAATGTAAATAGATTCTATCTTCATCACTTAAATTTGTATAAGCTCCGTAATGACTTTCTTTTAATTCATTTCCAATTGAATCGATTTTTCTAAGCAAAATATTTTCTTCTTCTGTAAGCCTGATGAAATCCTCGTCATAATATTTAAATTGGGACTCCCTTTCTTCATGCGGGATTTCTTCATAACTTCCGCCCTTATCATAACTGAATCCGCCAAATGAATCCGGATAACAAACGAGTTTTCCGCATTTACAGGTGTATCTATCTTGGTACTTCTTTCTTGAGTCGTAAATTATTTTAAATTTATCTTTACAATCTCTACACGCAACTAACCTTTCCCTATACATTTATTCTCCTTTGAAATCGTCATTTTAAAGTTACTTAAGCTGCTGATTCCAACATTCTCCACATATCTCGTCAGGAGTCTGTCCAGCTTCAAAACCCTTACAATACTTAGTGCACTCATTTTCAAATAAATTAATATATCCGAAATAACATTGCTCATATGGGCAACCGATAACCCCTCCACCACAAGCATCACTAATTCTATTAGGAAAATAGTATTCAACAATTTCTTTTGGTGTATTAAACACCTTTGCTTTCTCCATAATCCCTCCTTGAAATCATTCTTTCAAATTCAATCTTTTAAGATTGCATAAAATACTAAACAAAATTTGAATAAGTCTTTTGGGCATATAGATTTTTGTACAGTATATAAACACATCATCATAGTCACCTAATTTTTTCTTTTCCTCTAAAGCTTGATTATAACTTTCGAATGTCTTTAGATACTCACTACCCTTTTCGTATATAAAACTGCTAATTCCGTTTTTAGAAACACCAAGCATATATTTTTTTGTCACTTTAAAATCCTCCTTTTTCATATGTTTAAAAATAGGTTTACCATCTACATTATAAAAGGTAGGTTTATCATTTTCGTCATATTTGACTATATATGGACGATCACATAAGCTAACTATACCCATAAATTCTTTCTCTGTTATTTCCTCAAAATTATCTGCATCTAAAAAAGAGACTTGATAGCCACAATTTTCTTGTCTTACGCTATAGCCCAATGTTAAATAATACTGCTCTGCTCTAAAGTATCTACCATCATAGCCAAGTATTTTAAACACAAGGTGGTTGATGTCATTGTTTTGCTTGAAATATCTTCCAATATAATTGCTATAATTTATACTACTTTTCACTCTCGTTCTCCTATTCTATCTAGCTATAAATCTTTAATTTCATTTATTTTTTTCTTTCAACAACCACAATTGTATCGTTATGCCAGCCGCCATGAGGAACCAATAAGATTTCTTCAATTTCGAATCCATACTTTTTACCAATTCCTCCGCTATTCCAGCTACAGGTAATAACTATTCCGTTTTCTTTAACTATTCTCCCTATCTGCTCTTTGTGTTTAGACCAATAACTTGCTTGTGTTGTCTGCATGTTTACCGTCTGTCCTAAATCTTTATAGCACTCGCTTACTTGTCTTGGTGAATAGGGTGGGTCATAAAGCACTGTATCCACAGAATTGTCCTCAAATAGTTTTAGAAACTCTAGAGCATCCATATGATAATCAGTATTATATTGTAAGTCTAAGTCATTTGTAATTGATGCTATTTTATTGCTATTTGCAAATGGATCTATAATTTTTCCAAAAGCATATTTATGGATTAATTCACTGATTGGTTTAATAGAAAAAGTCTTACTATTTGGCATTTGCCATACTCTGTTCATTTCCATTATGTATTAGGAGCAAATCATGATTTATTGTCCGGACAAACCTCTTTTCCTCCTATCTTTGTTTTCCGCATAAAAGCGGAGTTTGCTTTCATATTACATATTCTTACATGGATAACCGGCTTGAAATAAGCCTACAGAAATGTTATATTAGACATAACACTCATGCTATCCGCTAGGTGTTGCTTACTGACAGGTGGAGTTGGCGACCAAACTTCCTTCACCTGTCTTTTTTAATTATCAATTCAATCTCCCTCAAAAATTCAATCATATTTTCATCTCTTCCAGAAAACGACTCTCCACTTGTCTTGATCTGATACTCCCATTCATCTTTTGAAGCAATTTCAACTGGTATGTCGCAATAACATACTGTTCCTGATGGTACACTCCATGCTGGCCCAAAACAGGATTTCTCTTTTACGTATTCTTTTGTCAACATCTTTAAATGATTCTGGCAGCCTTGTTTATATAATCTTGAGTTATTCCTTCTACAGTAGTCCACCCTTGGATATTTTACTCCATCTATCTCCATCTGTTTAAACTTATTTACCACAAGTAAGACACCGCCAGTAATTCTATATATGTCCTGATAATCTGACTGAACTACAACGTCCATTAACAACTCTCCTTTCTTTAGAGAATTCCGATTCTATTCATATTTCTCAATTTTAGAAGTATATATCTCGCAAGATTTCTTCCCAATTCTGTAGGCAAAGAATTTATCACATGTACGGCATCTACATTCTCCGAATCATTTATTTCCTTTATAAGATTAATCAGACTTTCAAATTTTATTGAATCGAAAGTATTTATTTTAACACCCCCTGTTTTATGTCATAGTTTTCTCTTTTCACTTATCTACCTCAATTTCTAATAAAATGCACCTTTAGTTGTATTGTAAATCTCTGTTTAGCTTACTTACAATTATCTAATTACTTGCTATTTTCTTTACTTTACTTTTTAATTATGATACACTTAATTTACCTTCTCTGAGCCGATTAGCTGCTCCTGCAATAATTAAAAAAATTGTAGTTGCAACTATTTAAGTAGGAGGTGGCCATCATGAAGGAATTTATCTACATATTGGTATTGGTAATGGCTCTAAAAATTGTTTTTACAATTTAATATGTACAATGACCTAAGTCAAATTATAACAGGCTGTGGGTTGGCTCTCATATAGGAGTAGCCGCTCAGCATATGCCTAAAGAAGTAAAAGACTTACTCATTGGAGAAACAAGGCGGGGATTCCTGTCTTGTTTCTTTTTATGATGCTAAACTTTATGTCCCTTTTCTCTGGTAGGATCCGAGAAATCTTAATTTTCGTTACGATCAAATAACATTTCACAAACCGTATCGGCAAGCCAATCCACCGAATCAATTTCTACACCATTTTCATCATACAGGGTGGCCTCTATCATATCGACACATTCATCTAGCTTCATTCTTTTCCCATTATTCAATTCAAAAAGTAACATTCCAATCTCCTTTCCCACTAATTTATCCTTCTATTAAAATCCTATCGGTTTTTGTTGCCATATTTTATTTTCTTAAGAACCCTATTTATCCTTTTCATATAACTTGACTTTATATTATTTACTTATATAATATAATTATTAAAATCATGGAGGTAAACCTATGGATCTAAATACTCAAGTTAAATTCGCTAGCATTTATTCAAATTTTAGCAATGAAGCACACACATGTTCAGATATCGGGACTCTAATAGAATTAATCAGATTTAATAAACACACCATATCTAATGAAGCAAAAAGAACACTTCTTCAAATACCACTAGTAGTACTAAGTACTCAAGTAAACTTAAAAAATGAAACCGAATGGGCTGTTAAAAATAGTGACTATTTTTCTGGAAACTGCCCAAATAATTCTTATCAGTCAATTTTCGCAAGTAAAGATTTTAATTTAGATACTATGGTGACTTTTTTAAAGGACATAATGTCAGATGACCAAAAGTTAAATAGCGACTTTTAATTACGTAATCCTGAAGTAACTCTACGAGACGACGTAAAAACAATGGATGCTTCGTGCTTCAATAAATGTGGTAAAATTTATGCTAGAATTATGGAAAAGGCATTCGAGCTGTAATATCCTTATCGAACGGTGGCGATACTCTACTACTGTTCGATATTTTTTATTTAATATAAAATAATGATTTTGTTTTAATTCTTTACTCCTGTAATTTTTGAAATTAAATCCATTGACTAACTCTTTGTCATATTTGTTTTCTCTTTAATAGTATTTTTACATGTGTATTGTCTCTTAAATCGATATCAAAATCTTTCTTAATCCTATCCTTTGTAAATGGTAGAATATAATGATTAAAATAAATTATTTCATAAGTATCAGGAATCATATTTAAAAAACATTCTACAGTGATAGGAAGATAATTCTCTCTAAGTTCTCTTTCCCAGTTTTCTACATAACTATATTTAAGCAAATAATGAACCAAATTTCTTCTAGTAGAAATATTTCCCCAAACGGATATGAAGTCACTTAGCTGTTTACTATTTGTTCTCTTTTGTAGCTTTAATATATCATTAATTTCTGCCTCGGCATTAATCGCATAGCTACTCATTAAATCTCTAATAGAAATATATTTAAATCCACCGTTAAATACATTTGACCAAAATTCTTCAATAGTATTACTTGACGAATAAGAATACACTTCATGGATCACGCTACTTAAATTTAATAGAGATGTATTATTATTTGCTATATCAGTTATTTTCTCAAAAAATTCAGCGGCCTTACAATTTCTTTTAGCAAGTTCTATCATCATATAATCATTGTCTATTCCCTTTAACTTCCACTCTGGAAAATCATTATGTACTTGCGCTAAAATTTGTCCATCAGCACAGCCAAAGTCAACAAATGTATCTATTGAATCATCGATTAGTCCCTCGAAAAACAATTTATCTTTAATAGACTTTTTCATTCCAGAATTATATATTTTATAATCTTTAATCGACGTGTTAATTTTTCTCACTCCTTTCTCATAAACAAAGATTTTATGTAAAAATACTAATTTTCTTCTTCAAACGGATCAGGACAAAACACCTTATCCCGCCATGTCAGTTTCTTATAGTTTGCCTCACAGGTTGGGCACTTGTGACCCACAATCACAGCGTCTGCCGCACCGGGATAATAACCACCCAGGCTATCTCCTACCTGCTCTCCGCACCTTGCACAATTAAAGTATCCAAAGCAGAACTTCTGGATTTTACTGTGACCAATAAGGCTACAAGTAATCTCCTTTTTCTGCTCATCATCAGTAACTCCTAACATATCTAATTTTTCATGAAGTTCCTTTTCATCTTGAATTTCTAATCTTGCCATCTTTCTTCCTCCTATTTCTCCATTGAAAGGTTCATTTTATCAGCGGTTACTAACCAGCTCTCCTTATCCTTCTTAATTCGTCTTCTAGCTTTGCTATTTGCCTATTAAGATTTCTTTCTTCCAATCCATTTCGACATCTTCTTACATGGCTTCTCAAATCTACTATTTCACGCCTGATACGTTCCTCTGGTGTTACTTCTCTCACTCGCTCCACACTTGTCGTAGTTAGATTTGAGCTAATAATACCAGCTTGAGTTGAAAGATTTCTCCATGCTTCCATAAAACTATCCGAAAAATCAGTTCCCAAAACTCTTGTGTTGCTACTAAATTCAACTCCCATTCCGTTAAAATTAGTTTCTAAAGACTGAAATTTCATTCGAAGAAGACGCTTAGATTCTTCATCTTTTTTCTTTATCTCTTCTCTTTCAAAAATGTATCCGTTCAACTCATTAGAAAATTGAGTTTTAATCTTATCCCATGTTACATACTGAATTTCATAAATGTCCGTTTCTTTTGCAATTTTTACCATTGCACAAACGAATTCCAACGTACTAATGTATGTATTGTAATTCAGAGTCCCCTTGAAAATTCGAATCTCTACGGTGTCTTTATGTTTTAAATTAATTGCACCATATTTATCTGATGCCTGGGACTTAGCGTATAAATCAATAGGAGTGTCATCTTCTTCAAGTAAAAATCTCCTGGCAAATCTGTTACTGGATCTTCTGGCGATTAACTCTACTTTATCCCAGTACTTTTCGAACAAATACAGTAATTTACTAATACACAGATCTCTCGTAAGCTTGTCTTCCCCAAAAAAGCTCCTGTTAATATGAACATGCAGCCCGCAAGTTGAAGTATCATGTGAACGATATTTATTTTTTACCAACCATTCAAACATTTCTTCATAATCTAACTGTTTGTGATAATCGAGCGTACATGGGTGGGTCACTATTTCAAATCCATCATTTAGACTGCCATCGTGTTTGCAATAAATATTCTCACTTTCTCTATTCATGACATTGCAAATATGTCTCGCCTTATCCTCATCTTCTCCGCCACTATCAATTTCTAATTCAACGCCAAGATATAGTCTATCTTCATCTGCAACTTCATGAAACATGTACTCTTTTGGTATATAATTCCATGATTTTATGTATTTTTTAATGCCAGCTAATTTTTGATCTTGATAAAAACATCTATTATATAATCTGTTAAAATCCCATTCGCCCTCGATCGGCATCTAATCACCTACTTTCTAAACAAAACACGAGTTTTCTCGTAACTACTAACTCCGGTTCCCAACATGATTATACATTCCAAGTTCTTCAAGCGCATTTGCAATCTCATTTTTAAAGTCGCTTGGTTCTTGTTCATAATCATCTAACATCTCATCAATCTCGAATTTATTACGTAGACATATGTACAAATACTCAGCTAATCCGATGACTGAAAAACCATCTACCTCAATATCTGAAAATCTTTGCATATTACCATTTAAGTAATGGCAAAATCCGTCTGCTCCAACAAAAACTTTTGTGTCCTTTTTAATTATTTCCTTATAACCAAAACACTTTTTAACCTCATCATCTTCCTTATATTGAAGCATTTGTCCGATACCATAAACCACTTTCTTATCACTCATATTTTTCTCCTCTCATTTTTCTAAGCAAATACGCACTTAATAAAATCATTAGCGGCTTCCGATATTGATTTGGTATTTCTAATCACATTTTTTATGTATAGTTGGTATGTATATTTATCATTGGAAAATTTAATATCAACTGCATCAAAGACTTTTGATATGCTTAAATTCTTAATATTACTCATATCCAAGTATTCTAAAGGCTTCTTATCAATGCTATCTTCTAAAATAACTTGTCCATCAAAGAGTTCGGCCTTATATCTGCCAAACTTATACATCTTTCGTGTTGCATCATTAGCTTTCGATAACAACATATCATTGCCCCCATTATCAATAACCAATTTTATAATTTTTGCTGCATTATTCATTCTATATCTCCTTTAGGTTTGTATTTTCTCATTATTGTCTTATAATTTAAACGCCATCCACGGCGTCTAAATTATTACACTATTTTAATGTTTTTAATAATGGAGCATAAACCTTATAATTAAATACAAAATTCTTTACAGGTGATTTTATGCCCCATTGCTTAAATAGACCAACAATTATATCTACATCATATCTACTAGTTCTTCCTTCTGGATCATATTCCAAAATTTCAATTAAGCGCTCTTTGCCAATTTCGTTTATTAATCTATTTATAACTCCTGAATCGTTAATGAAATTGTATTCAAGTTCTATTGAGATAATTTTATTTGATATCTGTTTAGATCGTTTTACAGCATCATCAGCTACAATATCACTGCCACGTTTTAAAATATCTCTTATAAGAGAAGAATTTTCATCATAAAACTCTAAATTTCCATTCCTGCTAGAGTAAAATGAATCCATCGCATACATCCCTTTTATGGCATTTATTAAATCATCTGAAATTGGCAGATATACGCCACCACTATACATTGTTTTACCCACAAAATCCACATCTTCATATTTTATAGATGCTAGGGTTTTTAAATCCTGTACTCCCTCGTATAAGGCTAAACATATAGAGAGATAGTATGGATAATTATAGCCAGCTTCTCTACAAGCACTGTCAATATACTCTTTAGTATACAGCTTTATATTGCCATGAGCTGCAATTTTATCAATCAAGTATTCCTGGGTAAACAGGATCGAGTTATAGAATGGACTATATTTAATGAGTCCCTTCTCGATACAATAATTGTAAAATGATCCAAACTCACTTACTACCTTTGAAACGTGAAGTAATCTATAATATTGCTTTATAATAATAAAGTAGTCAAATAAGTTCTGATCAGTAAAGTGTATAAGATCAATACCACACTCTCCCTCATAATCTAATATACCTGTTCCGCAAATAAATTTCGCCACCTCACCTTGCCTTTTTGTTTCATTAGCAAACTGATCTAATATTTCTCTAGAATCCATTTGTGGCACCCACCCTTTCGTTCCGAAGTTTGGAAATCTTATCATAAATTCCCTTTTGGATATCCATAGTATAAGCTATTCTCTCCAGAACATCAAGGTCGTCAATATATCCAATTTTATCATATACGTAACATGATGGTATCTGAGTTTCACATTCTGCTAACAGAATAGAATCATATGGCAGCCCAAACTGTCCAGACTGAAAATAGGTATGTGTAGGTAAGTACTTCTTTTCTTTTGATGTAAATGGAATAACGTGTACATTTCCATTCACAGCTTTGTTGTTCATATTATTAGATACAATAAGCACTGGCCGCTTGCCCCTCTGCATATGACAATCAACTCCCACTTCAGGTAAGTATGCCCATCTAATTTCGCAACATTTGATTACATCTTTAATGTTTCTTGCCGCCGGTTTATTGTCATTTTTCCCATTGTAAACAAAAAATGTAGATGTATTAATCTTCTTGCAACATGTAGTTAAATCTTCCATTCATATCAACCTCCCGTTATCTTTTACTTAGGTTTGTATTTTCTTTTCATGTTTAGACTATAACACATCACACACTACATGTCAATAGGTTTATAAATTCTTTTTTAATATTTACACAAAATTTTCTGATATCATGTCATTTAAACAATTGAGATTGTCCACATCGATCTCTCCAGCATTTCCAGCATCATTCTTCCCAGTAAAGTAAGCCATTCTGATAATTTCAAATAACTTCTCTTTACTTATAGATACAATATCTTTTCTTGATGCTTGATAGGTGTTGTCCATAATTTGCGTGTAAGTATCTCCCACAGTATCGACCATATCTTGACACTGTTCGTCATCGATTCCAATATACCGTTTGGTAATATCCTGTGAAGAATGACCAAGATAGTGCATTAGATCAACTAGAGCTGCACTCTGATTTTTTGCGTTTATATAATACCAATATCCAAATGTCTTTCGAAGTGTATGCGTTCCAATATTAATTTTGATTTCAGCCACCTTTGCTGCTTCTTTAATCATATAATAAGCATTTTTTTCGGGCATGAATTTCTCATCTGCCCTATTATCAGATCTGCATGTTCTGAAGATAAAATTGCTTACATCGATAGTTTCGTTAGTAAGGTTCAAATATTTATCTATGGCGTGTTTTACATTATTATTAATTTTTGTAGTACGATACCTGCGAAACCTCTCAGTTTTCTTATCTAGCTTTCTTATACCGATTTCTTTATATCCACCAATCTCGTCAATCAGGTCTCCCCATGTAAGCCTCACTATATCAGAAATCCGGTATGCCGTATTTAAACCTATAATAATAAGAAGATAGTTCCTAGCTGCTGTCAATACCCGATATTCCGTATCAGCCTTTGAAATACATTGTTCAAAATATCTTATAAATCGAACTAAGTCATCAGGGTTTTTAATTGGATGCACCAATGTGGATTTCCCCCGATTTTTCCCTACTTTCTTTTCGCTCTTTTCAATTGCCTTACCTGTTTCGATACTATAAACTTGACAATTCTTTGCATCTTGATAATTATCTGGCTCATTAGCTAATATTCCCATAGTTGCTCCTTTCATGTTAGATCACATTTATAAGTACTATAAAAAGCACTGGAAATAATTCTCCAATGCCCTATTTACTACCTACAAGCTCAATTCATGCAACAACCAAAATTAACATTCTCTAGTTGCTTTAATTTCCTAAATCTTATTTCCGTGTGATACAAGTTTGTAATTCCACATTTCAGCACCATTCCAACTTCTCAACAAATTTCCACATTCACAATACTCACTATCTTTATCTCTGGTAATGAGTTTTATTCTTCGTACTTCGTATTCGGCCCCACATTTTCCACAAGTTTCTTTCATAACTTTATCCTCCTACAAAGTTTGTTTACTTTATATCCCCTCTATCATTTTATACCCAAATCTTAATACTTCATAATGTCTAATCCTTCATCAATCTTAGATTTTATCAACTATCTTCTTCAAAATACACAACTTCATTTTCTTTTAACGGACACCAATCTTTAATAGACTCATATACATATCTTACCATTCTGCCATCATCGTCGAAATCATCATAATTTTCATTTTCTATCAGATTCTTTAACCAATCAACAATATCCAAAAGCACTTTTTCTGAAACTATATTATATTCTTCTCTTATCCAATGAATATCATCTCTTTGCTGATAAAATCTGTCTAAAACAGGTTTGTAACTATTAACCTCATCTATTGTTGCCTTTTGGATGTCATCATATAATAAGTAGCCACCTATATGATGAATTTTGGTTTTATCAGCTTTAATTAAGTACATATCATATCCCACAAATTCACCCCCATTGAATCTCAAATTTCATTAACTTTATCATTAATTATTTTTTCAACAAGGCTTTCTGCGTTACTAGATAAATACCTTAATCTTTGTCCCTTAGGCATACCTGTTTCTTGCCATTTTATTTTATCTATAACTTTAACTTCTTTAAATTGACTATTATCATACGCTTTAATATATTCTTCTGATTTATGATTCCAATATTTATCATCAGGTGCTGTATTATTACGTGAAAAGCTACATAGCCCACCCGTCCTTAAAATATAAGCATTGTCTCCATATCTAATTACAAAACAGTCGCCTTTTGATAATTCACCAATATTTAACGTAGAAACAGATAAAAATATCTCTGCCTTGTCATTAACCGCATCTTCGAATTTATACACAGATTGTTTTAAAACTCTTGCTTCTATCATACTCATGTCTCCTTTTTTATAAAACTATTATTTCATATCAATTATTTTATCACTTAATTCTTTTAAGCAATTTTCACACATTCCACATACATCAATTCCTTTAGTGCCACCTTGTACTTGTGTACATATTTCAATGTTATATAATTGTTCTGGCAAATGCTTCCCACAGGATAAACAATATGCCTTTTCTATACTTTTAACAATCTTAATCATATTTTACTATTCCTTTCTAAGACTTTAAAATAATCATTTTAAGTTATTTTAATAACCACACTTTTTCATTTTTTCTATATTAAATTTGTATAAGGTAACTTCACCATGATATTTTTCAATCGAATACCTTTTTAAGTCTTCATCTGTATACAAGAATTTAAATTTTCTTAATTCGTTGTATAACTTCTTACTCATTTTTAATGGATATGCATTCCACCCGTAACCCGTTTTCTTAGTTATTACTTGAATAATTGCTCCATTATCCATAACAATATCATTCTCATTTATATTAAAAGTATTTCTTCCTATCTTTAACTGTAAAGTATCAGATATTTCCATCACAACACCCCTTCTTTCTTCAATATCCGCTTCACTGTTTTATTATCTAGGCAGAACGCAGCTGCTACTCTCTTAATGTCATTGAATCGCTCGTATTCCTTTATAATATCTTCATCGGTAAATGCATAATTCGCCGGCTCATTCATGTACTTTTTCATGATTTCTCCAATAATATCAGTTTTTTTACTTTTTCAATTTCGTCGTTTGTATGAGGAGTACCACCTGCATTCATGTCAACATACCACTGAAGAACCTCTTTTTTGCTCTTCAAATCATTTATATTAACTTTCATAGTCTGATTCAATAATCTGATCCTATCTTCATATTCTTTAAAGTAAGATCCAAACACCTTTATTTCATTATGAATGAATCGGGATGCTGCTGTTATCCTTTGTAATCCATCAACGCAAACATAGTCGCTATATTCTCCTGATTTTGTTCCAAATCTTCGTGACGGATTATTTAAGTATATTACATTCCCAGACTTGCCTCCACGTAGATGATATTCTAACCACGCAATTTGCTGTTCCTCAGTCCATACATGACCTCTCTGGAAATCCGGATTAAGTTGAAGACCCATCTCTTCTATTTCATCTTCTATATAATTAACCAAGCTTGCTAATGTATAATCCACTTGATAACTTCCATCAGAAGTAAATTGTGGAATATCTTTAAACCTCGTTATTTTCAAATCATTATCCTCCAATCACAATAAAACAATCCTTTTATCGTGTAAACTTACAATATATTTTATTAGACAGCTTAAGTCCTCCCGGAGCAAATTGTGGCACCTCATATAACTTGTATGAGTATCCACGTTTTTTAAACTCCATTATTGTTTCAACTGATCCGGTGCAGGTTGTATCAGTATACAGCACATTTAGCTTATGAGCATCGGCATATTCCAGACACTCATCATAAAAGGAATGATCTAATAATAAAGTGTTACTATCTCCTTCTTCAAATACTGGTATATATCCCATCATTATTCCTCGCCTCCTATCAACTTCTTAATTTATCAACCGCTAATCAATTCCTGGCCTACCATTTTCCTTTTCGTGCTTGTTATAAGCTGCCTTTTCTGATGAAGTCATCGGTAGATTCCCATATGAACTTGTCATATTCTTCTTTTCTAATGATTTCATATACTCCCCACCGCCTGGGTAATTCTTATACTTCCAATCAAGATATGCTTGAGTGCCGTATCTTGGTGGCTTATTCTTCCTTTTTATATAAACGACAACTCCAACAATAAATAATAATCCCAATAATGACCCCATAATTAAGCTACCTCCTTAGTCAATGTATATCCTGCATTTTCAAGTGCTTCTTTCATATTATCATACCATACGTGCAGATCGTTTTCATTATAAATTATCTTATCTCCGGGATTTAATACCGGCTGTCTATCTTTACTCATATTATCTTTCTCCATTCTCATCAAACATGTCTTCTATCTCAGTTTAACAGCGTTCCTATTTTCTCTTTTTTTCTCGTCTTCTAGTGCCACATAGTGCCGTTTGGCAGTGTTCACATCTGCATGGCCCAATGTACCAGCAACTAGGTAAATGTCCCCTGTGGCTTTATATAAAGCCGTCCCATAGCTCCTTCTAAGTGTATGGGGAGTAACCTTCTTCTGGATCCCAGCCAGTCTTGCATACTTAGGAATTAAATCTTCTACACTTCTGGTTGATATTCGTTTGTTCTGTAGAGATAAAAATAGAGCATTCTCATGCCCTTTGATTGCTTCCACCTGTTTTCTTTCTTCTAAATAAAGTTCCAACGCCGATCTGGTATCATCACTAAAATATACAGTTTCTTCTTTTCCTCCTTTTCGGTATATTCTGATTCCACTGTTTTTGAAATCTACGTTGTTAATGTCCAATCCAATACATTCGGAAACACGGATTCCTGTGGTAAGTAGCAACATGATTATTGCCAAATCTCGCTTCCGTGTTATTTCAAAGAATGAACGTTCTCTTCCTTCTAAACCTCCACCAGTTTCTACCACCTGGATAAATGCTTTCATTTCGTCACTGTCAAGACGTACTATTTCTTTGTCATGCAATTTGGGAAGCTGCACAAGCGACGCTACGTTATTCTTTATCCTCTCATTCTGATAAAGATATTTGTAGAATGCTCTTAATGCCGATATTTTGCTCTTTAGGCTATATTCCCCGTTTGTATTTTCATTCCCTGAATCATCACTCCAACATTTTAGCCATTCCATATATTTTTCAAAATCAATGACTTTCAGGTTTTCCAACACATCAAGAGTAATTGACTCCATATTTGTAGCTTTACTGCTTCTAATTAAATAATCAAAGAAGAGCCTTAAATAACCGGCATAAGCAATCCTTGTCTTGGAAGAAGTTCTCGGTTCAATCCCACGAAAAAAGTCTTCGCAATAGGATGGCATTGTGGATATAATGCTCCTAAGTTTCTTTATATTCTGGATATCATTCTGTTCATGATATGTCATGATACTACCCCCGTTTTTATTCCGACTAATATCAGTTTGCGTGCTCTTTCTCATAGATCAACTGGCATTCACTTTTCCCCCAGGGCTTGTAATGCAGATACTTACCTCTACCAACAGTAGGTATAAAAAAGTATCCTCGCCCATGTATCGGTTTTCCGCATACGCAACACATCCTTTTTTCTGGTTTTATATTTTTGATCTGGATTACTCCTGGATAATTCATATACCTACCTTCCTCCCGGTACTCCGGGAAATCCTAATTTAGCATCTTCATGGTGTTAGCAACTCTGTTCAAACGTTCCGAAAGTTCTCCAAATGAGACCACAATCAATAAGGTAAGTATAAATCCAGTTAAGATCCCTATATAGAAGAAATCTCTCCATTTTGTAAATATAGGCATTTTTTGGCAATCGCTTATAACTTTAAATATAAAAGCTGAAACTATGGCAGTCGCCATCCATGTAATTAAATATAGAATTATATAGTCTTTATAATTCATAAAATTAGTTCCTCCAAATTTCAGTTTCCTTTCTTATCCTTGCATTCTGGACATCGTGCATACCCGTTATTTTTAACAACCCAGCCTTGATCTTTAGCTATCTTTTTTAGCCTTGTATTATGATTACCAGTGCCAGAAAAACCATCAAGAACGGTGCAATATTCGTCACAGACAATTTCATGCCATAGCATATAATCACCTCACGAAAATTCTAAATTTACTTAATCCTTATTACATTTGCTTTTAAATTCACACTTACATTTTCTCCCGCCTGGAAGAGTAAAATAATATTTATTGCGATCCAACTCAGTTTGTCTTTGTGGCATATTCCCACCTGATATAAGACATACATATTCCTTATCTTTAAATCTGTTTTTCTTTTCAGTGATTGCTAACCACAAGCAATTTTTACAACAAACGTCAGGTAAATCCATAGTAAGACCCCTTTCTATTCATAATCGTAAGCTTCATTTAACCAACACTTTTCTCTTTTATGCTTGCCACCTACCAGAGAATCAAGCTTAAGCCATGCCATTTCTTCATTTTCGGCAGGAATCTTAATTTCTGTTAAATATGGCTCTTTTACCCATTTATAGGCATCAAAATTCAAGCCAAAACAATATAGTTTCATGTCATTTTCTTTGCCACTGTTCATTTTTAAATCTGATTCTTTAAACATCCCCTTGGTATTAGCCCCAAGAGGCATGTTGTATTCTACTGTATAAATCGGTTCAATATCTAAATCAGGATGAAGCTTCACAACCGTACCGGCCGTATGCTGAATAAATACTTTGTCAAATAATTTATATTTCATTTATTTATCTCCTTTTCTATAAAATGGATTTTTCTTGTTATAAATTCTAATTTTCATAATTAAAAAAACTACCAATACGATTATTGATAGTTTAAAATAATATAGGTTATTATTGTTTTGAATACATTGTCATGGACACCCCTGTGTCCTGTGTCAGTGTATCGTCAGGCATCTTACTCATTAAATAAGTTACATATAAGTCACCGGCAGCACCCGCTATGTTCCCCATTTGTACAAAATATATTACCCAAAAATAACTCTGTGGTACTATAGCATTAATTATAAATAGTACAATACCGAGAATTACAACAGGAGCAAGTGATATTATGATGTAATGCTTTTTATTGAAGTAAGCATCACTACCTGCATATGCACAGAACCAAGCATGACCGTAATGTGCCTTTATCCCACTAAATTTTTTCATATAAAATCCGTGTATCGCTTCATGCATAATAATATAGATTATATACAAGAATACAGCAAGAATTAATAGGTAGATAAATTTGGAATCAACTGTAAATGTTATAGGATTAATAATAGCACCTATAAATGCCATAACAATAAAAAATATAAATGAAAAGATGTTTATAACAATAAATGTTTTTTTATCTTCTGTCAAATCTACCTTTCTTATTTCCTTATATCCTTCTGGTAATTGATTCATATTTGTCACTCCTTTTAGGCTTTAGATCTAATTGCGTATTGCTCTAGTATACAACACTTCCTACTGGCTATCAATATTTAAGTATTAAACACTTATTTTATTTACTCGCTATTTAATTATTTGACGTTTCATTATTAACGATACGAACGTTCCTCCTATTTCTCCATACACCTAGCATACAAATAAGCCGGTCTTTTGACCGGCTTATCACTACATAATAGTAATACTGTGAATCTCACAAATATACTTTAATCTATACCTTTAATCATTTGAGAGGCCGCATTATAGTCTTCCGTTTCTACATAAATGCAATAGTGCATAACATGCTCTCCGTTCATACCATAGCTACCCGTTCCAATAAAAAAAAGTTGTAGAAGAAAACGAAACCAACTGTCATTTTTTTTTGTGGATTCTAAGTATTTTATTCCATTGGAGTCTAATTTATTTTTTATAAGCAAGAATGACTCTAAAGAAGTTCCCGTGTATAATATTTTCTTTTCTTTCATTTTCATAATAATCCTGCCATCTTTGATAACCAAAAATATACTTTTTATAATAGTTACAAGTTTTAGTATACAAGAGATCTACCCTAAATGTCAAACTTGTTCCACTAAATAGCGCAATTAGATATCAATGTATTTAGTTTAGTAATTTACATTGCACTCTATTGCTACTTGGTCAGAACCTATTTTTGCGTTTAGAGTTGCTCCTAAAAAGAAATCCAAGCCATATCCAATTTTTCCTGGCTTAAATCCAGTAGTTAGGTCAACAGCTTTCTCTAGTATCGTAGTATGGCCCTTTTTTGAATTAGTTCCTAAAACTTGTCCATAACTAAGATTCATATTAGAAATAGTACTATTCCCACTTTCTTTCTCCCAACGTGCAAAAACACGCTTCAAACATGCATACTTTCCATCATCGGTATAAGTAATTTCTACAGTCCCCTTATAGCCGTTCAAAGTATCTTCATTTGTTTGACTGGCTCTAGTCATTATACGTTTATCCTCTATGTTAAATGTACTAACAAAGACTCTTTCGCCATCTTTATCAATCACACTTTGAGTACTAGATTCATTAAGATTATATTGAGTTACTTTACCAGTCTCAGTATTTGTTATTGTTACACGCGTACTAGGTACTGGAGTAGTTCCATTGCTCGCATAGGTAGTTCCCGGTATAGATATAATGCCTAATACCAAACTAGAAAATAATACTCTTTTCAACACTTTACTTATAGCTTTTTTTGCACTCATAATAATATGACCTCCCTAGTTATTTTACAATTTTTTAAAGTATCCTTCCTATTTATATCAAAAATTATCTTATCATTGGAATCATCTCCTAGTGCTTATTTATTATGGTTTCACATTCATTATATAACTTTACATAATAAATTCAAACACCAACATGTCGCATTTTTCGACACTTTTGTTTATTCTTAAGTTTTTCTTGTGGTATAATTAACAGTTTCTTAGCAATTTTCGAATTTTATATTAATATATTTAAATTCCTGATTTTATGGCAATAAAAGACCAACTACCGAATATTGATAGTTGGCCGTATGTATAACTTTAATTACTATAATGTTTTATATACAATGCCAACCATTTGGCATAAGCAAATTTGTCCAACGAACTCAGTCGTCGTTGTCATTCTTGCAGGCCCCATTTAATGGGTATCCACAATGTATACAAGCATCGGCCTTATTACTTACTTCTTTTCCACATTCAGGACAATTAATTAATGCCATAACAATATCCACCCTTTCTTTTAGTTAAAGTCCAGAATTATTTACATCTTCCTTGTAGTTCACATCTGTATATCCTATGACAATTTGAACTTTGTAATTTTGTGCCTGCATGCCAATCATTATTTCTGTTCCATTATAATTATTCCAAGTAGCCCTATATACTACATATCCATATTCAAGAGCCTTTGCATCCCCAGCAAAATCAATTTGAGACTGATTGGCAAGCCGCAAAATTGTATCTTCATCTGGTTCTCCATATTTTTCTTTCAGTGAATCTCTTAATGACTGAAATAAAGGTATATACTGACCTGCATTCGTAAATTCTTCATTAATTCCATACATGCCTTGATATAATTTTCCATCATTATCAAAGAAATACATGGCATTAGCACTGTAATTGCCTACTTTTGTGGAATATAATAAACCCTTTTCTGTTCCATTTCCCTCTAATTTTTCCTCTTCATACTTTTTAACAGTTTCAATATCATCTCCCCAATAAGCATTTCTAAAATTAGTATTTTCACGTTTTACATACTCTTCTGCTGTTGTAACCTCTGATGTTGTTTCTTCTACACTGGAGGACTGTTGTACAGTTTCTTTAGATGTTTCTGTCTCTGATGCCTTTTGAGAACCGCAACCAGTTACCCCCATTATTAATACTGCACCCAAAACTAAAATTTGTTTTTTCATACTTTTACCTCACTTTATATTTTCTTACTTTTTACTACTTCTTGCCATTTTAGTATATCATCCTTCTTTATAATTACAATATCCTAAGTAGTAAGAAGGAGCTAAAAGTATGACAGAGAAACCTTATAAAGTAAAAGTAAACGTATCTTTAGATGAAAACGTGATTGCAAATCTCTTTTCTTTTGATATCAAGTTCTATTCTTTTGTTGCTATTTCTAGTTTTAAGATACTAATCGTTTAAAACTTCTGTTCTTTCTTTTAAAATATCTATAGTTTTATTAATTCCTTTAATCATCTCCTTATCAAATGAAAGCACACTTTGATTGCAACAAAAAAGGAACCTCTGTATTATTCGGTTCCTTTTATTACACCTTATTCTTTTTATACCACACTAAAAATTCACCAAATGTTGCTTCCTCTGCTTCCTTTCTTGCTTTAATAGCGTCTTCAATTTCTTGATAACTTCCCAAATGATACCGAATTCCCATAAAATAAATATATGCAATCCATCTATCACTTTTCCCTTTTTGCTTGTGAAGGCTTACTCCACGATGACCCGATGTATTATTCCTCTGTATTTTATTAGAACTTATTTTAGATATATTTGTATTATTTATCTGCCCTAACTTTTCTTGTATGGTTTTGGTTCTAAGGTTTTTTATTTTCATGCACCCGCAACTTACACATGAACCATATGTTACGGTATTTACTCTCCTGATAACCTTTTTACCGCATAGAAGACACTCAAACTCCCATAAATAAGATCCATTGGACTTCTGTCCGGTACACCTAAGTGCTTTTAAATTCCCAAATACTATGTCAGCTATGTCTTTTTTCTTAGCCATATTACATCACTGGATTCTTCTGAGCAGGTTGCCAGCTTTCTTCTCCATACAGTTTTGCATGTCTCTTCACATATTCATCAAAAAATTCCTGATCGGTACATGGGGCCAAGTCGAAATGAATTTTTTCTCTTATATCATCATCCATCATTGTCACTGCTACATCAAAATCAATTTCTACTCCGTACTGATTAATAACGTCCCTCATAATTTACCTCCCAATTTTTATCATTACTATTATTATACTGCCCATATGATATATTTTCAATTTCTATCTACACATTTCAAGAAAATCATTAGTACTCATGGCGCCCTCCCACCAACAAGCAACCGCTGGCCTATCTTCTGAACTATTTAAATAGTCCTCTAGCTGTTTTCTAAAGTAGTTAAGCATATCACCATCAAATGCAGCCTTCAGTTTATCAAAGTCCTTGCACTGTTCTAATTCTCCATACCCCATAGAAACACCTCCTTATTAAATCTACCGCTAACTATGTGCGGTTAGTGACCTAAGCCAGATCAACCACTAATTCTCCGTGATAAGCAGCAATCACTTTCAGACTGCCGGGAATGCCTTGTTTACCTTTGACAGTAACGGCCTATCCTTCCGGATCACCGACAAGGCTATGTATTAAGATATAATGCAATGCAAGGCGAAAATTTCCGTGAAATTATCAAATGTAGATATGTATACACCATTTGCATACATTTCAATTTTCCCTTCCCTGTTCTTCATGTAATGAAATTTTATATTGTCATTCATGTTTTAATCCTCCGGTCTGTGTAAATAAAGCTGCGCTTACAATTATCAATAAAGCTGTTAATGTCCAGTTTCCGTCCTGGTCTGGTAGCATAAAGAGTACAAAAAAAGAAAGCAATAATAAAATGCTTCCTACGATTCGGTTCCATATTATGAAATTTCGTCTTTGTTTTCGCCTTTCAATGCGTCGATAGCTATATGAGCAGCTATAATCTTTTGTTGTATCGCTTACCAAATTCATTATAATTTCCTCCCCTTTTATGTTCTCCTCTGCAAGTCAAACGAGAAATAACATACCCTATTAACGCTCCTATAGAAACACTTCCTATTAAAAAATAAAACGATTCCATACGTCCTCCTTAACTATAAAATGTGCTTTTCATTCTGGCATTGCATATAATATTTCATCTCTTACCATATAATAGCGGAAATTCGCCATCTCTTCTGTGAGTTCACCGTTTTCGACCATTTCATCACATTCTTTTTGTAATTCTTCACATGCCTTTTTATATCTTTCTCCAAAATCGCTCATATTTACACCTCCGTTGAAACCTGTCTTTTATTTTACTTTTTCAACAATAGCTTTTTTCCCTTCAATTTTTACTACATATTCTCCATGTTCATAAAACGAAACAGTTAATGGAAATTGAAAATCATTATATCCTCCGCTAAAAGAACAAGAAGCAAATCTAAAGTTTCCCTTTCCCCCTCCCATTACTATATCTTCAGTTACTACTCTTACTTTTTTTTCTTTAACCACAATCGTTGCCTCCTTCTTATTTCAATTAATAAAATCTATTTTTTATTCTGATATTTCATACCATTGAATTTCTGATCTGTTGTTCATTTTGTCAAATATATCAGTTACATTGTTTTTCAATAAATTATACTGGTGTTCCATCTCTACCAAATTTGCTTGATAATATGCTTCTAGTCTTGTCTGGAATATACCTTCATAGTTGTACGGCCTCAATTGCGAAATTGTTTCTTCCGCCGTATGGTTGTTCAACCAATAATCAGATATGACAGCTTTTGATAAAAAATATTTACCTCCAAATTTATTAGTCATTGCTTCATCTAATTCATAAATTGCAAAATTAAACACCTCTTCAATTAATCTCATATTGTCTTTCTCCTTTTTATGTTTTCTGCATCAAATTACAATTCAATTATCTTTTATATCATACATTAATTCGCACCATTTTATGGCAGTAAATGTGATTTCTGGGTTATTTGAGAACCACTTATTATTTATCATATATGGTAAGAATCTTTTTTTAATGCAATACAAATTATCTTTGCTTAAATCTGTAGTATTGCCGTTTAAAAAGGTTATTTGGCAATCATCTTGCACTTTCTTATTATGATATTCTTGCCATTTTATTCTGGAAAGTGGTTCAAAAATTTCACTCGACTTTTGCTTATTTCCTAGTTTATAATTTGATTTATTTATTTTGACATATATTCTACCACTCATATTTATTTTATGCCCAATAGGTCTGCGTCTAGCATTAAATTTATGAGGATCGTCTTTTTTAAGTTTTAGCTTTCTAAAACAATAAGTTTCTATTGCCGCCACTGTACAGTCTTTTTTGAAAAGTTCATTGAATTTTTTCGTCATCTCATCATATGTATAATTATTAAAATTATCGCTGATCCAATCAACCTCTATTTCCGAAAACGGAACATATCTTTTCAACTTTAATACATTTTGGCAATGCAAAGAAAAACTATGCAATGATCTTTTCCTATCAAATACATTATTAAATTCGCTTAGAAGGCCTTCAAAAGTGTCAAACATATAGTAATTTGTTATTATCCATTCGTCTTCTTGCGGTAACCATAACTTCATATGAATTCCATTTTTTGATAAAAACCCAAGAATGACAGACATATTTCGTTTAGAAAAAATTTTGTTGTGTTCCTCAACAAAGTCATTAATTTTATATTTTCTACAATTATCAATTAGCCATTCAATTTCTTTTTCTGTAAATCGGTTTTGATTATCCATTTTTAATTTTAAATCTTTATTAATTTTCGTCATGATCGCAGCTTTGCTTCTTTGATTAGAAAAGCGTAAATTATAGTCAGATACCAATCCATCTAAACTATCGTACGTTTTGTCTATTACACTTTTCTTTATCCATTCGGTTTCTTCTTCTGTATACTTTGTTCCCTTTGGCATTATTTAATCAACCCCTTTATACTTGATGCTTTGTCTAATTTTCCTTCCGTAATTAGTTTTTCTGATCTCAAAACAACATCGGCGTTGTTGATCATCTGTTTTGCAAGAGAAGCTATTGTTTGAGATGTTTCATTTTCAACCCTCTTGTCTTCCACGCTTAGTTCTTTACTGTTTGCAATTTCAATTCTCTCACCTAAAACTTTTTGTAATTCAACTAATGTCATAATGCTACCTCCTTATTTTTTTATACATGAAAATTACATTTGATTCATTCCACAAACCTTTAAATTCAATACCTGTAAAGACTCCACATATTCATCAATACTATTCTGTGAAGCCGTGTCAGTTACAAGCTCCTTTGCCTTCGCAGCATTCACGATAAGGCTTATTAAACCATTACTGATAATTTCCAGTTCTTTATTTGAAAACTTATCCATTACAATCTCCTTCCTGATTTTGAGCAAAATAAAAGCAACCGGTTATATTCCGATAGCTCACATCAAACGTGCATTTTATTAGTTACTTATGTCACACCAATATCCATCAAATATAGCAGTTGCGGAATAAAATTTACCTTTTGTAAGTTGTATTTTTATACCTCTACTTTCCATAACTCTATATAATTTATCCAATGAAGACTTTTCTTTAACATTTACAAATATTCTGTCTTTCAAAACGCCATTATGAATTAATGTGATACTTGGCGCTTCTTTTTCTAATTCTTCAATAACTTCAATCATATTAATATCCATAAATCATTCCTCCTTAATCTACAATTGAAAGACATCATTCATCGTACACTTAACGGTATACAGAAGTGATCACAACGCATATTGCCTACTTTGTGTTGTTTATCTTCGTCATAATAAACCATAGCATATTCATCGCCATCGTAATCTATATATTTTGATGTTTCATCCAACCAATAATAACTTCCGACTTCAAGTTGTCCGGGCATTGCTTCTCTTTCTGAAATACATCTTACTGTTTTCATATTCTCTCCATTCCGTACCAAAGAAAGGTACATTTTATCTGTTATTAGTTAAATGTTGAAACCTCAAACTCTTCTTTAGCTAATACAAAAGTGAACGTTACTTCTCCGTCGGAATTTTGAAGACTTACGGTTGAATCATTTTCTTCAATTATCAGACAAGTTTCACCGTCCATACACACAAGTTCGCCCGTGACCTTATCTCTCAAATCATAATAATGATTGCCGTTTTCTTCTTGATAAGTATGATCTATATAGTTGTGTGTTAAAACTTCTCCATACTTCTCAAATAATGATTTTATACTGATACATTTTTCTTTCAATTTGTTTTCCTCCATTTATACGTTAAAATTGCGTTTTCAACTGAAATTCGCCCTTTATTCACATGTTATATAATAGAAACCAGTACATTCATTGACTTCCCCGTTTCTTTCATCATCTACGGGGTCAAAGTAACCAGTTGTAGCAACGTCTGTCACTCCTATACTTTCTAAAAAATCTGCTATTACATTTGCAATGGTTTCTGTTTCGCACATGATATCATCTCCATTTGTCCATATCCCAGGATTATCATCACATGGTTTAGGCTCCTTGGGTAAGCTTTCTAATATCTGCTCATATGTGATCATTGTTTCTTCCTCCATTCTTCTAATGAAACTTACTTTTCATCTGCCTAATTACCATGTAACACGATCAGGAATGAATATCAATTCAGTGTCTTCATATTTTTTCATATACTTCATGTTTGTATCTGGTTCGCCATCAAATGAATTATTTACACTTGTACACAAATCAGGCTCTCTATTCTTTCATGGGTCAACATCTTTCCATAATGTTCCATGTTCATCTTCATATACCGGTCTATCCCAACTATCCATGCCTCTATAGATCAATTTAACTTTCATAGTTTTACCTCCTGCTACGCTGTTTTTATATTTTCTTGTTCACTCTTTTCAATTACTATAATCTTACTTGCTACTCCTGTCATTTCAAACGTACCACTTTTTAAATCTTCTGTGAAATATGTTTCATTTTCTAACCATTGTCTAAACTCAATTGATTTTTTATCATTGGCAAAAGTCCAATGTGGTGAAGAAATAGAAACAAGCGTACCACCATCTTTTAATAAATCATAAGCGTGTTTAATATGATTCTGTTCATCACTAAAAGGCGGGTTCATGATAATGGCATCATAAATAGGTTCGCTCTGATACTGTAGAAAATCATCACCGACAAGATTATAGTCTTTAAGTAAAAGCAATTCTCGAAAAGTTGACATCTGCTCCACAACATCAATATCATTTGTAATTTTTCGCATTTCATCAGCGATGGCAGCAATTCCGGCAGAAGGCTCAAGCACTTTAGCCCCCTCTGTAATTCTTGCTAATTCAACAAGTCTTTGTGCAACCTCTGAAGGTGTGAAATTAATATCCCCTTTCTGCATCATCTTACATTCACGTTCAAGTCGTTTTATTTTCAGTGCTGTTTGATCTTGTGGTTTATTTACCATTTCAATAATTACTTTGTATTCCTCAATGGTTTTAACTAATTCTTGTGTATTTGAGATATTAGCCTTTTGAAGACGTTTCTGCGTTTTGGGTACTTCTTCATTCCACCACGAATTGGGATAATTCGGGTCTTTTTCTGGATATTCTACCGGTCTAGCAGAGGAAGGACGTTTTCCCTCTGGTAAATTCCACGTTTCAAACCGTTTATAGTAACTATGAATTGAATCACGGAATGATTCTGTTAATAGAGCAGCTTCAAGCGAAGTTAGTTCACGTTTCTGTGCTGTATCAAGAAGACAAGAAAGTATATTTAAGTCTAGCCTATAACCTTCTATTTTCGCCTCACGCCCCTCTTGTTCCCTCATACGCTTATAGGTATTTGTTTTATAATCCCCCGACAATTTATCAATTTTGCTTTGTGTACTGCTAATTGCTTTGTTAATACGTTCTATAATTTTTGTTCTATCCTGCTGTTTTGGCCGTGCCGTTTGGTTATCCTGTGTGGATTCCTCTGTTGTTGTATCATTTCCTCTGTTTAACACTTCTGTAGGATCATATCTAAATATAAATCCATGCTTAAATTTAGAGTAGTAGGCATCGATTTTTTTCATTTCGACACGTAAAGCAGAAAAGTCTTCCACTTTTTCTCTAACTTTTACAACCCACATTTTAGAATCGTCTCTTGTGTCGGTGTCTTCTGCGATATCATAGGTATAGGCAGCTGAAACAGATACTTTCTGTTTATCTGCTTCTGAGGTAGTAGTTTCGGATTCTTTTCCCTTTGTCTCCGCTTTGCTATTTCCGATGGACTTTTTAACCACCTTTTCCACTTCATATGGTGTTTTTACTTCCTTAAGTTCACACCATGAAATAGCTCCCGTTTCAATCCACTTTAAGAACCTCTCTCCAAAGGTCCCCCATCTGTTGTTACTTGAGGCAATTCCGGTACACTCTTTTGTAAGTTTTCCATTGAGTTTATAAGCATAAAAATAAGATCCGTTTTCCGTTTTGCTTTCATGAATGCGGTAAACAAGACCTTTATAACAATTGTGGTTATATCTAGTTTTAAGGATAAAACACTGACCCTCTTTAATTTCTCCTGCCTCCACTTCTACGGCCTTTGTTTCGTTCTTATATTCTGTAACGATAACTTTCTCATAAATAGTACCGTCACCTTCTCCAAGAAGTCCACCGCAAGTGGTATCTATTTTATTGATAAACTTGTCAAAATCTGATTTTAATTTTAAAGTTTCTTCCTGTTCTTCCATCTGGTATTTGACTGATTTTTCTAATTCCACATCATTAAACCAACTACAACCGCTATTTGTTCTTCTTATCTGTTCTCTAATTTCATCCTCTGTTCTTTTCTTGTAGTTCTCCTTATAATAGATACCAGAATATTTTAAAATTCCGTTGCCTTTTGCAATGATGATTCCGTCTTTTTCTATGTGCCAGTTGCATTTATTGGGGTGGGCCTGATGCCCTGGGACCATTCCGACAACGACGTATTTCTCTTTGTTTTCTGTTGCTGCCTCTGCTTTCTTCTGCAATCGCTCAATCATCATTTTGGCGCTTTCCGCTTCTGATTCAGATGCTCCACGCTCTACGGTCATTGCTTCCAGCTTCTTAATTTTGTCTGTAATGCTTCTATCATAAGAAAAATCTGTATGATTATATTTTCTAATTTCTTGCGGCTCCCTTGCTCCGCAAACGTCAACACAAAGAACATATCCGTTCTTTTCTGCAACACCGTCCCAAGTGGCAGGGCAATAATAATCCGTCATGCTGTCGGACTCGTCTGGTGAATAGCCATATACTTTCCAACCATCAAGAGCCATTAACCTATGGGCTATCATCACTTTAACTTCCCTATAATCATAATAATTTGACATTGTAATTACCTCCTAGTACCCATAATATAATTCAATTATTTTTTCCTTTTTTAGTTGTTCTATTTCTATATCATTTATATCTATATTAGAGTATGACTGTTTTAAAGTTTCTTTGGCTTCAATTTCAACATCCGCAAATATAATGCCCACAACTATTTCTCCACAGTTTCTAAAGTAATATTTATACATACAATAACCTCCATTGTTTTTCATTTATTCCCACTATAAAAGCCACCGGAACATTGCCCAATGGCTTCAAACTGAAAATAAATATACTACATTGTTTCTCTTTGCTCTTCCGTATTAATTGCTAATGCTTCGTAATAATCTTCCTTGCAAATTTCATCACTTGTATTTGTTGGAGATATCCACTTGTCACAGCTTTTAAAATATTCGGAATATTGACAAAAATATTTTTCTGAGGTTTTAAAATACTCCCATCTTCTCCCGTTTTTCTTATCATATAAGAAAAAACTATTTTTATGTGTATGATAACCCATTTTATTACCCCCTTAAAAGTACTATTTATTTATCATAATTATTGATCCAGTCTTCCGCTGCTTCTACTGTATCAAATTCCATATCAGAGTCAGAAGGACTGCACATATAGGCATATTCCATATTATCAGGGTGTAAAACTGTTATGTTGAATCTATATTCTTCTAATTCCTTATTATTGTTCTGGTAAATTCCCCAACCTTTAAGCTTCTTAACTCTCTTCATTCTGTTTTACCTCTCAACCAAAGAATAGTTTTATTGTATTACGGTTCTTGAATCTCATTAGTAAAATTCTCTAACAGTATCTCCAATCGTAATATCTTAGCTTCTGTTTTTTTAAGTTTTTTTAAGGCAGTTTGAAAAGAAATGTCTGTTTGACATTCTGATAAATCAATTATTATTTTTATCAAATCTTCTTTTCTGTCCTTTTCTGCTTCAATATCATCTGTTATTAGATTATAAATGTCTACATATAAATCCTTTGTCATTTTGATTTACCCCCACTCATAAAATAAGAATTTCAAAGCAATCCCTTTTCAATCGCTTGTTCTGGCCTTCCTCCCTCAATATATGGAAGCAAGTGTCTTTTATCTTTACGATAGTTTCCTGCACCATCATATATAAGTGCGGATTGTTCGCTTGAAAGTTTCATAGCCTTGTTGTGGTATTTCGTACAATAAGGCTCTGTATTATTGCAAGCAGTAGTTAAACGCTGATATTTACGTATTTCAATTTCAAGTTCAATAATTCGTTTATCCTCTTCTGAAAGTTTCATGTATTTTCCCTCCATTTCTCAATGCTGCGGACTTGTGACCGCTTGACTTGTGTCAAGTGCATTAAAGCAGCCCTTATAGGCTGCTCCACTCTGCTTATACTACTTCAAGGTATAAATCTTCAATATCGTAGTTTACTAACTCGTCTTTAAAATCTTTTCGCCAAGTGTTACAATTTTTCTCAAACCTTTTTTTATTGCAATCCCAAATTGATGTAATAATGTCACCATTTTTATGCCTTATTTGTGCTTGATACTTATTATTTTTCACTGCCTTTCCCTCCATGAAATTCGGTTTTTATTTACCACACCTTTTCATATTTAACGGAACATACACGGTCAATTAAGTCATCAATTTTTATCTGTATTGGCTTTTCCAATTCTTTTAATTCTTCATAAGATATATCACAAATATCATAAAGTGCATCTCGTTTATCCTGTAAAGCTCTTAATTCAGATTCTAGTTCTTGTAATATCTTTGAATTTTTATTGTTTAAAGTTCTTTCTCTGTAATGATCTCTTCTTGTATAACCGATACTTCCATATAAGGACATCTTAATTTCTCCTATCAAATAATTGTTTCATTTAATAAATGTTTTAAAAATAAGAATTTCTATCTTTTACTAATTCTTGTATTATTTCTTTCATTTCGCTGATATTATCAGCAACTCTTGACCTTGAAAATCCGTCTTTCCACTTCATTACAATACAAATATGTTTATCTTCCCTATACAAATCACTAATAAGATGTTGATATTTTTTAGGAACATAATTGATTAAATTTTTCATTATATCACTCCCTTAATAAATTTGAATATTCTATTTCACTTCTATAAAATGTTTAGTTATGCCTCTACCACTTCTAAAATATATTTTCCGTTATCGGCTTTATGCACATTAAATTTCTTAACACACTGAAACTTTAATGGAATTTCTGAAACTGAAAAGGAATATAAGAACGACATATTATCATTGTAAAATTCCACTGTTTCAATTTCTTCTCCGTACATAAGCATATCAATCAATTTTTCTAAGTTAATCTTATTTGTTTTCATCTTCAGTCCTCCCAATGAAATGGATATTCTATGCCACTTCTATATCATTGATGTACGTCAACGTATTTGTTCTCCAGTGACCAGCTTCTATATACTCTGCCTGAATGTTTTCCGCGTAGCCGTACATATTCAAATTATGCACCGATATTCTTAAGCCTGATAATTCCATAATGCAATACTTTGTTTTGCCTGTATCCTTGTTTAATACTTTGTAAGGGATAAAGTCCAGATAGACAAAGTACTTTTTCCCTTCCGTACTTGACATAGCATCACATACCGCAAAGCCGTCTATAATTCCGGTTTGTTTCATTGCCTGATCGTGAATTGATTCCACGATATCCGTCGGAATTTTGCTTTTAAGTAATGAAAAATCGTATAAATACTTTTTATTGTTGGTAAATTCCTTCTTGTTTTCCTTCAGATCTGGAAATGACTTTTTCATTTTCGCCATGCTCGGCAGACAGTTCAATGTATTGTATTTGTTCATTTTAAAATCTCCCTTTCAAAAGTTTAAAATCGTACCGCCTAGATGAATTTTCTGTACTCCGGTATGTCCTGTTTCTACATTCTCAAAAACTAAAGTTTCCGATTCGATTTTAATATTTGGTGACATGATGTTTAATATCTCTCTGCACCTTTTTGCTGATAATGTAGGCATGTTTCTGAAATAGAAACCAGAATCATAAACGTTTTTTACATTGTAAGTTACGATTAACTTTTTCTTACCTATTGTGTATATGTTCACCATCATATTACCGCCTACTTTCTGGACATTTATTTTCTTAACAAAAATGGACTCATAACATTTGACCGTTACAAGCCCTACTTTTAAACTTTTGCTTCTTCTTCAATTTTCAAATCATGAAACATTTCGCTAGGTTCCAACTCGTAATACTCGCATAAGGCCGAAAATGCTTTAATAACGCATTGCCATTCTTTTTCATTTACGTGTTGTATCCATGGTTGCTTTCCTCTGCTCTGTAAATCAATATGGAAACCATTCTTTAGCTGCTTGTACAACTCGCTCCATGCTTTACCTACTGTGATATGGGCATATGCTGCCATCTTACGGACTGCAAAGTTAATGCGTCCCCTATCGTCCCATTTAAGAATACCGTTTGCAAGTGCTTTCTTTGATTCTTCCAGTTTCGCTATGTGCCGATTTTTAAAGTCCATCATCTTAGTGGTTGCTATCATGATTGCCGTAGGGTCACCGCTTGCATAAGCCATACCAACAGATAAGGCAAGGGATTGTTCCTCTGTTATATCCATTGTTTTTACTTCGTTTGAAGTCTTTTCTTCTATATTGAGTAGTTGTGTGCGGATCTCCTTTGCTATCTCTGAATCTCTAAGTAGCATTCCGATTCTTAATATTGCCCGGCGAGATAAAAGCGTATTACCTCTATTGCTGAAACGCATACCATTTGCTTCGAAACCACCGCGAAAATTAGAAGGTTGCAAGTTGCAACTTTCTAAAAATCCCTTAGTTTCTTTACCTGTCATCGGTGATATTCCGTCTTCTTCTAGTTCGTCACGACTACGGTATAATATTGCTTTTATGGCTTCTTCTCCTACCTCGTAAAAATCCGCTACTTGTTTAACTGTTGCTAATTCAGTGCCAGGAATAAGAAGTAACTTTTTGACCTTATCCAAAATTTCCACTTTAGCAACTAATTTTTCCCGTAATTCCTTGCTTTCTAATAATTCATTTTCCTTCATATGTTTATTTCCTTTCTGCAATATTACTCACTTTAGTAAGTACTTATACAGGCGATACAATGTAAGAATATACATATAATCATCTGCATAATAGATACTAAATTTAATTTTCGTCAAACTCTTCGTAGTCGCTAAACACGTTTTGGAGTCTCTTTTTATGCAACTTTGTAATATCCTTTATAATCTTGTCCCTTTTATCGAAAAAAGTTGTTTCAAAAAGTTCATTAGTAATTGCTATGATCTGTGCAGCCTTTAAGATTGTTAAAACATCTTTTTCAGCCTCTAGCCCTCTAAAATTCAAAAGTTCCTTTGCTTCTAATACCATATCATTAACTAATTCATACATTTCAGTTCCTCCTGTTTTTTATCAGATACTAACGCACACAAAAGCCAATGATTTCAAAATAAGAAAAGCCAATCAATGAAAGATTGTCTAGCAGAGCCTCCCGTGATGGGTAGTTGTCAAGAGCTTCCAATAATCAACTTGATTTCATACGTTCTGAATATATTTGACTACACGCAATCAGTAATAAGGATTGAGGAGTATACAATCCAAGAACCGATATATAGTGCCTAGTTTACGTGCGTGGTGTAACTGATAAAACCTATAACAAAATAGCCATATCAACGATATTTCAGGGCTTGTCATTGTGATGCCTGAATGATGTTTTAATGGCTACAAATAAATCTTAATTGCGTTATTCCGTACTAATTTGAATTACCTATAACAAATAGGATTTTGCTTTCCGTTCTCTTTGGTTGCCTACTGCTTCATAGGCTCGTTGTTCCGTCCTCTGCTTGTCCAGTCTCTTTATCTGGAAGTAATATAATTAAGTGGTGTATGCTCCCTTATGATTCCTCTGTGGGGTTATTCGCTTTATTCGCTCCCGTCAATGACCACCTTCTCACAGGTCTGCTTGTTTCTCCCATGTGACATCATTCACTAGTTAGCTAGGGTAGAAACCGTATAGTTAGGGTACACCTATTGCGCAGTTTCATATTTTTCAGGAATTATTTATCTGTCCTCATATCCCTTTGCCCTCATGCAACTATTGTCAAGGTAACAATTTCGGATAAAAGTATTTTCTCCTTAATTGATTCACCTATAACATGGTTACACTACTCCAATTGCTCCAGATAAAACCGTTATTACATATGTGCGTTGTCAGGGTTCGCTATAGCCTTACGGCCTGTCCATCACATGCTCCGTGGACGTTTCAGTCTCTGTTGCGTGATCCGTTCATTTTGTGGCCAGTTCCACGACTGGAAAAGATATTACTTAAAGGAAATTTGTGTGCGATTGCACTTGAAAAGCGAATAAAAATGTATTAGAATGATTATACGCTTGTATATCAAGTTGTGTGAAAAGGTGGTCTGATACTTTGGTCGGTGTCTGTGACCGCCTTTTCTATTTCCTTTTGATAATACAAGTATATCATGATTTTAAATCAATGTCAACTGTTTTCTAAAGATTTTCTCTATTTTTTAGTTGTTTTTCTTTTTGCAATATAGCATAATCATCATAGGTCATATCATTGTACTGCAATATATCTCCTGGCTGACATTTCATTACTCTACAAATAGAATCGATAGTTTTTAGTGTTACCGACTCTTGCTTAGATATTTTTGTCATAGTCGCCGAAGATAAACCAGCGGCATTTTTAAGCTGTTCCCTTGTCATTCCTTGTCGGTTGAGCATATCAAGTAATTTATAGTATGTTATCATTTTAACACCTCCTGTCATTTCAGTAACATTGTACCACATTCATGGTAAATCCAACAGAATATATTAAATGAAAATAATTGATCTAATACATTTCTATTCACTTTTCAAGGTACAGTTTGCACGTTTGGAATTAACACTTGAATAAATCATAGAAATGTGATATGATATGAAACTAGTAATGTGATCACATTTTCAAGTGTGTTCCCAAAAGGGTCTGACTATTGCGAGTAGTCAGGCTCTTTTTGGTTATTCCGTTCATTTTGGTACAAGTGATCCACTTGTTAAACCGTCTATTTGCTTTGATGCTACAGGCCCACCCTGATAGACTAAAAAAGAGTGTAGGCCCTTAATAATTCAATAGGCTTTACACTCTTTCATGATATATAAATTTATGCAATTACATTAATTTTTTCTTTTATACGTCTAATTTCGTTTTCTAATCGGTTAACCCTAATTAGTAACATTTCCTTTTCGTTTTCAACTTTTAGCGCATCATCTAATTTTCGTGATAAATCCAGATGACCTTCAGCAATTAACGCAATATTACGATTTGTTTCATTTTCAAGCGTTAACTGGATATCGGTTATACTCGCCATTGTATTCTTGGCATCGGCTTTTATAGGTTCTAACATTTCAGCCATAGCTTGTAATATTTCATTATCGGTCATGCATCCGTCCTCCTTTTTATATGTAAGGATTATATCATGTCCTAAGTGTAAAGTCTATTCAATTATCAAGGAACCGGGACAAGTGTCATCACTTGTATGGGATTAATTGTCCCGACTGGCTGCTATGCCAGTTTCGTCTTAATTCTCAAAGACTCATCAGGGGATTTTATTTTACAATTTCTTTTCTTATGAATTCATCAAGTTCAAAAAAATCTTGATCGTTTAATTCCAATGTCCTGTTAATTTCTCTAGTTATATCTAAAACGTTGAACTTTTCGTTGTCCAAATAATAATTTTTATATTTATAGATTTTTATAAAACTTTTAGCAAAGCTCTTTATTTCTCTTGATATCATAATGACTACCTCCTTATACCTCGTTGATGGTTAAGAGACACTTAATTGCTTTCTGTGCTTTGATAAACCGCTGTAGTGTTATAGTTGGGAAGTTATGACCGCAATTGGAATGCACTTTGCAACTATGGTAGCTATGAGTCGGTGATACTTGCAATTAATTTGTTGTTTCGTATCTCTTAACTTGATATAAGTATAGCATAGGTTTAGCTATTATACAATAGGTTTAGCTATTCTTTTTACGAACTGTCATTATGCACAAATAATAGGTTTAGCTATTGTATATAATGTATATTTTTCATAGCACCATTGACAAAAGTATGATATAATGATAATCTGAAATACTTTATTGATGGAGGTGTAAACCATGGCATATAGCCCCAAAAGTCAAAAAGCATATAGAGAGAAAAGCATTCAATTCAGTTGTAATTATCGTCCTGGTACTGATATCATGGAAGGCCAGAGATTAAAGGCTTACCTGTCTGAGACAGGACAAAGTACCAATAGTTATCTTAAGTCATTGATTAAAGCAGACCTTGACAGCAAAGCCGTACCTTATCCTGACTGTGATACTGATATAGACAATGAGTGATCTATGTAAGGCTGAACTAGTACGTATGTTCTTTGTCCGTGAGTCTAATAATAGTATGTATGTTCGACTTTGTCAAGTGAGAAATATGGAATAAACTGTATATTTTTTGGTTACTATTGGATATCGTGTCATTTATATTGATATGATATGATGGAACGTGTCGGAATATGATAGATTGATATGAATTAATTGTTGATGGGATATGATGGTGGTTGTACTGATTGTACGTGATGTTATTTGGCTCATATACGGCTTGTAATGGTATGAATGATAAAGTGTAAGGGTAGAGGTTATAAGGCCCTATATGAGTCTATAAATGCGTTGTATTAATAAAAGCTGAGTGATAAATGAATATCATGATATATCACAAGAAACCCTGATATAGCACAATAGTATCTTTTCGATACTAAGTATACTTTATATAGTTAATATCTTTTTTATACTTAAATCATTTATATGTCTAATTACTTTCATACGTAATATATCATAGGGCGAATTTGATACTAAGTGTATTTCGGTATGTTAGTATATATTATATAGTCAGTATCTTTTTTATACTATTGGTCAAAAAGATACTATTGTAACGAACCTTGCCAAACTTACAGACATATCATATCAGACTTGACGATACCTGACTATATTAAGGCATTGTAACCACTGCCCATTTGCTTGCTATAGTGATTCACTTACCCATCTTTTCACAATTTTATTATCTGATAATATACACCATTAAAACTACAATTCACTACAATTCATTAATCATATCAGCCCATTATACAATATGTACAAATTCAACCATTACTAACTGTGCACTATTTTCACTATCATTGCACTAAACAAGAGTTTACCGCAGAGATATATAATAGCATACATTGAACATGTAATTATGCCCTATTAGATTAAGATACATATGCCTATTCGTTGTATACTATTTCATTACCCATGACCGGGGGTGTATTTACATTTTGAGACTGTTTTCACATGTCGGAATACCACATATCAGTTCCACTCACACATCAAGTTGAAATTTCAACCTCTTTTATTGTAAAACCATCCACCTATTGTGACTACAATTAACAAAATTATCAGACACGATAAAATCATCATAATTTCATGTCTCAACTACATTTCTATCACAATCATTATCTAATTGTCTATACAATTCCAAAAATCACACAAAATGAGTTCGATAGTGAGTTCGAAGGAACACTTATAAAATATGGCCAAATTGAATTTACAGACAATTCAAAATCAGCACTTTTCACTCTCGGAAGTCGAACAAACCCTTGTAAAATAAGGCTTATTACGAACTCACCCACATTTTCTTAAAAATCACATCTCTGATCTCTCTCCCACCATCACTCACACACCCAACAAACCAATACAGAATAAGCATTCGTTTCCTATATAATGTAAAAAATAATCTTTTCTACCGAACTCAACATTTTCACCATGTCCAAAATGATCGTTCTTATTGTGTATCCCATGGCAGAAATTTAAGGTCCTTAAAATTTTTAAAAAGAATTTAAAAACCTATTGACAAGTTTAACCAAATGGTTTATGATTCAAGCAGTCTATTAAACGGAATTTACAAACCACAAGGAGGATCAATATGTTAAATGCATCAATATTAAAGCTAATCCCAGACAAACAGAATCAAAGTCAATCAAACTGCAATCAAGTAGCATTATCAAAGATCAAGATACCACCGGAAATGATATCTCATTTACCAAAAACTAATAACCTCGCTGAGAAGTATACATATTTCAAATATAATAAGAAATTCAAATCTCCTATTGTCTTGGATAAGAATTACACCCTGGTAAATGGATACATTACATATTTGCTTGCTAAGATGATGGGATATGAAATCATTGAAGTAGAATTTAAATAGGGGGATATATTTACATATGTAGAATTATTACGTTAGAGATGGTACTTAAGGAGAAGTACCTACCAGAGAAAAAGAGAATTCAGATTTGAGCGTTAGCGAAAATAGGGGTCTTATATGAATATATATTCTTATATGATAGGGGACTGCACTTTTTGCTACGCCAAACCGGGGTATACTTTCACATTTCTACCCAAAGTATCCTACGCGAAAACGGGGTATACTTTTGAAATTGTAATTATGAAGGAGGTAATTAAGAGGTTTGAGGCTACAAAATCCCAAAAATATTAAATACAAGTCCCATGAGCAAAAAATCCAAGACAATATGGAATCATGGAATATTAAAAAGAGAAAATTTAAAGAAGATGAATTAGCAACATATGGTTTTACTGAGGAAGAAACCGCATTAATCCTTGAATATCAAGGGAAATTACCTATTTTGCAAGAAGATAACAACATGTGGATTGATGCAAGAATTTTATGGGAACAACTACAGGTTGGCAGAGATTATACGACATGGATAAAACAGCAAATTTTAGATATGGATTTGCATGAAGGTAGTGAAATTAAGAAGACCCCTTCAAAGGGGAAAACCTCCAAAAAGGGAGGAAGACCTTTAAATTATTATCAAATAACCGTAGAAACAGCAAAGCAAATAGCTATGGTTGCTGGTGTCAAAGGTGGTAATACATCTAAGGAATTAAAAGAGCTATCTAAATTAACCCGTCAGTATTTTATCATAATTGAGAAGGCGTTCAAAAATAGAACAGATTGGAATTACGACAGATCAAACACTTTGGTAAGATTTAAAGATTTACAGAGAGCTTTTATTGAGCATAGAGTGAAATTATTACCCTCTCTCCCACAGTGGGCGCATATGAAGCCACAGGTTACAGATTTCTGGGCGATTAACGACGTAATTATCGGAATGACAGCCGCTAACTTTAGAAACGCAAACGGATTAGCGAAAAATGAATCAGTTAGAAATGTTTTTACAGAACAGCAATTAGAATATGATACGGAGCTGGAGCACTTTGATGCTGATTTGATATTGGTACATAAAGTTTATGACTTCTGGGATCGGCATAAAAAACTACAAGAGAAGTTCATTGCAATGACCGGTGGTGATTAATTGAGCATTACACCACCGGAGACAACGTCTAATTACATAAGGGTTCCAAAAGAATTGATACTCGCTCCTGCTATTGGAGATAAAAGAGTAATTTGCTATTCATATTTCTTCCAGAATATGACTAATGACAATACTGTTCTTTATACGTGTGATTATCTCATCCGATGGTGTGGGTTTACCCCTTCACGTAAAAAATCCAAAAAAGATAATTGCTCCATCAATGACAAGTTTTCGCAGGTCGTAGAATGGCTGCATCAAAATTATTACATATCAGATTTTGAGGCTGACGAATTTGGAGGACATAATTTTCAGTATTGTGCTGTAGATAAAGAGCGATTTTTTAGTAGTGGGAATTTTGCTATCATATACGACTTTGAATTTCAAATATTAAAGTCGTATGAATCTAAGTATAAACCACTTACTAACAGTGTGATTTTGCTGGTATTGACTTATATTCGCCTAAACATGTGGAGAAGAATATATCAATATACCGGAGAGTCGGAAACGACAAAAAAAGAGAAACCGGAAATTTTCAATAAACAATATTCAGAGATCTCATCTGATTTAGGGGTATCGTCTCGCTTAATTTCTAGGAGTATTGATGCGTTGGAGAATTTCGGAATTATTGCAGTGAAACACATGCCTCGTTTCAAAGATGAGACAGGTCAATGGCACACTGAAGATACAATATTTGTAAACAGTTATAGATATCTTTATGATACAAAAACTCGGAAACATAAATTAGATTGTGACTACGACTACGAAAAGGAGATTCGATATGGGATTAAATTTTTGCAAGAACGTAAATACAGCAGTAAAAAATTCTATCAAGACTAAAAGGAGAACTAAATATTGGATAAAGTTTACACCATGACGACTTGCGGCTACACTATGCCGTCAAGATCAGAACTACATAGAGAATTTGCAGGAGAGATTTCTGTAGCTGATTATTGTACATATAGTCCCAATGTAAATCGGATAAATCAGTATACTTCAGTTGAACGTAAAAACAGAAACAAATACTATAAGATGATTGCAACAATGGGAGGGATTTGGTGCTAGATAAGCAAATTCATATGTATTCTATAGATACCGGACATTTTTTTGTGGGAAGAGAAAAGAAATTATATCGAAGAAATGTCTACTATAGAACATTGAAGAATAAAGAGTGTCAGAAAGTTAATCAGTTGGCTAATCAGCTTAGGAAGTTAGGGTATACACAGGAAGATGTAGAATTGTTAAATTCAGGAAAAATCGAGGGGATGAAGTATATTGCTAATTCTTCTGAGCTAATGAGAAAGTACGTAATGGCAAAAGGTTATATTGAAAAATATAAACGTGAAGCTGAAATCTCTAAAAAATGCCTAATTAAATTACTAAACAATAAGACAATTCACAATATTATTAGCAATGGTAGAGATCATAGTAGAGTTCTGAAGAAAGATGACTTATTTGAAAAGAATATTATTTCAGTTTTCGAATCTTCACTGTCTAGAACCATTGGATTAGAAAAAGATTGTTTGACTAATGATTTGATGGTTGTACAGATATACTACTTCGATGTATTTAAAGACATATGCCACTTTGGTTATAATTATAACGGGGAAAAATACATTTATTTCACCTCATCCGCAGGACAGATACGTACAAAAAAGGCAGTATTTATCAAGGAATCCACATATAAGAAGCACGAGAAAACTATTATGTGCGGATTATCTATTGATAAAATCAACTTAAAAGGTGGAAATAACGTAAACAAACATCTGGCTTATACGGCACTCAGTAATTCTGCAACCGATCTATGGAGCGATTTTGACATCGACAAGGCAATTGTTATTGAGGATTTTGAAACGGATGTGTTTGGTACTTACGATTTGATAAATGATGAGGATTATACAATACAGAGAGTATCTGATTTTATTCCAATAACCCACACTGACGGAGCTGGTATGATTCTTTCTGGTAAAAATAAAATGTGTAGATTGCCATGGATAAAGGGGTTGCTTGGTGTGTTTGATTTTAGGTCTTTCATTTTAGAAAACAACTACTCTCCTATTGTGCCAGATATATATGGAAAGCTTCATGATATTATTGATGAAGATATTCAAACTATATTTACAAAGAGTCAATTTAAGATGTGGAAATATTATGATTCCTGGGAGCAATATAAGTACTATTTTAAAAAATACGGGTGTACAGCAGGAGTTTGTAATGTTGAAGAAGATAGAATTAAAAATGCAACAATAAACTACCAAATGCTTCAGACGCTTACTAACGTTACAGACGGAAATTTGGAATATATATGCTCCAAATCACTTGACAAACTAAACAACATCTGTGCTTCAATAGATGGTATTTACAATGTATTTGGTGTCACTCCATATAACAACAATATGACCTCTCTTCAAAAAGCGGTGAAGATGTATCCAAATTTGTTAAATGATGAGTATATGAAATCTGTTATTCGTGGGATCAAGGACAGTCTAGTTAAGCAGTATAGAGCTGGTAGATTAGAGGTCGAAGGAAAATATACATTTATTTTGCCAGATTTTTACGCAGCCTGTGAATATTGGTTTGGTAATGTCACAAATCCAAACGGACTACTGGGCGACGGGGAAGTATTTTCCAGGCTATTTAGAAATAATGAATATATTGATTGTCTAAGAAGTCCTCATCTCTTTAAAGAACATGCGGTACGAAAAAATGTTGCCTATGATGAGTGGATTACCAAAAAAGAAAGAGTACATAAGTGGTTTAACACAAATGCTGTATACACAAGTTGTAAAGATCTGATAAGCAAAATGCTACAATTCGATGTAGATGGTGATAAGGCTCTTGGTGTAGCTGATGAGAAGTTCATTGATATTGCAAGAGAAAATATGAATGGTATCGTCCCCCTGTATTATAACATGAGAAAAGCTGCACCTCAGTTGTTATCATCAAAATCTATATATAATGGACTAATAGCCGCTTTTACTGGCGGAAACATTGGACTATACAGTAACAATATCTCTAAAATATGGAATAGCAATGCTTTTATCAATGGTTCCGTTGACGAGAAAAACGCTGCAATTGATATAGTTAAAATTCTGTGTATGGAAAATAACTTTTGTATAGATATGGCTAAGACCTTATATATGCCCACTCGCCCCCGAAAGATGAATAAAAAAATTCTTAGCTTTACTAGGAGTAAACTTCCGCTATTTTTCAAGTATGCAAAAGATAAAACAGATGATCAGGTTGAAGAATTTTTACCTACGACTGTTAATAGGATAGGGAAATTAATTAAAAATCCAAGGTTGAATTTTAAACAGTTGAAAATAGAAAAGCCAGATTATAGATTACTAATGAATAACCCATATATCAACATTGATGAAAAGGTTATAGAAACTTACAATTCAAAAAATCAGACCTATCATTTCAAAATCAACATGAAGGATGACAGTGTGGATAATCTTGGTTATATATCACATGAAATTAAAACTGCTTTATCGGATACCGGATATTCCGATGTTGAGTTATGCGATATGTTGGTAAAATACTTATATGAAAAAGAGAGTAAAAACAAAGAGGCTTTGTGGTTTTGTTATGGTGATGTCATTGTTGATAATTTGGAATTTAACTTAAAGCCCAAAAAGACAAAATTTATTCAGTGTGTCGATTGCGGTGAATGGATAGAAGTGGATGCCCAAAATACAACTGCCTGTCGTTGTAATGAATGTCAAAAACTAAAAAACCGGACATATGAGAGAGAGAAAAAACGCAAACAACGGTTAAAATCAAAATGTCCCTATTAGCTTCCAAAATTAAAAAAGCCCGATACATTCGGACTAAAATCAACTTGATAAAAACTAAAAAGTCCGCATTTCTCGGACCAAAAAATATCCTCTACTATGGAAAGACAATTAACCAGCGACAGGAAAATAAAGGAGATTAAAAATTGAATTTATCATTTACAAACAACAGCTGCAACGTCTATCAAGCAACTAATATTAGTGCGACGGGTGGTGATTGATCACTTGGTAATCAATGAAGATCAGCTGATAAAAGATATTGCCTATAGCGAAGGCATAAATGTAGCAACAGTCCGCAAAGTGGTTAAAAGGATGGAATATACAATATTTGACTATTTGTCATTCGCTTCACCCGTAGAAAGTGTTACTGTTAAGATTATAGATGGTTTAAGTGTAGAAAGCAAGTATATTCCAGAAAAAATATGCAAGCACCCAGAAACTCAGGATGAAATAATTGCACCAAGCAGACTTAGATGCAAGCCAAAAATCACTAGATATTTTAACAGGAAAATGAATTCAGATAATACATAAAAGGTTTAATTTATAGATACATTCTCATAAAGTCGTTAGTTGACTTACATTCGGTAAGTAGATTAACGACACCTCTTCAATAACAATTGGTTTATGAACGGGAAACTGTATCAATAAAAATAAACTAACTCGTGAAGGATAAGGCTTGGTTCCTGAATGGGAGTAGGTAGCAATACCAAGAATTCCTTTGCCCTGGGGTTAGTTTGACAGTTTATAAAATACCCGTTTGCTTGGGTTATTGATACGATGATGTGGTTCAACATAACCCACTTTTCATATTTTAAAATAGCACTGAGTACGAAATTTAATATGAAGACTAAAAGTTGTAACGTGCCCGTAATAAGTGTCGTTAAAAATTGCAGTTTTACGAGCTGTGGTCTACCGGAATAGAACGTTTTATGGGGACAGTGTTTTATACCGTTAAGGATAGAATTAGGCAGCTATCACGCCCTATGGGTCTTAAAGAGATGTCGGAGTGCCACCCGACTAACAGTATAGACATATTATTTCGTCAATAAGGTGTTGACAAAGGGGTGCATATGTCACACAAAAAAATATTAATCAAAATAGACCTATTGGTATGCACAGCCAATAGTATTAGTAATTTTGATTATCTTCATAGTTTTTTGATTATTTGATACCATTCAAATAAGAGGACGTTTTTATATGAAGAATAAAAATTAAGCACCGATATGCAAATGGCTGAAGCAAGCAGTCTCCAAAACTGTGACCCATGAGGTAAACATTGTTTGTTCAAATCAAACTCGGTGTGCTACTCTCCTCTCCGGAGAAATTTTAAAATGAAAGTGAGTGAAATAAAATTTTACCAATAAGCAAGAAGGAAGCTAAGCTATTAGAATCTCAAGGTTACAAATATTCTGATCACAAAAATTTTTATGATGCAGATTTATGTCATTCTGCAAATAAGCGCCACAGAACGTATTATGCTGCTCCAAAGGTCGCTGTTATAAGAGCATTAAAAGCCATTCGTGGCGAGTAAATGGTATGGGTGAAGAATACCGTGGTTTCATAATACAACGCACAGAAACGGGTTTTAGAGTGTGTAGAAGCGATGATAATAACATACATATCCATTTTAAAAATTATCATGCAGCCAAAAGGCTAATTGATAATGTGGTTGATGAAAAAATACCACGCAGAGTAGGTAACTATTATTTATCATGTATTGCAAGACTAACCAAAAATGAGAAATATAAAGAAAAAGTAGAACAACTTCTTGAAGCCAGGAAAAGAAAATCTCGACAGAGATATTTTAATCCTCACAAGAAGTCTTTTTAATTTGGAGGAATAATTATGGCGTTAAGCGTAAAGGAAACTAGTAAGACAGACATTAAGATTAAAGGTTGTACTGTATCAGATGGTAAATTCTATGATGAAGGTACTGAAAAAAATCTAATAGATTTACTTGTTAAAACTTTTGGAGAAGATACTATTTTTGATTTAGCGGCCACTACTAAGATTGATGAAGAAATCGACATTAATGCAGTTAATGAAGACGAATAAGTTAGGCGGTGAATACAATAATTGACTTAAAACGATTAGATAATGAAACCGACGAAGAATTGATTTATCGTATATGCTCCACGAAAGATGAGATTGGTTCTTGGCAGGATGTAGCTGATATACTAAATAATCTGTTAAACACTGAATATACTGAATCAAAATTTAGAAAGCAGTTTCAATCATTTCAAAAGATGTTGGATGCTAATCAATCTCGCATATTAGAGGATGATAACTATCTGAAAGAGCTTGAACTGAAGATGGAACAGATTAGGAAAGAGCGAATTAAATTACAGACCGCAAATATTGAGCGAAGTCGCGTAGACCGAAATGTTTCAAGACAGGAAATGTACTATGAGTTCGTCGGAAATCTATGTAATACTCTTCCACTTCCTGAATTTTATCCTGTGTCGATTCCACGTGATGAAGACAAACGGTATTTAGTTACAATTGCAGATGTTCACTATGGTGCAAAATTCATAAGTGAGAATAACGAATATTCTCCAGAAATCGCAAGAGAAAGATTCGAAAGCCTTACCGGTGAATTAATTAATTTCGTAAGGCATAATGCTGTAAGTACTATTTATATTGCAAGTTTGGGCGATCTGATACAGGGATTATTGAGAGTTAGTGATTTAAAACTAAACGATACGTCAGTCGTAAAGGCTACAGTTGAGATTAGCCGTATTATAGCTCTAATGTTGAATGAATTATCCGCATATGTAAATATTGAATATTATCACGTTCCAAATGCAAACCATAGCCAAACTCGTCCGCTTGGCACTAAGGCGAGTGAAATTGCAGATGAAGACATGGAATATCTGATTGGTAATTACATAAAGGACTTATGTTCTAGCAACGATAGAATCCATATAAATCTTGCTGAAGAGGGGAAACAATATATTCAGATACCAATATATTCCTATGAAATCATAGCAATGCATGGGCATCAGCTGAAAAATATAGAATCGTCCATCAAAGATTTAAGTATGTTGAGACGTACTTTTCTTGATTACGTAATCCTCGGACATTATCATGGAGGACGAGAAATACCAAGTTATGAAGGTTGCTGCAATGACACTGAAATTCTGGTGTCTCCATCATTTATTGGTTCCGATCCATATAGCGATTCTATTATGAAAGGTAGTAAGGCCGCTGTAAAGATATATGGTTTTGATGATTTGTATGGACACACAGAAACATATAAGATTATTTTAAATTAAACATACATTTTATGTTGAATCGCTATAGGCGGTTCTTTTTTAATTCCCAAAAAGAGGTGTATTTATGAATGACTTTAAAACAATTGATACTTTAACAAAATTTCAAGAGATAGCTAGCAAGAATAATGTTTCAGAAGATGATAGGGATTATGTTAGATATTTCCCATTAAAAATTGCAGAGTCTATTCTTTATGATTTAGGAGATGCCGAAGCGATTAGAATTGCAAATGCTATTATGGCAGTAGCAGAAAAGTCGTGACTGCTGTGCGGTCAAGTATGGGGTAGCTACTACCCTCTCTCATTATTTTAAAATACAAGGAGATTTTTATATATGAACAAACCAGAATTAATTACCGCTATTGTAACTAAGACAAATTTACAGGTAAAAGATACAGAAACATTTTTAAAGGCATTAACAGAAGTTGTAACCGAGGAATTGGTAAAGGGTGAAAAGGTTCAGTTGGTTGGATTTGGCACATTTGAAGTTGTCGAAAGAGCAGCTAGAGAAGGTCGGAATCCTAAGACTGGCGAAACACTTCACATCGAAGCGTCAAAAACGCCCAAATTTAAAGCCGGCAAAGCGTTAAAAGAAGCCGTAAAGTAAGGGGTGATATGAATGTTTGACATTATAACGAAGACAATCGGCCTTACAGATGACGAAGTATCCATCTTGAAAGAAGTTCTTGAAACTCGCCAAGATACATGCGTGTCTATTGGAGAAACGGTGACTATCGAAGGACTTTTGGAGAAGTTAGATTAATTACGAAATACATGTTTTTATGTATAAATATAACACATAAAGGAGTGAATACACATGATTTATGATTACGAAAAAGAAGTAATTACATTTGAAAGCCCGGCAGAGGAAGCCGATTATAAGGCACATATGGCTGAATATGGCCCGGAAGCTGGCCCGGCAGCTGGCAAGTCTCATCCCGATGATTGCCCGTATTGTGCAGCTCGTGGTTGGAATACCTTCCCTGGTACATCTTTCAAAGAAGAGTGTGCTAGGAGAAAAGCACAGCAGTAATTTAGGAAGTGTAGATGTAACAATCTACTCTTCTATTTTTGTATTGAATAGCGATTTGCTTGAGAATTTGGAGCCATTGAAGGCTCTATTTATTTTGTTAAGAATGGAGGTGAGACTTTGGCTACGGTAGGAAAAACCAAAGAAGATATTGTACGTGAGTCAATGAACTCACCAAAAGAAATTGATACAAGCGTTGAATTTAAGATACCAAGATCTCCACAACTGTACGATCCAGAGAAACATAAATATAAATGCTCTTGTTGTGGAAGAGGATATACAACTCAAAATGGCAATTTTCAAAAAACTAATGACGTGTTGTTTCAAGCAAATGATGGATATTTACCTTGGTGCAAAGACTGTACTGACGCTTATGTGGTGCAAACTACTGCCCTATTTTCAAATAATGAAGAATTAGCCATGAAAGATTTTTGCCAAAGAGCTGGATGGAACTACGATTTAACCGCATTGGTTGCATCTAGGGAAACATATAGTGGACATCGAAATCGTTCCAGAATCTCTCATTATGCGGCCAAGAAGAATTTGAATTGTGAAGGTAGAAAAACATATATAGATTCTCTGAAATTTAATTATAACAATCGAAGTGTTGACACTATCAACTCTATCGAAGATGTTAAAGAGTCCAAAACCGTCAAGTTGAAAACCGTAAAATTTTTTGGGGCAGGTTTTCCAGATGATGATTATCCATATCTTCAAGAGCAATATGATGATTGGACAAGTAGGTGCGAGTGTAAAACAAAAGCTCAAGAAGAGGTTTTTAAAAGAATCTGTTTTAAGCAACTGGAGATTTTAAAGGCTAACAGGGCAGGAAAAGACACCAAGGACTTAGACAAAACATTTCAAGATTATTTGGATACTGCTAATCTTAAACCAAAGCAGAATAATTTAGACGTACTTTCAGATGCTCAGACATTTGGTACGCTATTAGCAAAATGGGAAACTGAAAGACCTCTTCCAGATATAGATGAGGAATTACAAGATATTGATAAAATAGGCTTATATATTGATGTATTTTTTCGTGGGCATCTAGCTAAAATGATGGGACTCAAAAATGGACTGTCAAATCTTTACTCTAAGTTTATTAAAGAATATACTGTTGAGCGCCCAGAATATCAAGGTGATGAAGATAATGAAGCGTTGTTTGATGCAATTTTCGGAAGCAAGAATGATGAGTAGGTGATACCATGTCCGAAAATCGTAAAATGACAACAAAAGAAGTAGCTAACGAAAAAGCCGAGCGTATGATGAATGGTGTTGCTTATTGGGGCGCATTCTATCGAAAAAACCCTCAGCGATTTTGTAAAGATTATTTAAACATACATTTAAAGCTTTTTCAAAAAATATTGCTTTATGCAATGATGGTGAACAACTATTTTATGTTTTGTGCGAGTCGTGGTCTTGGTAAAACTTGGCTAACGGCTCTTTTTTGTATAGTAAGATGTATTTTATTCCCTGGTACAAAAATATGTGTCGCCAGTTCTACTAGAGTACAGGCGAACGAGGTGCTTTTAAAAATAACAGATGATTTTTGTAAAAACTATGATTGGGGATCTGACTTATTAAACAATGAAATATCAAATAAATCAGTCGGACAAAATAATGCAGTTATAGAGTTCAAAAATGGGTCATGGATTAGAGTTGTTACGGCTTCAGATAACGGACGTGGAGCAAGAGCCAACATCCTTATCGTCGATGAATTCCGTATGGTAGATTTAGATGTTATAAATACAGTTCTTCGTAAATTTCTTACCGCGCCTCGTAGCCCTGGGTATCTCAATAAGAAAGAATATGAATTACTAACAGAACGTAACAAAGAAATATATATGTCGAGTTGCTGGTATAAGAGTCACTGGTCTTTTGAAAAAGCCAAAGCATATGTTGTGAATTTTCTAGACGCATCTAAGAAGTATTTTATTTGTGGTCTTCCATATCAAATTGCGATTAAAGAAAATCTTCTATCGAGAGAACAGGTTGAAGATGAGATGTCTGAAACCGATTTTGATGAAACCAAGTTTAGTATGGAAATGGGATGCTTTTGGTATGGAGACACTGGAGACGCTTTTTTCTCTTTCGATGATGTTTCGAAACGAAGAAAAATTCAAAATGCAATGTATCCTCCATCTGATAAATACAAGGTTCCTGATTTGGCAATTAATGAAAGAAGAATATTATCGGTAGACGTTGCTTTAATGGCTTCAAAAAAGAACAAGAATAATGACGCTAGTTCTATTATCGTGAACAGTTGTTTACAAACCTCTAATAATAATTATATTTCAAATATTGTATATTCCGAGAATCATGAGGGTTTGACAACAGACGAATTAGGAATTATTGTAATGAGGCTCTTCTATTCTATGAAATGTACTGATTTAGTTCTAGACTCTGGTGGAAACGGACTTGGGGTATATGATTTCATTATAAAAAATCAGTTTGACCCAGATACAGGAGAGCCGTATCGGGCAATGACATGTTGTAATAATAAAGATATGGAAGATCGATGTAAAATAAGAGACGCAAACAGGGTGGTGTGGTGTATTAAAGCAACTCAACAGTTCAACAACGAAATGTGTACAATGCTTAGAAGTGGATTTAAAAGTGGTAAAATAAATCTTCTCGTATCTGAATTTGAAGCCGAAGAAATTCTTCGAGATAAAATTAAAGGTTTTACAAAATTATCTCTGGCTGAACAAACAGACAAAAAAATGCCTTACATACAAACAACTTTATTAATTTATGAGTTGATCAAGCTAAACAGTAAAATAAAAGGGTCTGTAGTAAAAATTGAAGAACAATCAGGCGAAAGAAAAGATAGATATAGTAGCATCGGAATGAATTACTGGGTTACAAGACAAATTGAGATCAACCAAAAACCAGAATTAGATGAGGTTAATACTAAGAGACTTACTTCTCTTGCTAGAAAACCTAAACTATACTCTTACTCAAAAGGAAGGTGATTATCATAGAAACAGACAAAAATAAAGTAACTTCAACTAGCATTCAAGATCAAAAATTAAAAGACGAAAAAAGTTTGAATGATTTCTATAATGGTAAATCATCTTCTTTTGATTATTCCTCTTTAAAACGACTTGTTCTAGCTGAGTTGAGTTACAATAACTCAATTAAATATAATCGTATTTGCGGTTTTACAAGGAAGCAAATTCTTAACATGATTCAATCTCCTGAAAGATATGGAGATTACATATTACGATTATCTCAATACATGATGTTGAAAAGCGGATACTATAAGAGATTAATTGACTACTTTGCAAATATGGGAATTGTAAATTGGACTGTTGACACTGAAGTAGTTGATGCCAAATTTTTCAATGTAAGCGAAAAGACTCTGCGAAATAATTATATAAAATTTTGTAACCAGTGCAGTTTATTCAGATTAGAGACGAATATAACTTCAATCTTAAAAAAGATGTTCGTAGAAGACGTGTGTTATGGATTTTTAGAGGAATCAGATTTTGACACCTCTATATTTTTTATTGATCCTAGATATTGTGAGATTACAAAAAATGTAAATGGCAATGTTTATCAGTTTGCAATAAATAGATCTTTGTTGACTGACAATTACATAAAATCTCTTCCTAAATCTCTTCAAGTTTTACTAGAAGAATCAACAATTAACCTCAATAATCTGGTACAGGTTCCATACGAAAACTCTATATGTTTGAAGTATAATAATGATGTTACATATCCTTATCCACCGTTCTTTAATCTGATTTCCGATATTTTATTAATAGATGATTATAAGGATTTGGCAAAAGCTAAAACCGAGTCAGATGCTTATAAATTAGTTTATTTTAAAATACCAACTAATGATGATGGTAAAATTTCGATGGGTGATGAAATTGTAGTACCATTCGTTGAAATGACAAAAGATATTATTCCTGAAACTTGGGGCGTTGTACCATCTCCAATGGACTTGCAATTAGTTGAATCAAAGTCAACGGTGTCAGACGATACGAATAAAGTGCAAGAAGCTGTGGATTCGTATTATGGAGAAGCGGGGGTATCAAAATCGTTAATTTCATCTGCGTCTAGTGGGTCTGAACTAAAATTATCAATAAAAGTTGATTCATCTGATATGTATAGGATTTATCGTATGATCGAAAATTGGATGGACTTACAGTTAAAGTTAAGAGGATTTATTTTTGAGGCATATCGTTTCGTTTATGATATCTTAGATATTACCATATATGACTCTCAAGACGCTATAGACAAAGAATTGAAACTTGCTCAGGTATCTGTTCCAAATAAAATGAGACTGCTTGCAACTATGGGGATTAATCCCTTAAAACTATTAGGAAATAGTGTGATTGAAAATACAATCTTTAAAGATGTATTTGAGGGTTGGAAGCCGTTACAGTCTTCGTTTACTCAAGGAGGAAGTGATAAACAAGGTAGGCCTCCCAAAGATGAAACTGAAATATCAGATGTAACGGATACTCAGCGTAACAATGATTCAAATAATACGGACAATCGTATATAGTGAAGGCTGGTGAAACATTGGGTGTTATTATTGTGGTTAATTATGACGTTGCAGAAGAACTAAGATTGTTAGGGTACAATTATTCAAAAATACATACTAGTAATTGTATATTATATCAATTCATAGAGTCTGAGAGTTTGCGAAAGGAACTGTTATCAAAATATGATAATGGTTCTTTTTTTGTGTCAAAAAATATTTGTTATTGAAAGGGGTGAAAGTTTTTCTTGGATAAAAAGATAGTCAGATATGAAACAGAAATTAAGATCTTAGATTCGTCAATAAAAGTATTAAATCCACAGTTCAGCTTATGTGATGTTCTGGTCTGTTACCATGGAGATAATCGAAATTATACATCTTTACCAAAAAAGATTATTGAAGATAATCTATATTCAATATACGGAGTTCCCATCATTGGTGAGTGGATTTATAAACTTGATGGAACAGATGAAAAAACATGGGGTTCTCATGGAGGAAGAATAATTCTTGATGATAATGGGATTCACTTTGAGCAGACCACAAGGCCCTTTGGATTTGTAACAAAAGAAGCCGCAGATAATGCAACTTGGGTCACTATTACCGAAAAAGATGGTCATACAAAACATGAGTATTTAAAACTATCTGGATGTATCTTATGGACAGATAGATATGAAGAGTCTAAAACAATTTTAGATGATAATTATGGTCAATCAATGGAAATTGAAATTCCAAAAGGTCATTATAGAAATGACAACTATTTTGAAGCAGAGAAAATCACATTCTCTGCTCTTTGTATTTTAGGAACTAATGTTGAGCCTTGTTTCGAATCTGCATGCATAGGTAGGCATTATAATTTGGATTCGTTCAAGATGGAGTACTCTCTTATGCTTGATGAATATAAAAAAATTAACGAAGAAAATAAAAATGAGGAGGTAAATTGTAAGATGAACTTTGACAAAATCAAAGATCTTATTTCAACTTACTCTTATGGAGAGAATGAAAGTCCCAAATATTCATTAATTGGTAATACAACAGAACATGACTTTACCGTTATTGATATGGAGGACGGATTCAAAATCTATAAGATTGAGTATACAGTTGACAATGAAGAAATTGTTGTCGATTGGGAGTCAAAAGTTGAAATGAATTTTTCACTGATTGAAAAGGCTGGTGACATGTCTGATGTAAGCAAAGCTGTTGAGGTTATTGCAGATAAGATGTATGAGATGAGAGCAGAAAATTTGACTGCTGATTTAAACTCTAAAATTGACGAAATGGCACAGGAATATTCAAATGTCACAAATGAATTGAACGCCGCTAATGAAAAGATTAGGTCATATGAAAGTAAAGAGGCAAAAGTTAAAATGGATAACCATAAAGCAGAAGTTGAGGAAATCATCAAAAATTATTCTGCTAAGTTGGGCAGATTTCCTAAGTTCTTAATATATAAAGCGAAACTGAATCCTGAAACTATTTCTGTTGACAAATTAACAGAAGATTTAACCTTAATGGCTGGTGAAGCAATGATGAATGGAAGAAAGGATTTTTCTTATACTCCAAATGAAGTTGATGCCCCCAAAAAGAAATCATATTCAGACAATAGCGCAAATCGCTATGGCAATTTACTTGACAAGTACAGAAACATGTAAAATAGGAGGATTTAAAAATGGCATATAACGTAGTAGAGACAACGAATTTATATGGGAGCAAGGCTCTCTCATTTCAGGCAACAACCAACATAGAAAATGGTTTTTTAATTGCCAAAGGCGATCTTGTTACGGGAGAAACAGAAGTTTACACAGCGAAAGTACCTACTGCAACAGATGAAGTGTATCTAGTTGCTAATCCCGCTTGGAGTTATAACGATGATAGAGCAACTGATCAGAATGAGGAGAATTTTATTAATAAGGCGGGAATTGCTTTTAGAGGTCGCCAGTTAAAGAAAGACAATAAGTTTAAAGTGTATAGCTATGGAATCACCCCTATCGCTGAAGGGACACCGGTTGCAGAGGGACAGTTTATTACGATTGACGGAACTACACATAAACCCAAAGCAGTTGCATCTGCTCCCGAAGGTGGCTTTTATGGAAAAGTAACTGCTGTTGATACAATTGGATTCCCTTATTGCGTTGGTTCTCTTGGAACTTCAACCACGCTTGGCGGAGAAAATATGGGATATACCGTAGACACCACAGTAACAAAAGTAACCATTGAAGTCGTAAAAAATGTTTAATTTGGAGGAAGCGTAAATGAAGGGATACTTATTAGAATTAACAAACTTAATGAATGATTCTCTGTCTAACAGAGTTGCACTTTTTGATGTAAACGCAAGCAAATATACCGATCAGGCAATTAGAGAGGCGTTTTTTGAAATTCTAGGTGACGAAAAGCTCACATGGCAGGGTTGGAGAAATCATAAGAACGAAATATTTACCGTAATGGAAACCGTTCTTACTACTAATCTCCCACTAGCTTGGGAAAATTCTACGTTTTACGATCAGTTTGTGGAAACAAAAAACGGCGCACTTGGAGATAAGAATGAATTCGTAGTAGAAGACAATTCTATTCTTGTTGCAAGTAGATTTGCCGGTAATTATTGGTCTACCGATCGCACGAAGTTACAGGGTAAAAAGTCTTTTGGACTTGCAACAGAGTGGATTTTCTTGCACATCTATGATGAGCTTGAAAGATTCTTAAAGGGAACTACCACTCTTGCTGATATGATTGGCAAGTTACAGAAAGGGTTCCAGAACGAAATTGACACAAGAATTTTTACTGCATTTAACGGCGCAGGAACATACTTACCAGCTAAATTTCAGGAATCCGGTGCTTATGATAGATCTACTATGGCGGATCTGATTGAAAGAGTTCAGAAAGCCTCCCAGAAAAATGTTGTATTAGCTGGTACTCGTACTGCGCTTGCACAGATTGTTGAAGGTATGGATTCTAAGTTAATCTCAGATTCTCAGAAAGAGGAATTTGCAACAAAGGGTTGCATTTTAAGTCTTACAGGTCTTGGCGTTAGTGCAATCATGATTCCACAGGCGTTAGTTCGTGGCACGTATGATTTTAAGGTCGACAACAATGTAATTTACGTCCTTCCTGATTCTGAGAAACCTATCAAGTTATATTTTGAGGGAGACACCAGAGCAAGAGAAATTCAGCCGAATGAGTCTGAAGATATGACCATGGATACTCAGGTTCAAACAAAGCTGGGTTGCGCTACTGTATTCAGTAATCTCATTGGTAGATATCAGTTGGCATAATTATAACACTTTTCGCAGCATCTTAATTGGTGCTGCTTTTTAACGAGGTAATAATATGGAAAAAGAAAAAACAAATCCATTTTTCCATTGTTACTCTTTTAAATTATGTTATTTCCTTAAATCACAAGGATTCAGCTATGTTTCCAAAGATAAAAATAATAAGAATAATTTGACATTCTACAAATTTATTAAATCGAATGACTTAAACATAGCAATTGGTAAATGGAATGATTTAAAAGACAAATCTAAGGAGGTATAAAATATGGATTATAATTCAAAAGAATTAGATGAATTAAAAGAGATTGCTAAAACCAGAGGAATTAAGTGTGGAAATATTAGCAAAGATAAATTAATCGAAAAGCTAAAAGACAACGACGCAGCTAATTTCGCAAATACAACAGATGATGACTTGTCAGAAGAAAAAATAGAGCAGGTAAAAACAGAAAAGAAATCAAGCGGTTCTCTTCTATCAGCCATTTCAGAAACTATCGATGAATTAGACGAGTCAGTTGATGATGAAGATGATTATGATGACACGCTTGCACTTGATACTTCCATTCCGGTTAAGTCCATAACATTTGGAGGATTGACATATAAATCACGTACAAGTGGAGCAGTTTACAGATGGAATCAAATCGGTGCGATTCAGTACATGACTGTTACTGAGTTAAATGAAATGAACAATTATAAACCATCGTTCCTCAACAAACCGTTTGTGATTCTTATGGATGAACGAGCTATTAAGAAATTTAGGCTTACACCTGTATATGAAAATGTCGCTAAAGTGAACAATCTTCGCGCAGTTTTTAATTCTGATATGCAGACTATCGAAAAGGTGATTGATGATGCATTAAGAGTTAACATGCGAGACATTTTAATCAGCAAGGTTCGTCAGATGTATAAGACTAAAAAATTAGTAGATATAAATATCATTCGCCTTCTTGAAAAAAAGATGCAGTTCGATTTATCTGATTCAGAATAATTTGAGGTGGACGAATGGGGACTGCATATAAAGAATTAGCTGATTCCGTCTTTGACAAAATTAAGGATCTTGATTTTATGGATATGGACGAAAATGTGGCTTATGATGTTGTAATAAGGTATATTCGTCCAGCGATAGTGAAATTTGAGAATTGTAAGCAAGACCTATCAGATAGAAATGATACACTAGAAGAATTTAATTTTTCACTAGACGACAATACTTTTGAACTTCTTGCTAATTATATGACAATTGAGTGGCTGACTTCTAATTATATTCTTACATATCAGGCTTTAAAGGGAAGAATGAGTACATCGGATTTTCACAAAATAGATACAAAAGATATTCTTGGCAAAACCACTGAATTACGTAATTCTTTAAAAGCAGAAAACGATCAGTTGGCCATTAATAAATCATATCCAAATTCCAAACTATTTTCGATTGTAACGAAAAGAAAGTAGGTGGAATTATGGGATTGGAATTAATGAAGGAACGAATTAAAAAGAGTGGGTTATCTGTCAGAGAAGAATTGATAAAAGACGCAAGACAATTATTGGAGAGTGAGAATCAAAACGACTCATCTTATTGCCCCACTATGTATAAACTTGTGTTTGACAAAGACGCTACTATTGAAGAAAAAATTAATCCAAGGCTATATTATAAGAAGTATAGCTCAAGTGCAGGAAAAACTCAAAAAATACAAACCGTATATTCAGAGAAATTTGAAGTAGGCGATTGTTTTTACGATTCAAAGGATTCATCTTATTGGATATGCACTGAGGCGTTTGATAATGATGATATATCATGGAACGGTAAACTTGCTTATTGTAACTACAAGCTTCATTGGCAAAATGAGTCTGGTGAAATAATATCTCGCTATGCTCGTATTCTTAATGCCTCAGCTTATAACAATGGAGAAAAGGAAAATAAAACTCTTACTCTTCAATCTAATCAGTTTATGGTTTATCTACCATATGACAATGAAACCATGTTATTGGACGATAATAAGAGAATACATATGTCAAAAAACATTCGGAAGTGTAAGCCATATGAGATTACGAGGATTGATGACATATCCTATGATTTTACAGATAAGGGGCTGATTAATCTAATTTTTACTCAAGTTCAAGCCAGCCCAACTACTGATAAACTCGTTGATGATGGTACTGGCAATAAAGTATGGATATGTGACTACAATACCCCATCCTCTCCCACTGATCCAGGTGATGAAAATGGCAATCAAAGTCCAATTTTATTGCAAGCAACATTCACTTGCAAGGGAGATAAGATAATAAAGGCTGGCGGTAGTGCTAAAACTTTTTCTGTTAGTTTTTCAGGTGAAAACCAAGTGCCGGTTACTGATGTTGATTATATATGGTCAGTTTCTATCACCAAAGAGTTTAATAACCTATTGACCGTAGAAACACTGTCAAATGGGCAATGTAAGGTAAAACTTGGATATGATGACTTGGTTGTTGGCAATTATGTAAGATTATCCGTTGTAAACAGTGAAGGTACTGAGATTGGCTACGAATTAATTGAGATTGGAGGGAATCTGTAATGGCAAATAGTGACATTATCTCTCTAATCAAGAGAAAAGTAAAGAGTGAAATTATGAATGACCCGATAATTGTAAAAGCTTTTGGGAGTCCCGACTACGATTCTGCCGATGATGGTTGGTCTGGAGAAGACATTGGAGATAATTATTTATTTACTTGGAACCAGAACCCAGAGACTATTCAAACGGAAATTACTTTTGTGACATTACAAGTACATACCGATGCTTATAGGGGAAAATGGATAAAACCGACATTGGAGATATGGATTTATAGCCACAATAGACATATGAAGTTAAACCCAAAAGATTTCCCTGGAATTGACGAGAACAGGAATGATCATTTGTCAAAATTACTTGATCTAAAATTTAACGGAAGAACAAGCCTTGGAACAGACGATGATAAGACAAAACTCAATTTAATCGGAGAACTGAAACTTACATCTAATAGAGAAGGTGTGTTTAATGCTGATTTTGTATATAGAAGAATGTTGTTTGAAACAAGAGATATAAACAATTCACTCTGTTATGATTCGAGGTGACAAATTGGAGAATCAATTAATTGATGAATTGAAGATTTATCGTGGAAAAGATATTCTTATAACAGATAAAATATCAATAAGGCAGCCGACCCTAGGTGAAATCTGTGATTACGGAGAAAAAGAATATTGGTTTATGGTTCATACTCTGGCTTCCGTTGGTGCAGATATGAAATTTCAACTTTACGATCTCGGATTTGACTATACCAAGATTGATGACTACACTTTATTCTCAAATTTCTTATGTAAGGGGTTCTCTGTGGAAAGAACATCGATATTATTTGGTGACTTGGATTTTTCAAAATTCCAGTTATTTCAAAAGAGAGACAACGATGATATCGTAATGTACAATTCAACTGATGATATTTTATTTGACGAATATACATATTTGGTATTTGTAGAAGCACTTAGAAAAATCCATATGATAAAACGTAATTCACAGTTGCCAGCAAACGAATCAACAAAACAGATCCTAATCGATGATGATCGTGAGGCATACGAAATGAGTAAAAATAAACAATATTCTTCTCAATTAAAAAATGTTATTTCATCAATGATTAATCGAGAGGGTTTCAAATGTAATCACGACAATGTTTGGGATATGAAAATTAACGCATTTTTAGATTCTGTTAAAAGAATACAGAGAATTAAAGATGCAGATTTATTGCTTCAGAGTGGTTACTCTGGATATGGACTGGATCTTACAAAGATATCAAATAAGAAACTTGATTGGTTGGGAGAACTTGATTAGTCAGGTTCTTTTTTTAATTAATATAAAAATATTGGAGGTAATAATATATGTTTAATCCTAATGAACTAGTTCTTGAAAAGATTAGGGCAGTTGAGGAATATGATCCAGCAACAAATGAGCTGACTGGACGTTATACCCAGATTGAGAGTCCGAGTTTGAAAACATCTGCTGATGGCACTCCGGTAACAGATGCTATGGGGTCAGAGATTACAACGTTTTATAATGCACAGACCGGCACATTTGATTTTACAAACAGTCTATTTTCTCTTGATTTGGCTGCTTCGCAGTTTGGAACCCAAAAAGAAGTTGCAAGTTCTACAAACAAAATTATAATGCCGGTGTCAGAAACTATTCCCATTGCATCTGACGGAACAGTTGTTTTAAAATATGCACCAATTGGAACTGCTGGAGCGGAAGTAAAATATGTAAAAGTAATTAACGAAAATAATACCTTTGGTAAGACATACGAAGTTTCTGCAACTGCTGGTGATGGAAAATTCACATTGGACGTAGCCACAAAAACAATCACTCTTCCATCTGGAGTCACAGGTAGAGCATTTGTTCGTTATGATAAAGAAACTGAAAATGCTGTAAAAGTGTCTAAGAATACGGATGGAGTACCTGCCGTTAAGTCTCTGCTTATTCATGGAATCTTCCATGATCCATGCAATACAAATCTTGTGTATGCTGGTGTTATTTCTGTTGCTAGAGCACAGATTGATCCCTCTTCTGTTGAAATCAATTTAACTGCTGATGGAAAACACGCTGCTAGTTATAAGCTTCAGAAGCCATACTGCGATGAAAAAGCTAGACTATTTGACATCATCATTTCCGAAGATTAATTAACTGAGGCGGTGTTCCGCCTCTTTTATTGAGAGGTATTAATGGGAGAACTTAATGCAAAATGCAGTATATGTGGTAAAAAATATCATGTATGTCACACTTGCTCAAACACAATATCTTTCACTCCATGGAGAAAGATAACTGATACAACCAACTGTTATAAAATATTTCTAATACTTAGGGATTATACCAATGGGTATGTAGATAAAGAGTCTACTAGAGATTTATTAAATGGTTGCGATTTAAAAGAACTTGATACTTATGAAGATAATATTAAAAAGACAATTAACGAAATTTTAAAATCAGAGACTGTTGCTAAAAGTAAGAGAAAAAGCAAACTTAAAGAAAGTGAAACCGTCAATGAAAATGATGAATAGTGATTATTAGATTTGGGGATAACCATTATTCATCAGAATTTTGATTATCCCTATTTTTTACGCCAATAAATATATGAAAGTGGTGAATACAATTAGAGAATACAGTGAACAGTTTAATCGCGAATACGAAATTGAAGATACCGTAAGAATTGTTAATACAAAACAGGCAGGACTTTATATTAAAAATAATGTTCCGCTTATTGATATCTTCTGGTCTAAAGATAATTTGGTATTTGTATTTAATAAAAATGAAAGTAAAAGAGCCTATCAAAAATGGCTTAATCATGAATTACTATAAAATTCAACTTTGCTTCAAAAACGAAAGGAGAAACTATGACGGAAATTATTAATCTCATGCCATTACTTGGCATTACAATGGCAATAAATATTTCTCTTGGAATGTATTACAACATCGGAGTTAAGTCATTTAATTTCGATTACAAGGTGTTTATCAATGGATTAGTTAAAGCCATTATCATTGGCTCCGCATTTATTGGGCTTGCTTATTGCTTTGATAAGACAGACCTCTCTTCCATTGGAATTACGCCTACATTAATTATGTATTCAGCAATCGTGCTGTATGCAAGTAAAGATTTAAAAACTCTTGCAAAAATTATCGGAGTTGAAACAAAAACGGAGGAATAATGATGGGAAAAACCTTATCGGATTTAATTGTTCTCGCCAAAGCACAAGAAGGATATATTGAAAAGGCTTCTAATTTTAATCTCGATTCCAAAACGGCCAATAAAGGTAGCAATAACTATCAGAAGTTTTCCAGAGATATTAATAATGTTAGCTTGAATGGTTGTCAGGCACAGGCGTGGTGCTGCACGTTCCAATTCTGGCTTGATCTTCAGACCTTCGGGGTGGAAATTGCTCTTTATCTTTGGAATATGACCAGAGCAACATATGTTGGTTACAACTGTTTCGCCACATATAACGCCTTTGCTAATAAAGGTAAAGTTGGTAAAACTCCAAAACTGGGGGCAATTGTTATATTTGATTTTTCACATGCTGGACGAGTTATTGATATTTATAAGAGAAATGGCCTGACATACATATCATGCATAGAAGGAAATACTTCTTCCAATCTAAATGATAGAAATGGTGGACAAGTAAAGACCAAAGAAAGACTTGCAAATGATTCCACAATCAAAGGATATTGCTATATCGACTATGACCAGTTCGAGCAAAAGAAATCCGATTGGCAAGATGAGGACAATCATTGGAGATTTTATCTTGGTGACACTGGTAACTGTGTAAAGAATAATTGGTATAGATGGACTTCTAAAACAGACAGAAATGATTATTGGAGTTTCTTCCTGGGCGACAACGGATTTGCCGTTCAAGGCAATTGGTATCAGCATAATTATAAATGGTATTACTTTGATAACAATTGCGCCATGCTTGCGAACCAGTGGTTGGAATACGAAGGTAAGTGGTATTACTTTTGTAATTCCGGAGAAATGGTAACTAATGCCTATGTGAAATCTAAGAGTAAGAAAGATGTATATTATTTTATAAATAAAGATGGAATTTGGGAAGGCAAGGAGGAAATCAATCCAGATACTAGCCATTTCAAAGTTTTCTAAAGAAGGGGTTGGAGTATGGATGAAAGATATCCCGAACTTGCCGTGAAGGTTGAAAATGCCAGTGTAAAAATCGGAGAACAAGATAGACGCATAAAAACTTGTGAGGATGATATTAAAGACCTTAAAGAAGAACAAAAGGTAATTTATCGTTTGGTTAATTCTGTGGAAAATTTAGCAGGTTCTATGACACAATTACGAGCAGATATAGGCGATGTTAAATCTGGGCAAGACGCATTGACTGTTAAGGTGGCAGAGATAGAAAATCGACCAGCTAAAGAAACCAAGAAATTCACTGATAACATTAAGGAAAAATTATGGTATCTCGTTATCGGCGGAATAGCTGTAACAATATTGTATCAAATCTTACCAAATTTCAGATGGTAGCCTAATAAGGGACAGTTGAGTAATTACTACTCTTCTGTCCTATTTTGATAAATAAGAACGTCTATCTATACGCCAATAGGTTTAGATAGGCGCTTTTGTTGTGCCTAAATGCGGAGTTTATTGAACCGCATTGTTTGTTTTGAGTAGAAGAATATCATGAGGTCGCTCCCATGAAAAGTGGTCATCTCCTTCCACGATCTTCTACTTTTTTGTTTTATTAAGGAGAAAATAAAAGTTTAAGGGAGAAATATTATATGAATGAAATAATGATTTTTGAAAATAAGGAATTTGGAAATGTTAGAGCTGTTGAAGTTGACGGAGAACCGTATTTTATAGGTAAAGATGTAGCAGAAATTCTCGGATACTCTAATCCACGCAAAGCTATTATTGATCACGTTGATGAAGAGGATAAAATGGATGGGGTAACAATTCGTGACTCCATCGGAAGAGAACAAAAACCAGTTTGTATTAACGAGTCCGGACTCTATGGACTTATACTTTCTAGTAAAATGCCAAATGCGAAAAGATTTAAGCGCTGGGCAACAAGTGAAGTATTGCCGTCGATTCGCAAACATGGAATGTATGCTACAGAAGAAACCATTGATAAAATTTTAAGCGACCCAGACTTCGGAATTAAACTTTTAACACAACTTAAAGAGGAAAGAAATAAAAACACTTTATTGAATAAAGAAAACGATGCATTAGCAGAGAAGAATCTTAAATGGGCAGGTAGAAAATTTACTAACGCCTGTGTGCGACGATATGCGGGATTCGCTTGTGAAGGAAATTTTGGTAACGCTTGGATTGAATTTAAGAAAGAAATTTTATATAAGCACAGCATCAATCTTAATTCAAGAATTACGCATTATCTGAATAGCACTGGAAAGAAAACAAAACCCAAAACACTGGATATGTTAGATGATTTAGAAGTGCCAAAAGCAGTATCTACAATTGTTTCTATGTGTAGAGAAAAGGCAGTAGATATATCTGATTTATTGGAGAATGTAGATGATAAGGAAATGTCCAATGAATAGCGGTAAGATCTTCGAGAATGCTTTTAAAAAGTCAATCCCAGAATATGTACTATATCATAGGCTAAACGATTCCACGGGAACTTTTTCAGGCGGAAGTAATCTTAGATTTTCACCTAAACAGCCATGCGATGCATTCCTCTGGAATGGTCACACGAATACCTTTTATGCATTGGAATTGAAAACAAGTAAATCAGGCTCATTCTCTTATGAAGACGTGAATTGTGATGAAAAGCAACCACCTAAAATGATACATAAACATCAGATATTATCCCTTGATAAACTGTCAAATTATAACGGCGTTGTTGGTGGCTTCATTTTTAATTTTAGATGCGAATCAGAATCAATTGAACGCACTTATTTTCAAAAAATATGTGATTTTTTATTGATGACAAGTGAACTAAATAAGAAATCATTTAATGAAAAGGATTTACTAAAGTATAACCCTGTTGAAATTGCCGGACGTAAGAAAATTAAGAATTGGACTTGGAACGTTGAAAAGTTCCTTAATGACACCAGATTGAACTAATTAAAATAAAAATATTGGAGGACTAATATATGAACATTTTTAATAAAATCAAGAATTACTTTGAAAGTAGAAAACAGGAAAAGATTAAGGAAAACGATTTTAGAGAGACATTTATGGCAATCTCCCTGTATGTATTAAACCAGCATAGTGATTTACTGGAATTGCAAACTGAACTTGTAAAAAAACAGATGGAAGCAACTGAATCCATTAATAAATTAAACGAATCGGTCAGTGTAGATGATATGAAAAATCTTATGCAGAATATTGATAAGATTTCAAAGAACCCTGATTTAACATCTACATACTACTCTCATATTGCCGATATTACTCAGGCCGAAAAAGGCTGATAAATAATATGGCTACTATTAGACCGGAAGACTTAAACTCTTTTTTTCTAAAACAAATCATTAACAAATACAAGGAGTTGCAATTAAAACTACCGGAATATCTAAAGGGGTTTATTTATAGCGAGTTTTACAATAAGTATACCCCATCAGACTTATATGACCGTCAGTATCGTATTATTGATGCCATTATGACAAGTAGTATCAAAGTATCTGGCGATACCGTCTCTATGGAAATATATCTTGATCCAGATAAGGCATCATACGACCCTTCTATTTGGTATTATCCAAACGGCGCATTTACATATATAAAAGGTGATGATTCGGCCACCGTATTTGAGAACATGAGAAATGGTATTCACGGATCTCCTGATTTTGGCGTAACAGATGGTGATTTCTGGCAAGCATTTGTCGATTCCGTAAGTCGTGGAGGAATATACGATTTGTTTCAGGATTTCAAAAAGTATCTAAGTGACACTGTTGAAATAAAGGTTATATAAGGAAGTGATAAATTGGTAAGATATGAATCTGAATGCGTTGATTGCAGAAAGCCATGTTTATATAAAAACTGCCCATATTACAGGGTAGTACGACACTATTGTAATGAGTGCGGAGAAGAAATTAGTCACAATGAAGATGAAGAGACAGGACTATGCGTGTATTGTTACAGCAAAAATAACTTGTGCTAATATTTGAGTTTTATATATTAATTTTTGTAATTAATGGTTGCTTTCTAACAACCGACTTTTGGCAAATTATGTGATATTATGTCATTAATAAATTTATTGCTCATGCAAATACTAGATGTACGACTAAATTGTAGAGGTGTTTGCATGTTTATAAAATTACGTGACGTAAGAATAGAAAAAGGTATATCAATAAGAGAACTAGAGCAGAAATCGGGGGTTGATAGGTCGACAATCAGTAGGATTGAGAATGAACAAGCCATTCCTAGCGTATTAACGTTGTGTAAATTGGCATATGCTTTAAATGTGACATTAGATGACTTAGTAGAATATACGGAATATTGTGAAAAAGAAAAGGGGGAGTAATATGTCTGAGAAGATGTATTATAATGTGATTTGTGAGGAGATTGGAGTTACTGGCGGTAAAATTATTCATGTTGATGAGAATAAAGGTACGATTCAAGAAGTTCATGATCTTGTAGATGAGAATATTGAAAAGTGGCCAAATGGGAAGTTTATCCAAGATTTTTTAAAGCTTTATTTTCTATTTAAATACCGATTTGTTTTAGATTTTAGGCGCTTATGCTGTAACAGGTATGGGCGCTTTTTGTATGTAAAAATGAAAGGAAGTGATTTTCGTATGAAGAAAATACCAGAAGTAACAAGCGAAGAATGGGGTAAAGTTAATGTATTTAACAGGTTTATTTATGACGATTTCTTTGCCAACAACATTGAACTATCAGACAAATCTATTAAGGCATATCGTAGTTCATTAAAAATTTGGTTCAGATGGGTTATGGAGAATTTAAGCAACAAACAACAGACAGAAATTAAGGGGTTGGACTTTAAGAGGTATCAGAACTGGCTAATAAGTCTTGGACACTCTTCTTCTGACATTTCAAATAAACGTGCTGCTGTTAGCAGTTTAAATAATTACATAATGGTATATTACGAAAGCGATTTTCCTACATTTCGCAACTTCATCAATTCCTCAATAAAGAAACCAGAAAAGTCTTTTGTTAGAGAAAAGATTCCTCCAACAAAAGCTGAAATGGAAAAACTTATTTCTACATTAAAAGAAGGTAAGGTTAAAGACAAATATCAGAAAATTGCTTATTTAAAGTTCACATGGGAAACTGGTTGTCGCAGAGCCGAAACAATGCAAATTATGAAAGACATTATTAACTCTGAACCGATTATAAAAAAGAAATTGGTTAAGTTGGAAGATGGGGCTGAAGAAGAAAAAGAAATCAAATACTATCTTACCCCGAAAATCAGATGTAAGGGGCGTGGGAAAACCGGAAAAATTCGACGCTTGAAATTCTCTGATTATTCCTTGGAAGCATTTAAAAAATGGTTGGAAGAACGAGGAGATGATGATTGCCCATATATGTTTATCACAAAATATAACGGTGGAATTAATCAGGTAAGCGAAACCACATTTAATAATTGGTGTACTGATGTATTCTCTCCTATTATTGGTAGACGATTTCATCCGCATATTCTTAGGGAAGGACGAGCGACAAGTATAGTCGTTGAAGAAGGCAAGAATATCGAAGCAGCTCAAGCCTTGCTTGGACATGAATCGAGCCAAACCACACAGATCTACGTAATTAGAGATGATGAAGATGAGGATTCCGATGAGCTATTTATGGATTAATTCATTATAAAATCCCACTTTGCTTGTAAATCAAAAACAGAATAATTAAACCATTACTGCCGCCCTCTCATATGGCGGTTATTTTTATGCCCAAAAATATGAAAGGAGTGTTACATGGATAATTTAATTCTCCAGCTTGTCACTAGGTTGGATTCTAGCAAAACGGCTGATGATGTAAAGAAAATACAGGAACAGTTAAATGCTAAAGGTATAACCTTAAAACCCGTTCTTGACACTGCAACAAGTAAAAAGGAAATTCAGAACCTAGCCAAGCAATTACAATCGATAATGTCGTCAGTTGACCCGAAGTTTGGTGAGATAGGTGTTAAAGAATATACGTCTGCCATTAATGCTACTATTTCTGCCTCAAAGAAGGCTACTGCTGAACAGGACAGATTTGTCAATTCAATGGCACGAGGACGGGAACAATCAGAATTATTACGTTCTGCAGAAGAAAAACGTCAGCAACTGGCGCAAAGTAATGCGATAAACAAGAATCTTGAAGCCGAATACATTGAACGTCAGAAAATCTCACAGAAAATTGATGAGCAAGCTAATAAAATAAGAAATTTGCAATCAAGTGGGAACGTAGATTTAAATTTTGATAAAGTTAAAACATCAATAAATAATCTTGATAAGATTGGATTGGCAACAGAATCATTAAAAAATGATTTTAAGCAGCTAAGTGTTCTATATAAAGGTATTGATAGTTCAACTCCGACAAAGCTTATAACCACATACTCTGCCTTTGATTCTCAGTTAAAGAAGGTTAATAATTCAATTGCTACACAGAAATTAGGATTATCAGAAGTAAAACAGCAAGTTTCACAAGTAGATAAAATTACTTTTGCTAATCAGATACAAGCGTGGCGTAGAGTTAACTCAGCAGCCGAGAAAGAATTTGGTGGTACGCTTGATGAATTACTCATCAAACTGAAAGAAATCGATAATAAATCAGATTTCAGTAATCTACAAAAGAAATTTCGAGGTGTAAAGGCTGAAGCTGACGCTTTAGGGGTTACTGGTAAAAGTATAGGTGACACATTCGCATCAAGTGCACGTAAATTTTCAGAATGGATTGTTTCTGCTGGCGCTGTAATGACTGTGGTTCAGTCTGTGAAACAGATGGTTTCTAACGTTATAATATTAGACTCAGCAATGACCAATCTTTATAAGGTTACAGATGAGACAGATAGCAAGTACAATCAGTTTCTGATAAGCGCTAATAAAAACGCACAGGAGTTAGGCAGGTCTGTATCTAGTCTCGTTGAACAAACTGCAACATGGGCCAAGCTTGGATTTAATATTGACCAAGCAGAACAATTAGCAAAAATTTCTTCTATTTACGCTAACGTGGGCGAAGTTGATGATAAGACTGCAATATCCGACCTTGTTACGGCAATGAAAAGTTTTAACATCGAAAGTTCAAAAAGTATCACAATTGTAGACTCGCTTAACAAACTTGGAAACGAGTTTGCGACAGATGCAGGTTCGCTCGGTGAAGGATTAAAAAATGCTGCCTCTGCACTCGCTCTTGGTGGAATGGATATTAACAAATCACTAGCACTTTTAACTGGTGGATCTGAAATCACTCAAAATGCTGGAGAATTAGGCAACGCTTTAAAGGTCGGTCAAATGCGTGTAATGGGCATGAAAGGCGCTTTAGAAGAACTTGGCGAAGAAGCAGAAGGTCTTGAATCAGTTAGTAAAATACAAACTCATATTCTTAATCTGACAAAAGGCCAGGTTAATATTATGAACGACGCAGATCCATCGAAATTCAAAGATTATTACGAAATTCTTGAAGGTGTTTCTAAGGTATTTGATTCATTAGATCAGACGAAACGTGCCGATCTTTTAGAAACACTTTTCGGGAAACAGCGCGGCAATCAAGGTGCGGCTGTAATTCAGGCATTTCAGTCTGGACAAGTACAAAAAGCTCTCGATGCATCGATCAATTCGGCAGGTAGCGCATATGCTGAACAGGAAAAATGGCTTGAATCAATAGAGGCGAAGACGCAGCAGTTTATTGCATCGTTTCAGTCTTTATCGAGTGCCATAGTGGATTCTGATGGGCTAAAACTGCTTGTAGATTCTGGAACATCTTTAAATAACATTTTAACTGAATTAATTCGAAACTTTGGCATTTTGCCAACGCTTGTATCTGGTGCAGGTATTGCATCATTCGTAAAAAACTTCGCTTAGCTCTGAAATAAGAGTTACACTTAAATCTTTCCGAGGGATTTAGTTGGGCTATCTAGGGGGAGGAAATACCATAATGGCGGTATATACAATTCCTAGAGACGAAAGTTTTAAAATAAAAAGAGGATTAATTGCTTGAAAGTGTAACGCTCACTACTCTTCTATTTTAGAAGAAGCCGAGAAATAAGGCAAATAAGTCAAACGGTTTATACACCGGAGTGAGATTTCTAGGGATAAAAAATAATTCCCGACAGAAGTACAATCACCAACGAAGCAGCTAACCCTATCTACGCTAAGTCGTGGCATATAATCCGATGGTAGCAATTGCGAAAGCAGTGTCGGGATAAAGTCATAAAAGATAGGGAATGTTCAACGAGCACCATTCCTCACAGTATGCAAAAGCCTGATTTTGTGTGCTGTTAATGCATGTTCTAAAGTATACGAAGTATCAAACTTCAATGTTATTCAATGTAAGATATCAAAACATTTACACTTGTCTGGAAATTTCTTCCTCTCTATGATATAATAATTTTAAAAAGAGATACAGGAGGGAATTGTATGAAAAGGTTATTAGTTTTATTAATGACAGCTACTATTGCTATTTGCAGCACATTTGTTTCTTTTGCAGGAGAATGGAAACAGAACGATAAAGGTTGGTGGTATCAGAACGACGACGGAAGTTATGTAACATCTTCATGGAAGGAAATTGATGGGAAACAATATTATTTTGGATGGCATGGTTATATGTTGCATGATACGACTACACCAGATGGGTACTATGTTGGATCAGATGGGGCGTGGATCCCAGACGGAGAAATCTTGAATTCTGAGGCGGTGAATCCTTTGGGTGATAAGGATTTAGCAATTCAGACATTAGCAAATTTAATGATTACATTAAAAGACCCCAATTCCCTAGAGGTAAACAAAATATATTGTCAAACAATCGTTGGTGGAGCGGGTGCGATATTGAGGCAGGTTGTTATTAGATACTCGGCTACAAATACTTATGGTGGAAGAGTTGCAGATTATTATTCTGCATGGGCAAGTCCAAAAGATGGAAGTTTGGTATTAGATAGTGGTTTTAGGAAGGTTACACAGGAAATCTTAAATTCTGCGTTTGATAAAACCGAGTTAAACATTGATGAAATCTTACCTGCGGCACAACAGTTGGCTAACAGTTGGTATTAATATTAAGTGCAGTTTAAAGAGTCTGAACATATCAGACTCTTTTTATGTGTGATAATTTTTGTTCATTATATATATCACAGCCATACACTGATATCCACGCTTGTTATAATACGAAAAAGATACCAGTAATCCTCCAAGTTGGCTTGAATTACTTCATAATGCTTAATTATTTCACCATTTTGCTCCACAATTCTTACAGTGCATTGTGTTCCTAATATTACTACTAAATAATCCGAATGCCAATCCACCAACGGCCTTCTTGGGAAGAGATATTTTCTCTATGTTCGGGCTTCCACATGTGGGACACTTGGGGATATTTTGCTGTATTGCCTCGCTATTGCTGTTAAATGTTGGAGGAACCTGTTTTGTCTCGCGCATTATTTTATATAATTGGTGTGCTCCATTGAAGTCTAAAGCACATCTTTCTTTTAGTTTTTTAATTAACACAACAGGGGTTTCAGTTGATGTAGCCTCTAATAATTCCTTCGTTAAATCAAATCTTGTTCCGTTGATTTCACTTATATTTTTGTCAGTTAAATCGATATTTAGTGGATAACCACAAAAAATGCACTTCTCGGCTTCACTAGATATATCTTTATTACATTCAGGACATTTTATTAACATATTATCCAATCCCCTTTTTTGTTTATATTATCATACATATAATCTCATATCAATAGTATCGCAACTTAAAGACCTCGGAAATCTTTATGCTTTTTTTGATGAGATAAATAAATTGGGCAGTATAGATAATATGTCAAACGTAATGCTTGACAAATTATCAGATTCATTTGTGGGGTTAAGTGACGCTCAAAAACTAGCAAGAATATCTTCATCAAATCTTTCAAATGAAATGAAACAACAAGTGGCTGGTATGGTTGTAGCGAAGTCTTCCACCACCGCCCTCTCCGCTTCTCAAGCCACTGCAACCGCAACCACAACAGGATTTGGCACTGCATTAAAGGGTCTCTGGGCAACCATGCTTGCAAATCCATTAATTCTGGTGGGTGCCGCTATTACCGCTGGACTGACTGCATGGAATATGTACAAACATTCAGTAGATGAAATGAGGAAATCCACATCTGAAGCCGCATCCGTATTCAGTGATACTTCCTCTTCTATTGAAGAATATTCAGATAAATACAAAGTATTACATGATGAACTAACTAATGCAAACACCACAGAAGAACGTCAACATGAAATAAAGAGCGATCTTCTCTCTTTACAGAAAGAATTAAATGATAAATATGGAGAAGAATATGGCAAGCTAAATCTCGTTACCGATGCATATAAAGATCAGACAGAAGCTATTCTGGCTATGAACAAAGCAGCGGCACAGAAGTTTTTGAATGAGAATAGAGAAGGAATTGAAGATGCCAAGACCCAAATGACTTCTAAGAAGACATATATGGCTGCAATGGACATTAGTATGTATTCTGAATCTGGTAGCAGCATTCTTGATTTAGCTAAACAGATGGGACTTGATGTTGATGCAAATGAATCAACTGGTACTTTTACCGTTAGAATCAAAGCGAATCCTACAGAAGCATACGATTCCATAACAGACTTCATGAATCAAGTGACAGCATTACAAGAAGACTTTGGGAACGACGACTATGATATTGGGTCGGTGCTTGGGATATCAAGTACCTCGCTAAATCATGCAAAAGATAAAATTGACGAATTTGGTGTTAAGTACAATTCTGCATTAGAAGCTGAAATAACTATAAATGATAAACTCTCGCGGAGTTTTGAAGAAGTCAAAGGTGCAGTACAAAAGTATAATGACGCATTAGCTTCCGGTGATGAGACTAAAATTCTATCGGCAAGAGATAATTTAAATAAAGTTAAAAATTCAATTGACCTTACCAGTACAGATTGGAAAGATTATGCGTCTGTTGTTACAGATGTGTTTGATCAGGCTGATACCGACTTATACGATTTTGAAGGTTCATTAAAGTCAAATAAAGATGGATTAATGAATTTTGCAAAAACATTACGTGGAATATCTAAAGAAGATATTCTTGCTATAAGCGATGCCGGGGATAATGAAAACTTCGAGAAACTAAGAGAGGCGGCCGATGAATATGAATTAAGTGCAGAAGATGTCATTGCAGTTCTTGAAAGATTGAAAATTGTTCAAGGTGATGTTGGCAAATTTGGCGAAGCGGCATTCACTCCTCTTTCCAAACAAGAAGTAATCTCAAACATCAACTCTCTCTCCGAAGGTTTTGAATCCATTGATAAAATCATGAAGAGTGTATCCGACAAAAACAATCCGTTTGACTATGCTCTGCTTGATGATGGTAAGTTTACAAAGATATTCAGCACCCTAAATGATGGTGGTGAAGCTTACACAAACTTCATCGAAAAGGTTTCGTCATCACCCAAGGATCTAAATGCTACTCAAAGTGCATTTGACGAATTGGTTACTACATGGATTGATGGTTCTGGTGTATTAAACGGACTCACTGAGGATAATGCTATTCTCGCTACTACTATGCTCCAAAATATGGGTATTGCTAATGCAGAAGAAGTAGTAATGTCACGACTTTCGGCAGCACAGGAACACCTTGCAGCGCAAAAAGCTTATACAGCAGAAGTAAGTAATGACCTTGCTAATGCTACAGCAAGTGCAATCCCAGGAATTATAGAAGAGGCAACTCAAAGTGACATAGCCAAAGTAGCACTGGCCGGACTGGTATTAGAAAAAGAGTTTTTTAATGGGAATGCACTGGATACTAGTGGCGATATTGAAAATATCCTCTCTCTTGTTGGAGTAATTGGTACCGCGAGTAAGGCGTTACAAGCTTTAAATGCGGTAAAATCCGGTAAAGTTGGGGCTGGAGGTAAAGCTAATTATGATTTTATTGTAAGTGCCGCAGAAAAAGAATATGAAGATGCAATAAAGGCTGCTTCCGAATATAAAGGCAAGGGTTCAAGTACCAACGTATCGTATACAGGTGGTCCAAAAACAAATAAACCATCTGGCTCTAAAAAAGATAAAAAAGAAACAAAAAAACCTATTGACTGGATTGCTCGCGGCACTAAAGTACTACAAGATGAGTATGCAAAATTAGAAGAATTAGCCAATAAAGACACAATTGCATACCTTGGACTGACACAAGAAGAATTTGATAAGGCTAAATCAATTTTCGATAATGGTCTTGGCAATACAGCGAAGGGTTTATCTCAGCTACAAAGTTATGCGGATAAAGCGGGATTGAGTTTAGGTGAATTATACACAATGATTCAATCTGGTGCTCCTAGTGCTTCAAAAGAAAATGCGCTGCAAAGTATGCTAGAAATGCAAACTGAAACATTGCTTCCGCAATACCAACGAGAAGTCGAGGCATATTCAAAAGCATATGCAGACGCTTTAAAGGATATTCCATCTGAATATAAGGCCAAAATTGAGAATGGTGGAGTAGATATTGAATCTTTACCTAGTGATTTAGCTGAAAAAGTTCAAACAGCAATTGATGCCAATGAAAAGTTGAAAAAATCGGAAGGACAGCTAGAAGAAGGAAGAGAAAAACAGATTCAAACGATTCAAGATTTACATGAGAATAGAATTGCCGCAACCGATATAGAAAATGAAAAATTGGAACAGTCCAATAAGATAATAAAGTCTCAAATAGAATTGATGGAAGCACGTGGAGAGATTGTCGATGCAGATTTCTACAAACGGCAAATAAGAAATAATAAGGGTTTGATTTCTGGAAACCAAAAAAATATTGCTGAATGGGAATCTGAAATGGCTGATCTTCGGAAGGCGAACGTTTCCACTAGCTCAAAAGAATATAAAGAATTACAAGCAAAAGTAAGGGCTGCAAAGAATGAAATACAGGGGATGAAACTTGAACAGGAAGAATACAATAACAAGTTACTTCAAATGCCAATTGAAAATGCCTCTATTCTTGTTTCAATGTATCAGGATATTGGGACTGCTATTCGGGGCTGGGGTGATGAGGTTGTAGCTTCTGGAGGGAAATTAGATGCCGATTATTATCAGAGTTTGATTTTCAATGGAGCATCTGTGATTGGACAGCTTCAGAAACAAAGTTCTCTGATAAAAGATGTTATGGATAATTACGAAGTTGGCTCGAATAACTGGAATGAATTATACAAGCAACTACAAAAACTCCGAGATGTCAAGTGCAATTCAGAACATGCGTAAATTCAATGAAGAATTACTGAAAATGCCTCTTGATAAAATTGGCAACTTCTCTTCTGAATTACAAAAAGTTGCTGATGGACTAAGCAAAGTTCAGAGTGAACAAGATCAGGTTATATCTGCCGTAACAAACGCAATTCAGAAACAGATTGATGCTATAAATGACCAGAAGAACGCATACCAGGAAGCCAATGAAGCACAAAAGAAGGGTTTAAAGGATAAACTTGACTTACTTCAAAAGCAGAACATCCAGTTAAAGCGACAGACTGACTATGAACAGGCATTATATGACTTACAGAAAACAAACCAACAAGCAACCGAAGCTGTAATTCGTGATGGGGAAAAAGTTTATGAGGTGAATGCAGATAAGCAAAGAGAGGCTCTTGAAAAAGTTCAAGATGCAAAATTCGCTCTTGAAACAGGAAAAATTCAGGATGAAATTGATGCACTCGATGAAGCACTTGAAAAACAGAACGAATTATATGATTCACAGATTAAGAACCTTGAAACTATAGCAGATCGATGGAAGCAAATTGCAGAGAACATCAAGATTGCACAGGACGAAGCCATTGCAACAGATAGCCTCGGTAATGGTTGGAAAGACAAAGTTCTCTCTGGCAACGATGAAGCTCTATTCAATACATTCTCTGGAATGTACGCCAACACCGCCGAACAGCTAAAAAAATATCAAGATCAGATAGACTCCACTAACAACATTCAGTCCTTATTAGAGGATTATATAGCTTCCTATAAGGCAGGTGAAATCACCTATACTGAAGCTGTAAATGGTATTAACGGTCTTCTATCTCAGCTTAATCAGAAAATGTCTGCCACAGATAATTTAAAGAATATCTTTGATTATCTTGGAACTGTAAATGACACAGCAGCTAACGCAGACGCGATTCTGACGGGTATCCAGAGTGGATTGAAAGATACTGCCACTGAGTTGTTAAAGTCCCTAGAACAGTACAATAAGAACTCTGGAATGATATCTGAATATACGTCTAGTTGGCAACAACTTACTAATAACGTTAAGGACATGCTCGATGTGCTAAAACAAGTCAGGGACAATCAAAAAGATAGTTATGACCGCGATGATGACGACGATGATGAACCGTATGATAAATCCAGAGGTAAAGGTTGGGGAACTGGTGATGTAAACAATGGCCCTGGTGTATATGCTGATGGCATCAAAAATGGGCTTGTTGGAAAATCTACAGATTCTGAGCGAGAAAAGATGCTCAAACATCTTGCTACAAATAATTTGAAGCCGGGAGAAGTTCCAATACTTGCTCATGAAGGAGAGGCTATCTTTAATGATGAACAACAGAATAATCTTTTAAAGAACTTAGCGTCTGCTAATGGTTTTAAGCCTAATATTCCTGATTATAGCAGTTTTCTAAATCAAATTACAGTAAGAGAATCGACTCCAAAGCAAGAATTCAAGTTTGGTAATATCAATATTCAAGAATGTAATAATGCCAATGATTTGGCTAAAGAAATACTAAACGGCGGACTGACACGAGCAGTTATCCAAGGTTTAGGAAAAAGATGATTTAGAGGAGGCTCTTCGGAGCCTTCTTTTTCGATTTGGAGGTAAAAGATGAATGCAATAGATGCTTGTTATCAGATGTATAAAGACATTGAAAAGATGATAACAGAGAAAATTAAAACTATTAGATATGACAGAACCTTTCGTGCCAAGATAACAAGTCAGATATCTGCAAACAAGTATAAAATCCTATACAAAAATAAGGAATATCCAGCATCATGCGATATTAAAGCAAAAATAGGCGATATCGTTTGGGTGTGTGCACCAAGAAATAATTGGGATGAATTATATGTACAAATATGTAGCAGCTTCAGTTTAGATAATTATTTCCCACTCTCTGGAGGAACAATTAATGGTTCATCACAATTTAACGACGAAGTAATAACAAAGAGGGGACATCGTGTACATAGTGTAGGAGCGACATCTTCTGGGTTAAGTGGATACGTAGGTATTTGCAGAATTACCATTAAAAATGCTTATGCTAATCAGGCTATTAGGTTTAAAGTGATACAAAGAGGAAAAGACGGGGGAGAAATCACAATACGTTTTAATAATTTAAACGGCAATGATCCTACTCTTGCCACTTTTAAAGTTTATCAGGACTTGACCCAGGTGCAGATCGTAAAGACTTCTACAAGTACCTGGGATTTATACATACAAAAATCAGAAGCTTATGACTCTATTGATGTTGTAGATGTGCAAATTGGTTCATATATGACTAATAAATTAGTCATTGATTGGACTGATAATTTTAACTCAATAAACCCAGGTGGAACAATTGCCACAGTGGTGAGTTAAGTCAAGATACAATAGTTGTATTTAAACAAAGGAGGTGACGCATGTACCCAATTATACATCCCATAGAACCATTTGATAGTTCTGTTGGGACAGAAATAAAGTTTACTTGGCAAGGCAATCAGATATATAAAGTACGATGTATTGTTAAAAATAATGAGACCGGTGCAACTGTATACGACCATACTCAAAATACAATGAAGCAATCTTACGTAGTGCTACCGAATTCTGGTTTAATTAATGGAACTTATTATGTATCCTATATAACGGTCTTTGACATAAACAATAACGAATCTAATTTGCAGGATATTGGTACTCCGTTTTATTGTTTTTCAAAACCTAAATTTAATTTATCCGTTTCTGATGGTGAAATTATTCAGACATCAGCATATAAGGTTGGACTCAACTACTCACAGGCGCAAGGTGAATCACTAGACTCCTACTCTTTTACATTATATACATATCAAAAAACAGTAATCTCCTCTTCTGGTGATATCTATAACACATCAGATATGTCATATGTTATTTCAGGTCTGGAAAACGGAAGGCAGTATTACCTAAGAGCTACTGGAAAAACATTGCATGGTATAACATTAGACACTGGTTTTATTTTGATTACTGTTTCATATACTATCGCACAAGTCTTTAATACACTTGAATTGAATAACAAAGCAGAATCTGGGGCTATAGAAATAAAGAGTAATATTGTGTCTGCCATTGGTTTGTCAGAAAAAGATGTAGTTTATATTGGTGACGAATATGCTGACCTGCGTGATAACTCGGTAACATTTGATGAGGGCTTTGAGGTCAAAGGAGATTTCACAAAGATATTCGTGTTTTACGAGCCTGAAAGAAATAAATCCATTATTCCATTTGGTGATGGAGATAGGTTAAAAGTAGATATTTATTATCGTAAAGGCAAATATGCTGATTCAAACGGTGAAAAGGCTTATTTCGAACTAGTTGCCAACTCTTGCGGAACTAATTATGTTAGGAATAGCGGCTATGTAAATATACCAAATTCAAATTATCAACAGTTTGCATTACTAGTTAATAGACAGGGTGGCTATTATGATTTAGAAGTTGTTGTCATAAGTACGGTTGTCAGATACTCTGCTAGTGCAGATGGTTCCAATATGACTGAAACAAAACAGGCGAATAGTAGGTATATTGGCATAGGCTATATGCCCGGGAAAATACTTGAGCATGAAAACTTATTACTAAATTCCAATTTTTCAAAAGGAACAAGTAATTGGAGTGCAACAAATAATGCCTTAATAAGTTTATTAAATGAAACACCGAATGATTTGCCTCCTGTTCCGGAGGTAGGAACAAATTTGATAGCAAATACAAATACTACCAACAATGGGCATACCATCCAACACATTTATGACTTAGATCCAGGAACGTATACTCTTAGCTCTTACGTAATGATACCACCAGAATATCCTAATTCTGTTGGTATAACAAAATGGAGACACACGCCTAGCGCATATGTAGAAGCAGAAAATAAATCGATAAGTACAAAAGGACAATGGATTAAGGTTACATTATCAGTTATATTAACTTTAAAGGATAGATATATTTTTGGTATTGGTGGTGGATCTAGACCAGAAGCGAATCCATTGAGTGTATACTCATGGCATCCAAAATTGGAAAAGGGTACAGTGGCGACAGAGTGGACTATTGCCCCTTCGGATTGGGTTGCTGACCAAACTAATTACACCTGGAAGCCATTATAAAGAAAGGAGATAAATTAAATGTTTTTAGGAAACAGCTTCGCTTCATCAGATAAAACATTGGTTTCATCTCCTGTTGAAGCAAAGAATATTGAGTTTTTAACTGTAAGGTATGCAATCTTCGGAGAAGTATATGTAAGTAATGGTTTGATTGAAATAACAAACTTCAATGGTACTGTACCACAGAAGTGGGATTTTAACACCAGACTGCACGCTCTATTCAAAGATAGTTTACACGGTGGCAATGTAAACTTCTCCACAGATATTGTTGAATTAATAAGGATAAAGCGCAGAGTCAAAGGTGAACTAACATTCAAAACGATTTATGAGAAACCAATAATCGTAAATGATGATTTCAAAATTAATCTGTTGGATTATTTGGAGCCAGTTGGCAATATAGAATATGCTTATGTGCCTATAATTTCTGGTGGTGAGGGTGATTATATCGTAAGTAGAGTGGAGTCAAAATTTGACTCTTATTTTATTTGCGAAAAAGATGTTTCTTATCCAATGATTTTAGATACGAAATTTACGAAGCAGCTAAATCATCTTATAGGTGTAGTAGAGCTGCCAAATCGCTTAAAACCGGTTGTAATTAAAGGAGGGATCACAAACTACATCTCAGGTGATATAGAATGCACATTCATAGAAAACCAAGACTGCAAATGGTTGATAGATTCTTCTTGGGAATATCGAAATCAGTTATATCAATTTTTGACAAATGGTAAGCCAAAGATCTTAAAAGACTTTGAGGGTAACACTTGGATGATTGCTGTTACAAGTGGAATATCTGAAGATTCAGATCATTACCAGCATGTAAAAAGTAAGTTCTCAGTTACCGAGTGTGGAGAAGCTTCATCTATAGGTGATTTATATGACAATGGATTTATTGATACAGATGTTGATCGGTAGGTGATAAATTATGGCTTATGAAGTAACACAAACAGACTTAAGTGTCTTGCGCCAAGGAGAACAAGAAATTCGTTTAAAGGTTGAATTACTCAACAGCAATTTTAAGGTTCTAGATTCGTTAGAGGGAAATATCGTTAATGACAGCTTTTCGCAAGATTCTGAATCCATACAAAGACGGAGCTATAGTTGTGATTTAAAAGTTTTAAACTCTACTTTTATTATTGGAAAAGACAAAAAGATATGGCTAGATAAAAGGATTCGTGTGTTTTATGGTTTAAATTCAGTCAGAGAAAATCGTGTTATCTGGTATCAATTAGGAATATTTTGCTATATAAACATGAAATATAGTAGCACAGGAACAGACAAAACTCTCTCACTTACTTGTGGTGACTTAATGGCATTGTATGATGGTACGCTCAATGGGCAATTACATGGTAAGGGATCATCTCCTAACGCTCCGGATTATGCGGTCAAAAATCTGATTATCCCTGCTGGTGAAGATATTCGTTTATCAATTATTGCCACACTAAAAGAGGCCGGTATTACTAAATACATTGTAGAGGACATTGGTAAGCCTATACCCTATGATTTAACTTTTGCTACTGGTACTACTTATGCAGATGTGTGGACAAAAATTAGAGATCTCTATGACTCATGGGAATTTTACTTTGATGCTGATGGGACGTTCATTTGGCGACAAACTCCTACCGGCTTAAATGAACCAGTTGTGTTAGATAATGTGATTATGCAAACTCTTGTAAAAGATGAAGATGCAGATTCAAAATTTACCGATATATATAATGTCACAGAGGTTTGGGGTAAAGTATTAGAACTTGATAAATCGGATAGGTATGCTGATACTTCTACATATTCGAATAATACATACAATATCAATCTTGATATTTTTACATCGTGGCAAGACGTAGATAACCTTACGCAGATATCTTTTAAGGTTCTAAATGATAATTTGGTCGCGCCTAAATTCTCTATAAATAACCTATCTCCTATCCCAATTTATGATGGTGACGGAAACCCGTTGTCAGAAGGAACTTTAAAGGCAAATAATATTTATGTATTTAGATATAGGCGATTGACCCCAGAGCAGAATGCTCTTTTTTTATTGGGGCAATTCCAGTGCTATGGAAGGTATGTTGAGGAATCACAGGATTGTCCGTTCTCGGTGCCTAATCTCGGCTATGAGATAGTAAATTCAGTTGATTATGACAACCTTTCAGACGATGCAGCATGTTATAATCAGGCGGAATATTTGACCTATAAGTCAACCGCTATGATGGACACGATTAGTTTAACTATGTTGGTTGTGCCTTGGCTAGAGGTGAACACTAAAATTGAATATACACCTAGATACAATAATACTAAGAATCAATATATTATTAAAAATTTAAGCTGGTCTACTGGCGAAGGCGTAATGAATGCAACTCTCTATAAATTTATGGAGAGTTTTTCTTATGTCTATAATCGCAACAAAAGTAAGTAAAGAAAGGAGCTGATAAGATGAGTTATCCGGAATATCCTTGGAGCAACTTCCCAGAAGAAATTTGTGACTTGCCTAATATGCAAGATGTTTCTCCGAGTCTCAGACCGATTGTTGAACAATATGATAACGCATGGATAAACAACGATACTGATAAAATGGCACAATTAACATTGCAGTATCCAAATTTAGACAAGTCATTATTTAATGCTAAAAAGTTTAATGTAGTACTTGACCATATTAAGTCATTAGAGAAATTCTTCTTAGAAAAGGTTGCTGTAATGATCGATACTGTAGTACAACACACAATTGGTATAAAAGATAACGCTACGGGAGCCGAAAAGAAAACGAATACATACTCAGCGGAAAAAATCGACTACATGACAGGTACGATTATAGCTTCCAATATTACGGTCAATATAGCCGATTGGGATTCGAACTTAGAATACAAATATACGTCAAATACAATTTTGACCGATGACAGGATTAATATTTACTTCGCTGATGCCAGTAAAATTAATGCATCAAAAGCCTTTGTTTATGTCAAAAGCAATACTGGAGCAGGTAATTTCATACTTAAGGCAAATAAGATACCCAAAAGCGCATTGGTGATTGACAACGTGGAGGTGGTAAGGAAAAATGGCTAAATGTGGAATAGTAAATATTAGTGGTGGCGGAGGGATTGGTTCCGATGAACTCTCTGCTACTAAAGATTATGTGTTAAGTGGAAAGACTTATGTTGGAGCTGATACCAATGATGAAATAGGAATCGGTACAATGGTTGATAACAAGACCACTAGCGATCAGAATTTAAACGCTGGTGGTTCTTTTATTGTAAAAAAAGGATATCATCCGCAGGATTTTAAGGTAAACGCAAATGGTTTGGCGAGTCAAACTTCGGCAACAGCAGTTCCTACTCGTGTTATGAGTGGAGATACATATTGGGCAAACGGAGTAAAAAATACTGGAACAATGACAGTAAATAGTATACTGTCTTTTAGTGCTGCCGCATACAGTACAACGCAAATTTTATTACAATGGCAAAATCCGTATGCGGCTACCGGAAGACCTTTTAGCGGAGTATTTATTAATTATTCTACTGGTGGATATCCAGGAACTGGGGGAACAAGAATTTATACTGGATATGGGAATAATGCAACACCGGGCGGATGGTCACAAGCCATTGTTACCATGCCAGCAATAGGAACAACTTATTATTTTAGTGCTACACCTTATGCATCCGCCTCCCCCTCGGATTTATGGGGGGGTACATTAAATGCAGTTGCTGCTACTACTTCAAGAGGACAGCAGACGTTTACTGCTTCAGGAACTTTTACAGTACCAGCCGGGGTGCGTGAAATAGATGCATTTGTTGTTGGTGGTGGAGCATCTGGTGGTTCAGGATCTTCTAGCAGTGATATAGCTGGTAATGGTGGTAACAGTGGTAAAACGGCTACAATTAAAAAATATGCAGTTACACCTGGGCAACAGTTCGCAGTTAATATAGGAGCCGGAGGTGCAAGTAGTAGATCTACTGAAAATGCAGGAGGAACAACAACTTTTGGTTCTATATTAAGTGCTGCCGGTGGAGAAAAAAGAGGAGTTAGTGTTGGTGGAAATGGTGGATCTGGTGGAGGAACTAGTCGTAATACTAGCTATTCTGCAAACAAGCAAAACTTCCTTGCAACCTCTGGCGGTGCTGATGGAGCTGATGGTGGAACAGCATGGAGAGATGGTTATGAACCTGTATATGGAGGCACCGGACAACACACCTCTACAAGAGCTTTTGGAGAATCTGGTAATACATTGTACGCAGGCGGCGGATCCGGAGGTGGTGAAAATCTTGCAGGTGCTGCTGGTGGCGGTGGTAAAGGTGGAGGTTGGAGATCCGAAATGGCAGGTGCTGGTGCAGCAAACACTGGTGGTGGCGGTGGCGGTGGCCCCAGAGATGCTGACTACTCTTGGATATCCAGCGGAGGCGGCGGTTCCGGTATCTGTATTGTTCGATGGGGATATTAAGAAAGGAGGATATTAAATGATTGTGCATCAGGTATTTGCTCAAATATTTAATGGAGAGGTAAAGAACGTAACTGTAAATAATAATTATGAAGAAGCCAATATGTTAGCAAGAGGAGCTTATGGCGACTCAGCTTTTGCAGTTGATATCTCACAATATCCATGCAGCCCTGGGGATCATTATCATGATGGGAAGTTTTGGAGAGTAGATGAAAATGGGAATGAGGTAGAAGAAATAGCCTATGTTCCTACACAAGAACAACAGGTTTCTAATCTTACTGGTTTGCACGATGAAACAATGGAAACCTTGGTAGATTTAGACTATAGGCAAACAGCTTTAGAACTTGGATTAACATAATAGAGAGGAGATAAACATGGCAAGTATATTAACTTATAACAATTGTAAGAAACTGTATACCACAAAGAAGACTAAAGATGAGCTAACTCCGGAATTTGTTGAAATGCAGAACGGAGTTGTTGATGTATTTTTAATGGCTGGAAGAATTACTGAAGAACAATATACCGAGTTAATGGCAATATTGAACTGAAGTAGAAAGGAAGAATCATGCCAAATATAATATTTGACGGAGATAGGAAAATTCGTTTTACTGATATGGATTTATCAAAACAATATGATTTAAATGATTTACGATTTTATCTCCCTAAAGATAAGAACGTAAAAGTTTTGTATTGTCTCTTTAAAGATTATCAGAAATCGCATGAATCAATTGAACTATCAGAAATCCCTTATGATTCTAATACATATACTTGCTATAAATCAATTATAGAAAAGTCATTTTTATTGGACTCTGGTGATTTGACACTAACACTATTTGGAATTTGTGAATCCTCTGAAACTATTGTTTCTGAGGATTTTTCTATTAATGTAAACGTAGATAATTATAACCATGCCACCAGACTATATTGGGCAGATAAAGTAAGTGTCTCAGTTGCTGATTATTACAACAAAATTGTACAGCTTACAAACATGAACATTGAAATACTATCAAAAATAAAAGATGAATATGGAGGTGAAGTTTTTGACAAGTGATGCCGAAAGTTACTTAAAAAAGTTAGAAGAAATACAAAACGGTACTACCACTCAGGCTACTATTTTCAATCAAACTCCTGATGAAGAAAAATTTATTATAAATGCAGACACTAGAGAAATTTCTGTCCCATCTTCATTTTCTAATATAGGTGTTATTTACGATCATAATGCCGAAACAATCTTTTTCAAAATCCCAAGATATTTTGATAATGTCGACTTAAATGATCATACGTGTATTATTCAATATATTAATGCTGGTAAAGAAGAAGATATCTATACCGTTACTCAAAAAGATTTATCTAGCGACGGTGAAATAATATTTGGTTGGAAAATCACTAATTCGGTAACAAAGTACTCTGGCTCTGTGTCTTTTGCTGTCAGGTTTTATTCAATCACAAACGGGATTTTTGATTATAATTTTAATACCAAAGTTGCTCAATTTAATGTGCTGAGTGGGCTTAATATAACTGCCAATGATATTTCCATAAACCCTGACCTGTTATCTCAATGGATAGAAAAGATAAATGCTTTAGATAATATTGAATTACCAATGCGAACTTCTGACCTGATAAATGATAGTAACTTTTTATCAAGTGAAACTGATCCCACCGTACCAAAATGGGCGAAACAATCAGAAAAGCCAATATATACCGCACAAGAAGTTGGCGCCATATCTATATCTTCAGAAATAACCAATGATGAAATCGATGGTCTTGATGAACTATTCTACATACCGAAATTCAAAAACAGTGACGTGCTTGTAGGAGGAGATAATAATACACACCCTGCATTCATCGTAAACGGTAAAGAAATCCCTGGTTTTTACTATTCGAAATACCAGAATGTCGTAAAGACTGTAGATGGCGCAAGCATGGCGTATAGCCTGTACGGAAAAGATCCTGCGGTAAATATTGATTTTGACAATGCGCGAGCCAGATGTGAAGCCAAGGGAAAAGGATATCATCTTAGCACTATGGCTGAATGGGCTGCTATTGCATTATGGTGTAAGAAAAATGGATTTATGCCATACGGAAATAATAACTATGGCAAGGACACTCTTGAAACAGATTATGTAGCTATACCTACATCACAAGATACTGCTGACCCTAATAAAACCGGACATGTTGCCACCGGAACTGGCCCTCTGACATGGAGCCATGATGAAACGCCTAGCGGTATCTGGGATCTTAACGGTAATGTATGGGAATGGCAGGGCGGCTACCGCACAGTTTCGGGTGAAGTGCAGATTCTTGCCAATAATGACGCAGCCGACTCAAACAACCTACAGAATAATACTAGCCAGTGCTGGAAAGCGATCAACGCTACTACCGGAGAACTTGTAACTCCGGGAACGTCCGGGACGGTCAAACTGGACTATGTGAGCAGTAAGTGGACATATAGCGCCAGCATTACGGACTTGAAGAACGAGATCCGAGGGTGCGCTTTCGCCAACGTCACATTTACGTCCGACGTAAAGCAGCCAGCTCAGGACTTGCTCCGCGCTCTGGCTATGCTGCCGGTTGCTGGTGATACCAGTTATAACAACGCCTATTTCTGGGTCAACAACGGCGTAGCCGAACGGCTCGCCTTTCGCGGGGGCAACTGGGACAGCGGCACGCGCGCAGGCGTTTTCAGCGTGCACGGCGGCCATCCCCGATCCAGCGCCTACACGTACATTGGCTTCCGTTTCACTTATATCCAAGAACTTGAACCATAAAGGAGGTATCTATGGATCATAAATATCTAAGCTATACAGGCTTAAAACGCTTCTTTTATACAAAGATATTGAAACAGATCAATCTAAAGATTGACAAAACCAACGGAGATATATCAAATACAAAGATTAGAAGTGTTGAAACTTTTGATACAAAGTTTCCTATACCCGCTGCTGGTGAGACAGCAAAACAGTTTCTAGGAAAAGTATTGACGTTTTTAAAAAACATAAAGCCTCTTGAATCCGATGCGACCTACTACGTTTCAACCGCATCTGGCAATGATATTACAGGTGATGGTTCACAGGAAAAACCATTCAATACAATCACAAAAGCATTGAACTCGATACCGAAGAACCTCGGTGGGTGTATTGCTACTGTAAATATTGCAGATGGGACTTATGGCACAACTGGTTTCTCGCTCAACAAATATTATAATGGAACAATTCGCATGGTGGGAAATGAGACGTCTCCCGGAAATGTTGTTATTCCATCAACTATGACTAGTTTCACAATTGGTGACACCTATGCTGTGAAATTTGTTATTTCTGGTATAAATTTTAAAGTTACCGGCAACAACAGTTGTATTCACCTGTATAACACGTATTCTGTATCATTCAATAATTGTATTATAGAAGGAAATAAAACTGCTGGCATAAACTGGAACACTGCGTCACTTAAAGTTACTGATACTGTATTCAATAAATGTAATTTCTGTATATGGTCGCCAAACACCTCAACTGCATGGCAGACAAATACTGATTCAAACTTGGTTGCACGTATTGGTTCATGCAATGGTACTGAGAATGGAAGTATTGCGCTTATTGAAAAAGGTATACTACAATTTATTGACAATATATTGCCTGAGACAACCTCTGCACCTACAATAAAAACTGGAGCAATGCTTGTAAAGGGTTCCGGAGCTGTAATTGGTACATTACAAAGTAACACAACTTACTATGTGTCTACATCAGGTTCTGATTCCAACGATGGAACATCAGCAAAACCATTCAAGACTATTAAACATACTCTTGATGTGATACCTAAAGACTTGGGTGGATTTACTGCGACCATTCAAATTGCTGATGGGATATATGATGAGGAAGTGAAAGTGACGGGGTATTATAATGGCGTACTAGATGTAAAGAGCCAGAGTAATCCAGATACACTGAATACACTATGCCGAATTATGAAGATAAATATATCAAATTGCGCAGCGAAGGTACAATTCTATGGATTGTACCTAACACAAAAAGATGCTGTTGCATTCACTGCTGGAAGTTGCGATATGATATATATCAAAGCTTGTCAGGCGATTGAATCAGCAACATTATCATATGGTTTTGATTTTACATACGCAACGGCTAGATTGTATGGGTGTAAATGTCAGAATCATCGTAATTGCATTAGGTCATATCTGTCCAATATAAGTTCCGAGAGTTGGGCGGATAGTTCGGCTGCTGAATGGGGCATATCTGTTTCAGGTGGTAAGTTGTCGAAGGTTGGTAACCAACCATCGGGTACATATGGTCCCGAATCAATACAGGACGGCGGAATTATTGTCAGCAAATATGGTGGCAGCATTGGGGCACTGATAAACAGTGTTACACTGTATGTAGCAACCACCGGTTCCGATATCACTGGTTCAGGGAGTAGTTCAAGTCCTTATAGGACCATACAGTATGCACTCAATACAATACCAAAAGATTTAGGTGGACATCTTGTAGAAATAATAGCTTCCAATGGAATTTATGATGAAGCTTTACTGATTAGAGGCTTTCATTCGGGACGATTGAAAATATCATCAACAAGTCCTGAAATAGTAAACACAGATTTAAATGTTAACTCTATTACTATTTCACATTGCAATGCTTTAATTTGGATTGCTGGTCTGTGTGTTACCAGTAACGAAAACGCAATAGCCGTTCAATTTAGTGATAAAGCGATGATATCTTATACGTTAATAAATGCTTCCGGTGGGTACGGTGTAGTATTTGAAGTATGCAGTAATGGACGAGTAATTTCAAGTACAGTATCGAATCGAACTACTGCTATAAGGTTTGTTGATAGTTCGGGTTATGTCTATAGTGTTACAGGTTCGAATAACAACATTGGAGTTTCAGCGAATGGAAATGCTGTAGTACACTTGATTAATACTATTCCTGGAGCAACAACACCAAAAACGCAAGGAAGTGGTGGAGCCTTTATAAACGAAAACGGTACACAGATATCAGAACTAATCAATTCTGGATTAGCATGTACATGGGGGACGATCAGCGGTGGAATTGTACGGAATGGGATTACTGGTGGCACTGGTATGATCACTATTGTTGTACAGATAACAACCACAGTACAATTAACAAGTGGGCAACAATATAACATAAGTGGATTCCCAATACCGAGCACAGGCGTGCCTGTTGCTGTTGCGAGTAATGCGTCTACCACTATAATTAGTTGGTTGGGATATACTAATGGAACTATTGGGGTAATCCCAACGGTAAATGTAGCATCAAATACTATATTACAATTCAACGTAACTTATCCAACAAAATCATAACTGGAGGAATAAAATGAAATATGAAAAGATCAAAATAGGTGATACAACTCTGGACATTGCTGCTGGAAGTTGTGGCTTAGATCCAGATCGCCAAGGTGACATAGCTACGGTTGCAATCATCATTGGTGACAATACTATCGATGATATCCACACGGTATTATCATCTAGTGAGACAGTCACAAAGTATGGTACAGATAGTAATAAACAATGGGAAAGATATAATCTGATATATACCAGAAGAATGTCAATAAACCCAAGCTTCCCGATCGGTATTGAGCATGTAGAGGACGGTACTGATGATGGCAAGAATATCGAGGTTATGGGCAAGGTATTCATTGCGGAGTATAAACTACCAACGATGCAGGATGAACTACAGGCAAAGAATGCACAGATTGATCGGCTAAATGCGGAGAATGCATACCTGTCAATGATGTCTGGCATTACGGTATAGGAGGTGACGTTATGGATACACACAGCCCGAACTACGTTCTTGTAAAAGGTTTCTACAATGCAGAATTATGGAAAATATCGTGGGTGCACGATGCCGTAGGTAAGTGGATTACCGAAAAAGAATACCTGGATATCACCGGGAAAGAGTATGAGAAAGCATAAAATACATAAATAAAATTTAGGGAATAGTTGAGATAAACACTCTTCTATTCCCTATTTTTTACTATATAAAAGTACTCTTTTATCGGGTTATGGTATGTAATTATAGTAGCAAGACGAGTAATAGCGATTGACAAAGATTCGGATAGCTTACAGTTGTAACAATCTTGCATGTTTCCTATCCATGATCCAATTACAGTTAAAAAATTGACATTAAAAATACCGTACACAAAATATTTATAACGATGTCCAGGAGAGGCTGATTTGGCCTCCATCCTGTAATAATGTGATAAAACAGGATATAAAAAACTAAAAAATTTTTAGGTATACTAAAATTAATTGTGCACAGTGCCGAATTTTCATATGGAAATTAAGTAACAATGTCCATTGTAGGTGTGAATCCTTAGTGATAAGATTATTGAATAAAAAATATTTAGAAAAATAAGGGGAGTTTGCTTATGAAAAATTCAGACATGTTTAAACGTTATGGACTGTTTATTGCAGGAGTTATATTCAGTGCATTGGGAATCAGCCTTATAACAAAAGCAGGGCTTGGTACATCACCGATTACGAGCCTTGCTTTTGTGTTGACCTTTATCTTTCCTAAGAGCCTGGGCGTATTTACAATGATGGTTAATTTTGCTATGTTTCTGCTACAGGCTATTCTTTTGGGAAAAACCTTTAAGAAGATCCAGCTTTTGCAGCTTCCTGCCGCACTTCTGTTTTCCTTGTGCATTGACGTATGGATGTATCTGCTCTCCTTCTGGCAGGTGGGTAATTATCTGGGTGAAGCTCTGATGCTGCTCTCAGGCTGTGTATTCTTAGGCTTTGGAATATCACTTGAAGTGATTCCCAATGTGCTTATCCTGCCTGGAGAAGGTCTGGTAAGGGTGATAGCAGGACTTACAGGCTGGAGGTTCGGCAGGGTTAAGACCGGATTTGACCTGAGTATTGTTATCAGTGCTGTGATTGTGTCTGTACTTGTGACAGGCAGCGTGCTGGGAATCAGGGAGGGAACAGTGATCGCTGCTCTTATTGTAGGAAGTATTTCTCACTTTTTTATAGACAAGGTATCTGGCCTGCTTGCAAGGTGGCTTCCCGCTTATACCAATACAGGGGATGTCTGTCTGTAGGCGTTGTTTCTGTTGGCCCGCCTTTTATCAATAGCACATATTTTCTTTTTATTGTTAAAAAATATAGAAGCATTTCAGCTCCCATATTTTAAGCAAATATGAGTTTTATTGTAATTTCTATATATAATAAATTGTCAAGTTTATATCCTACATTCTTCAGGCAATTTGTCGTCTCGCACACTTTTGAACGTCGGTTGTCGTATGCCCTCTTTCTCAGAAGGCATATATTCAATAGTACATACCATTGGCTCAATCCATGTTGCATCGGCATATCCGGTTAAACTATCTATGGGGCAATCGGAAATTTTCATGCCATGTTGTTTAAGCTTAGCGATACTTACTCCGAGAGAAACATGGTTCGTAATAATTAGTTTATTCTTGTCATCATACTTCGCTAATATCAGGGTAGTCATGCTGTTTTTATTGAACATATAACCTATGCATATAAAATCTTCTTCTTTGAGTACTTTAATTTTCTTCCATTCTTTTGACTTTTTCCCAAACCAATATAGGCTTGATTTCTTTTTTCCAACGACACCCTCCAAGTTGAAATCTTCCGCGAATTTGTACATTGCTATTCCATCAGTTTCAATGTATCGAGATTTTGACAAAATATCGCTTTCTGATATTACTTCGTCCAACAACTTTTTGCGCTCCATCAGCGGCAAATCAGTTACGGGTTTGTCTTTATAGTAAAGTATATCATAAGCCACAAAATTGGCCGGGTGTTTTTTATACGCTAGTTCTATCTTAAAGAGGTCAGTTAAAACCGTCCTTCTTTGGACTTCGTAAAAATCCGGCTTCCCATTAACCAATACGTTTAGTTCTCCGTCAAGTATGCATTTGTGTCGACAACCCTCATGTAATAGCTCTAATTCCGGGAATCTCGGCAATAACATCATATTTCGTTTATTTCTCAGATCAGTAGATTGATTATCAATATATGCAATGCATCTGATTCCGTCAAACTTTAGTTCAAAAATAGAATCCACATCATCATACGGGCCAACTCTTTCTGAAATAAGCATAGGACTTATATTCTTGCTATCAAATATATCCATTATGCCAGACCTTTGTTTCCTTTTGCCATTTCAACGGTCTTCTTCATTGCTTCCATCAAGTCGATAATATTATTTGGACTCTCATTATCAATATTAACAATCTCTTTTCCAGCAATTTTTGTCTCGATAGCTTGCCGCAATTTCACCTGATATTCGTCATGATAAATAGCTGGATCAAAAGTTGATGTCATTGAATCGATCATAATTTTTGCCATATCTACTTCTGGCTTTGAAACATCTGGTTTGGTTATTGCTACTGGCACAGCTTGTATTTCAGATTGGTAAAAAAGTATTTTAGCGATAATACCATCTTTAGTCGGATATAATACCATTAGATTTTCTGTTGTACCTATTACGGTCTTTGCAATTCCTACTTTCTCCTGTGATAGCATTGCCTGACGTAGTAACTCATAGGCTTTTTCGGCTCCTGGTTCAGGTACTACATAATAATTCTTTTCATAATAAATTTGATCCACATCAGACATTTTTGCAAAATGTTCTATATGAATTGTTTTATCTTTCTTTGTTTTTATTATATCAAGTTCATCTTCAGTGAAAGTTACATATTTTCCCTTTTCATACTCATAGCCTTTTATAATATCATCATTTGTTACTTCCTTATTACATGAGGGGCAAATTTTTTTATATTTTACCCGCTCGTGCGTATCCTTACAAAGCTGATTAAAACTGACTGATATTTCCTTTGTTGATTTATATAATCCGACTGGTATATATAATAGACCTACGCTTATTGCACTCTTATGTGCTACGGCCATAAAATCACCACCTTTAGCAATATTATGTTATAAGCCGATGATCTCTATACACGCACATTATATTACCATGACCCATTTGCATGATTCCATATAAAAAACCAGTTTAAATTCATGACGTATGCCGCCAATGATTGCATCACATTGAAATTCTTTTGATGGAATTCCGTTATAATTTTTATCTTCAGTGCATTTTATGATTATATCAGATATTGTTTGTATGATACCGTCGTCGCCTTCAAACTTAAAGCTCAGAGGTCTTGGACTACAATTGGCGGTAAACCAAGCCTTGCAAGCAATAGGATACGTCTTACCGTGTAGCTCTCCGCTATCAATCTCTTTTACATTTGTTCCAATCCCAAATGCACCCATGTTACCTTACCACCTATAATATATTTTGAGTTTCATAATTCACGGTTCTCTTTTCACGACTGATCCCGCCGCTCATATGGTCAACCTTGTCGGCCTTAATAAAACTTGCTCTCACAATAGAGTCTGCTCCAAATCTCTTTCTAATATCATCTACTGCCCTATCCAATCGTTCTAATTTTTCGTAATCCAGGTCATCAAATAGGTTTAGCTGTCTTATTTCTTCGGTTACTACTTGGCTGGTGTGGATACCCAGATGTCGGATTGGAACCTTATCCCACATTTCATCAAATACTTGGCAAGCCGATTCATAGATTTCTCTTGTTATGTTGGTGGCAGTTTTCAGTTTCTTTTGGTGGCTGTAGTATCCAAGATTGAAATCCCTTATCCCCACGGATATTACTTTGATTTTTACGTTATCATCACGCAGCCTGGCTGAAACTGTCTCTGCAAGTGATAATAGCACTAACTTGGCTGTACCGGCATCTGTAACGTCAAACGAAATTGTGGTGCTGTTACCATAACCCTTGTTAGGCGGTGGTACAGGTTCAACAGCCGAGAAATCAATGCCATTAGCAAATGACCAGATTACTTCTCCATGCTTACCAAGATGGGATTTAATTATTGACAGATCGGTTTGCGCCAACTCTCCTATTGTTTTAATGCCAAGATTATTTAATTTTCTTGTTGTTGCTCTGCCAACAAAAAATAGGTCAGATGCAGGAAGTGTCCACATTTTATCTTTTATTTCACTTAACCACAGAGTATGCACCTTATCAGGCTTTTTAAAGTCTGATGCCATCTTAGCCAGGACTTTATTTTTTGAGATTCCAATGTTTACGGTAAAACCAAGTTCCCTATAAATGCGCTCCCTAATCTCATTTGCAATATCTTCTGGCCTTCCAAATAATGATTCAGTACCAGTCATGTCGACAAACGCCTCGTCGATGGAGTATTGTTCTACAACAGGGCCATATTCCTTTAATATATTTATGAAAGCCTTTGATGATTTTTGATACAAATTATAATTAGGCGGCACAAGTACAAGGTCAGGACATTTTCTTAGCGCTTCTGGCACGGATTCACCTGTTTTAATATTGTACTTTTTTGCTGGTATACTTTTCGCAAGTATAATACCATGCCTTTTTGTAACGTCACCACCAACCGCCGATGGTATATCGCGTAAATCTAAATTCCCACCCAAATGATGGATTCGATAAACCGCTTCCCAGCTCAGAAAAGCAGAGTTTACATCGATGTGAAAAATCACATTTCTCATAATAGAATCACCTCTATTACATTATATTCGAACATACATTCGAATAGTAGTGGAAATTACTGGTAGAGGTTAAATAAAGAGGTAACTTCTAGTTTCAAGGGGTAACTTCCATCCATATCGAAGTTAGTGCTATACCGGAAAACATCTTACTTGAAGACTCGTTCCCTCTTTCGAAAAAAATAAACCTCCAAACTGATTAATATCCCACACAGTTTGGAGGTTTGCATGAATTTTAGAATACTTGTCCATTAAACCGCGTAATGCGGTATAGTTATTTTTTATTCTTGTTTGGATAATTCTTTATATACATAATGATTGTTTTCATCATAACTGTATTCACCTATTATTTCGGTTATTATTCCAAGATCTGAATCCCAAACACCATATTTGCCATGTATAAAAGAATTAGTAAAAACAATCGCTGTATTGTCTTCAAATGCAATGATAACATCATCTCTCATTTGACTGCTTATTCTTACATAATCTACAAAGTCGGAATTAGGTATATTAGCAAAATCGTCTTTCGTTACATCTATCAGCACTGTATCTTTTCCATATACGTCAGTATAAAGAGGACTATATTTATTTAGCTTGTTATCTAATGGCATAGGCTCAATCTCAATATTAGTTTCGTATGCATTGCTATTTGATACATTTTTGCAACCTGATAGACATAATGCAATAGCTAATACTAAAAAAAACTTGTTTTTCAAAATCATTTTACCTTTCATATTCGTTTTCATTTTTTACTTAAAGGTAGTAGCACCAGTTCCCTTTAAATATGTATCATTATTGGGCAGTTTAGTCTCATTCTTTACTTGTATGGCTAAATTTTTACCTTTTGGCACATTTGTAAATTTAATACCCCCTTTTACATCATCTGCTTTACCTTTATATGAAAAAAGTGGTGTATTTATATCTTCCATTATAGATACAATGTAATAATGCTCACTAGATGTATAAGAAACCCCTGTTTTTATGTTCAATAGATGCGCTTTTGTGGTAACCGTCCAATTAGAAAAAGGGTTATATTCAAATATTGTGGTTTGTTTATCTCTTGTTTCAAAACTAAATGATTCAACTGCTGATCTTTCTAATAATCTTTCTGATGATTGCTCAGTATTTTCTGGATCAGTATAGACGATTTCTCCATTAATCCATTCACCATTTGAAAAATCGCAATCATATAAAGGGTTAGTAATATCAACCACTTCTACGTCACCAATCGTCTCAACTTGTACAGTTTGACCATCAATTTCTATTTCATATGTTGCAGCAAAAGCGTTGGTTGAAAACATTAAAACCATTGTAATACTTGATACTAATAGATGTAGCTTTTTCATATTAATTCCCTCCTTGTAAAACTAAAACTTATGGTTACGGGATTAATATATCAGACATTTTTTACCAAATCAATGACAAACCTTAAATTTACTAATTATTCAATAAATGTTTAAGAATTAAATAATAATCCGTAATGTATTCGTAATGTATATATACAAAACCGTTGCATGAGCAGATGAGTAATCTGCTGAGCAACGACCTTTTAGCATTCCTTATTTTTTACCTATATGACGGTTTGTAAGCTGGTTCAAATCCGTGCTGCTCATTATAAGCATATTGCAATAGGTCATATAATTCATTTGTGATAGTGTCTGGCTTAATATATCCGTCGAGCATGTTAATTACTTTTGATGCATATTCAGACGGTATAGGCTTTCTGTCAATTTGTTTGTGTAAATCTTCTTTCATCTCTTCTAGAGTTTCAAATTTTGTTGGCATAGGAAGGCCATATATTTTTGCCAGAATTCCAATTGCGCAACAGCATTCATTTGTTGAGGTCAGTAAAACCCCATCAAATTGCGATTTTATCTCAATAGCTTGCTTGTTGATGTAAAATACCATGATGATTTTCCTTTGTTTTATTTACATGAATCTAAACGTTCCAACTACTTTGCCTAATATTTCAGCATTATATACGATAATGGGCGGCATTAAATCATTCTCTGGCTGTAAGCGATAATATCCATCTTCTTTATAAAAGCGTTTCACTGTTGCTTCATTGTTTACTAATACCACTGCTATTTCTCCATTATCTACATAGGACTGCCTATTCACTAAAATAAGATCACCGTTATAAATAGCAACCTTAATCATACTGTCACCTTTTACTTTAAGCATGAAATAGTCATTGCCTCTAGACATATCGGCTGGTATTGGAAAATATTCTCTTATATTTTGTTCTGCATATAACGGTAATCCAGCGGCAACAGTGCCAAGTACGGGTATGTCAACAGTCTTATTATTTAACTCTTTAAGTTCATATGCTCTAGGTTTAGCAGGATCTCGGACAATATATCCTAGCTCTTCAAGTTTCTGCATATGAAATTGTGCGGTTGAAGGCGATTTGCAACCTAACGCTTCAGCCACCTCTCTCACTGTAGGTGGATATCCATTTTGCGTGACATATTGCTTGATATAGTCGTATACTAATTGCTGTTTATCGGACAGTTTTTTCATTAGGCATTCCACCCTTCATCATTGATTATATCAAATTATAGCACATGCGTTCTATAAAAGCAAACATTTGTGCTATAAATTTCATAAAAAATAAGCCAGTCATTTTGACCAGCCTATTGTATTATTATTTAGTTTTATCACTGTTAGCAATTAAATCCTTTAATTCAGAAATTGACATATTATTATCTTCAAGTACGGTAGACAATTCCTTAAGTTGTTCTAATTTAATTTCTTCTTGTATTTGTTTCTCTCTTTCCTGAAGCGTTTTGATTGCTACTTTATATTGCTCTATCGAATCTTGTGTATTTTTTAGTTCTTCCTGTAATTTTTCAAGTGATGATTTACGAACTCCTCTAGGCATAAGATTACCTCACTATTAATATATTATATAACAGTTTGATTATGTACTAAAATAAAAAATATGTCAACCCCATACTTCTTATTTCAATACATAATCTTTACGATGTGCGAAACTCTCCTTTCCTAATAAGTGATTACCTTTTTGATTACCTTTTGAATATTGTCATTAAAACCCCTTATTTTATAAGCCTTTTACAACCTCGTGGGGGCCGAGAGGTCGCAGGTTCAAATCCTGTTACTCCGATTGGTTAAAGAATGCTGAAAGCCCTATATTATCAGGCTTCCAGCGTTTTTTTATTTCCATATTTATTGCTATTTTTTGAAGACAGTTGAAGACAGTTATCATTTGTGTGTAAAATAGATGATTTTTTAACCTTTTCTTTGGTTTCGCTTTCTCGGAATGGATTGTAAATATACTTTAATGTAGTCTCTTTAGTGGTATGTCCCAGCCATCTACGGATTTCTTCAAGTCCCCATCCCATTGCATCCATCCTACTTGCTACAGTGCGCCTAATACAGTGAGAACGTTTCATATTTTCTTTTTCTTGCCAGCCTAGTGCTATTTCAGCCTTCTCTAGCCGATGGACAAAAACCATTTTGTCCGCTCTAGACCCATCTTCTTTAACGAAGATAAATTCAGAAAGCAACTTGCAATCTCTCTTAATTCTTTTGAAGACTTCTATTAGTTCATCACTTAGATCCAGTTCTCTATACCCCGCTTCAGAATCTGATTTTACATAATCAACCACATTACCAGAACTATCTTCCATTCTTTGAATAAAAATGGTTTCATTCTTCCAATTTATATCAGTCCATTTCAAGCCAATTCAAAGTTGCCTTTAAGTCCAAGGTTTGCTATATTACCGTTTACGCAATATCCTCTTTCAAACTCACTAACGAGATCGTCAATCTTATCTGGATAAAAAACCATATCGGCTGATGGCTTGATTCGCTCTGATTTAAAAAGGTGAGTATATTCCAATTCTTCCTTGTTCCATGGGTTTTCAGTTATCCACCCTCGTCTCTTGGCATATTTCAATGAACCTGTAATTACGATCTTGTTAGTGTTGAAAGATTTAGCAGTCATTTTATGTTCTAATAAAATATCTATAGCCCAATTTTCTAGATCAATTGTCTTAATTGAAGCTAAAGGCATTAGGTCTATTTTTGTACCACTGACATATTTATTGTAACTGGCTATATTTTGCTTTCTGGTTTGCTCTGAGTTGTTTTTCTTTTTGCACTTATAGTCAAGCCATTCGTTAAAGATATCTTTCAAACACAACTTTTTTTTATCCGAACTATTAAAATAAAAATCATAAAGTTTGGAGATCATGCTATCGTAGTTTTGTGCCTTAACATTTCTCCTATTATTTACCTTTGTTTCATCTGGAACCCAAGTTCCAACCCTCCCATCAGTCAAAGTTGTAATAGCATATTTGTGGACAGATTTTACTTTTTGTTCTTTTATCATTTTAGCTTGTAATAGCATCGTGTACGGATCAATTATACCACACTCAACTAGCTCAAGCCATCTATTTTCTTCTAATGCGGTAAGGTTATATTGAATAAGGATTTTATAAATTTGAACTAATTCTTCTTCATCATGTACTTTATTATTTGTTTCTGCTATATCAAATCACCTACCGCCCCTTAATACCAATAACAATGATACTTTGTTTTTAAATACAATGTTTTTCCTTTTGGCACCGATTGAGATTGCCCGATCACATAATCAGGTAACATACTACCATTTTCTAAGATATATCTTGCATTATCCCAGTTACTCTGCTGTATATCTCTATTTACATTTCCATCATACCAAGACAAATACTGTATACCCCATCGCTTATCCTTCGCAACCTCAATGGCTGTATTGGGATAATCTTTATGATTAATCCTATTCTTTAAAACCGACAATACATATCTCTGCTCCTGATCGTCGCATGATTGCGCTTCTCCACAAGCAGTCTTAGCAAACACCAGTAAATCTTCCTGTGAATAAGTAACTTCTACGTCAGACAAGTATTCCGACATTATGTATGCATATTCGTCTTGAGTAGTAATCATGCTCCAGCCACTCTTCTCCAGAATGACTTCAAACTCCGTATTCAACAAAGTTTGACCCAATACTTTGCTTCCGGTGTTAGGCTGCGCACGAATATTTACTCTAGGAGTATTAGCATATTTAATCGCCATCAGATACAGAAATAACTATCTGTCTCTCTTTTCTTCCATAACAATTAGTGTCGCAAATTAAAATTCTCCAACCATACTCGTTTGGATCTGACACAGACGTTTAGTTAATCATTTACTTCTAACACTTTAATGTTGGAAGCTCCCCAAGCTGTGCCATCTAACATATCAGATAATTGTTCTTCAATTTCTTCGTTTGAATAAACTTCATCACTATCAAGCCAAAAGTCTAATTTTACCGTGTAAGTCATTTTTCCTCCCTAAATGAATCGTTACTTTCATATGTCTACTTATTCAACGCCTCATATATAATATCTTCATATTTACCCAATAAAGCATCACGTTTTCTACAAATTGGAGGTAGACCCTGATACTGATCGCAGCCTCCTATATTTGAAACCCTGAACAATGAGAAGTCTCTTTTCTTGGACTTCTCAGTAATTTCTTCAATAAACAAATATAAGTCTTTTATACACTGTTGCTCGGTTTTGTTCATTCGACATTCTCCTTCTTGACTGGATAAATATCAGGTCTACTTCTCCTGGCTTCTCTTGCCATTAACACATATTGACATTTATGTATTCCGTCACAAAAGTCTCCTAATTCCATTGGGTGAGTAGCCGGAAGTTTTACAAATGCATTCCAAGCTGCCACAAGATTATCTAAGATTTCTTTTTCTACTTTTAAGTCATGATCTATTGGAGCATAAAATTTCCCTGTCATACGTGCAACATCTATTGGTTTTAAGATTCTTTCTTTACCTGAACTGATAAACATAAATATTCTCCCTTCTCAATAAATCCTCTCTTTCATGCAGTTAGTAGTTGCCTTTTCATAAGCTCCATTTGATTTTTTTATTTCTGCCTCCGAGTAAATTTTTACTATGTGTAATAAAAAACAATATATTATCATATATACTATTAATCCAAATTATAATAAGGAACATTTTAAAATGAATGGCCTATCACAGAACAATTTAAAAGATGAACTAATTTTATCTTTACTAGATTCTTATATAACCTCTGCGATTAACCAATACTATAATGAGTATTTCAATACTGAATTAGAGGTTTACAATTATGAAAATGAAGTTCTTGATATCACAAGTTTAAATTACCTGACTGTAAGAATCGGAGTGTTTCCTCAAATAGGTGCTCATAATCCTGTTGGATATGATAGACTCACCTATACAGTTGATGCAAATGGAACCGTCATATTGCAAAAATATGAGCATCTAGCATCTTATGAAATACCACCTCATTTAAAAGACAGTATTATTAAACCACTACCTAGAAATTGAATGCCATACTTTGCTATTTATAACTTCCTTTGAAATCGTCATTCTATGCCTTCTCTAATAAACATTTCCTCATTCTCTTCTTGAAGTTCGCATTCACCACGTTCAAATACAGGACAATCAGGTTTGCACCCCCATGTCATCCCAAATCTTTCACATTCGTTTTCAAAATGCGTAGCGTGACTCCCTATATCCGCAAGCGTATTAGCAAGTAATGCTCTATTGCTCATTAATTTTCCTTTCTATGTTAAAATCATTCTTCTATTAAGATTTTCCTTTGTACAGTGTTTCTATTTCACATACGATTTCTGTATTTATTTGCTCTTGTGATTCTGGCATTGTAGAATACCAATTTTCTCCTAAGAAATATTTACACAATTCATTTAGTGCAACTTGAGCCTTCATCGGCGGAGAACATAATCCATAGTCTTTCCCATCTGTTAATTGTAAAATTCTCCTTATCTTTTCATTATCTGTTTCCTTATTTTTAAGCTTAAACATTTCTATATCACTTCTTTCCGGTTTATCTCCATCGAGAGGATAGAATCTCTAATTTACATAAAATTCCATTATATAATTTACACTAATTGTAACGTAACACTGTTTATAATATTATTATAGAAAAATACAGGGAGGTAATTTTACTATGAATCTAGATCCAAATGTTATTGAATTGAGTGGTGTTCTAGTAGCTCTATTAGTTGGTACTGTATCAATTTTAATATCTGTTTTCTCCTTAATTCAAAATTCAAAAATGATAGAAGAATCAACCAGGCCAGTTATTTCTATTTATGGAGCAATGACAAATTTGGGTACACCTCAGCATTATATTGTAGTTAAAAACTTTGGACAAACTACTGCAACTATAACAAAGTTTGATTATGATATTAAATTTAATATAGAGAAAGCATATGCTGGGAGAAGTAATGATCATGATTGGTTAAAAGATTTAGTTACCGCCAATCTTGCTCCGGGTCAATCACAAATATGCGCTTTAAATTACGATAGAATAAACAAGCCGGTTACATTTACTTATGAATACAAAACATCTACGAAAACCTATAAAGAAAAGGTAACGATTAATTTAAAAGCCGGGATTGCAATGATAAAGGAAAAAAGCGATGGCATAAATAACGATTCACTCAAGGCAATATCCTATACATTACAAGGAATGTATCAAAAAAATCTATAATGTATCTTTCTGACCAGCAAGCATTAGCTGGTCTTTTTAGTTTAAATTTTAATTTTATGTACGCTAATTGCAGGTGATGTAATCACCAGATAAAAGCGGAGTTTGCTTTCATATTACATATTCATAGATGGATAACCGGCTTGAAATAAGCCTACAGAAATGTTATATTAGACATAACATTCATGCTATCCGCTAGGCGTTGCTTACTGACAGGTAGAGTCGGCGTCTAAACTTCCTCTATCTGTCTTTTTAATTATGGGTTTTAATATGTAAATTCCGTTATCTATATTCATCTGATAATTCTACCTCTGAATGTAAATATTTTTTGAGTTATTCCTTTCAGCAAGTGCTTCTATGATTCCGTTTCTATAATCTCTTCCTATATGAATCTACCAAGGTGACCGTGACAACTGGGTATGGCAACCCTGATGTAATAACATAAGGTGAAAATCTTAATACAAATAAATTTTAAGACTTTGTCGTTTCTTGTAAAGTATTGCGATGTAAATTTTCTAATAATTCAAGTAAATATGATATAATAGCATTAGTGTTAGCAACAATTTTAAAAAAGGAGGAAAACAATGAATAAAAAATTGCATAAAATTAGCACAATTCTTTTATCTGTAATGTTATCTTTTTCACTTTTTAATTTAGCTTTTGCCGAAGAAGGATCAAAGTTTGAAGCACGATCAATTACTGCTGAACCAGAAGGGATAGTATTTAAAACAGGTAGCCAAGATGAGTTTGAAGCACTAGTACAGGAGATCGAGGAAGGTAATGCTCGTGCCAAACAAATGTGGGAAGCATCTAAAGCTAGAGCGGTGTCTCCAAATAATGAATCATTTTTAGAAAATCCTTTAATTGCACCAAGGTCTTATGGATCTACAAACTATACATACAAGTTTGATAGTAACCATAAGATTGGGTTAATCCTTCGTTATGATACATCTACTAGTGGAGGAGTAAAACATTTTACAGATGTAATTGGTTTCTTGGTTAAGCCACATAATGACACTACTGGTGTTGATGATGTATATTGGGAGTATGAATACTTAGACAGTAAACGTACTGTTGCTGTAAATACCTCCTTCATTGTATCGATTCTAAAAAATGATGGTATATATTATAATTACGATGTTACGAAGTATGTAGAATATTATGCTTCTGGCGGTGCTAATGGATATTAAAAAATACTTACTGCCTACACTTTTATCATTATTTTCGGTACCTCTCAGTTATATAGCAACAAGTTTTATGATGTTGGCACCATTTTCAGTTAACTATAATACTACAGTGTGTCTGTTTACTTTATCATTTAATGTAACTTCTATCATTTTAATAATTACTCAGAAAAAATAATTGCTAACACTATTGAGCATCGGACTATCCGTTGCTCTTTTAATTGGGGACTGAAATTATTCGATATTGACCTGTATCTTAAATTTAAGACGCAGATATTTTTAACCAATGGATTTTTCCGTCCGTTTAATCACTCAGACCCAAATTGGGCATCTGTCGGAAATTTTCGATTGTTCAATCACTTAGGCGAAAATCCTCTTTAGTCCAATTGTTTCTAATTAGAGACGGTTCATGCTCCCAAATCTAGGAACGTCACTTAAATAATCAGCTTCGACAAATCAGTCCCCAAATCAGAGGACATTGATTTTACTGGCTTAAAGCGAGGACTTCGCCAGATAATGACGTTGGATTCGCTCCCCAGTTTTGGGGCATCAATATTTCACTCACCCATTTTTCGTGATAATCATATGCTTAATTTCTTCTGTAGTAACATTAATTGTAATACTTCTTTTTTTGTTAAGCATTTCATTTTTAGCAAAATTCAATTATGTACACCTAATACGTCAACGTTAAAATCATCAAGCATATAACAGTATCCATAGTAATAACCATCTCTTTCGTCAACCGAAGCTACCATTTTATTATCAATAAATAGCATAGACCCATAATCCTCAGTACCATCAGAATCAATCCATGTATAATTTCCCACCTCACGCCTCCTATTCAAACAATCGAAGTCCAAAAAACAAATCATTACAACCACTACATATACCAACTATTCCATCGATTACTCTCCATGACTTAATCAACCCATCGCAATCAATATCATTTTTCTTACTCATGTTCATTTTTCCTCCTTAAATTACTCGTTTATAAAATTGCTAACTTCTCTTCATAATCCGCAAGTTGTCTCGTCAACTCATTAACAACTACCTCCATAAGTGCGGCATTTCCATCGTATCTTGCAAGATTTCCACGTTTTCCAGATCCGTCTCTATGTTCACATATATAGAGGTTATACAGTTTATCATCGTGAATTCTTTCCTTATCTCTTTCCTCTGGTTTTAACTCAGATAAATTATTCAAAGCATTCTTTGTTACTTTTATAAGTTCTAATAATTCTTGTCCTTCTTTTAACTGTTCTGTTGTCATTTATATATTCTCCATTCTCCCGAAGAAATCGAGCTTTTATTATACTTATGTATAGTTGATAGCAAAGTAAATTACATATATCCAGCTTAAGCAACCATGTAAAATCGCCCACCATATGCTGTGCCAAGATGTCCACGATATAACAATTGCTAATGCACATCCAAAACTAATTCCGGAACTAACTGTTATATTTCTTTCTCCGTTCATTTATATCCTCCTGTTAAAACCACTGTTTCAAATGAATTTGCTTTTCTCTAATAATTTGATATAATACTGATAGTATAGATATGGAGGATATGATATTATGAAGCCCAAAAATAACGATATAAAAATAAACGCCATACCCAAATCAGTTTTTACTCCATTTAAAAATAGCAAAGCTATATCTGTTTTTTTCTCTCTTATATGTACACTTTTTTCTTTAATTATCTTAGTTAACGTACTATTAGGAAAAATATCTTTTTCTGTTGAACAGTTACGTGAAGTCTGTAATTTTACAATTTCATTTATATTTGCCATATCCGCTCTCGGATTCACCATTTTTAGTATTCATTTAAAGCAGGAACATCCAAAAAAAGAAGATATAATATTTAGTTATATTGGAGAAATTATATTACTGGCATCTATGAATATTTTTGCGTATATAATATCTTTTTTGAATTTTTTACCTTCATTTACACTTGGTATAATGTCTTGTTCTTTATTATTTTTATTATCCAGGTGTATAAGCGGATTGCTTAGTACAATTGTTGCATATTTTAACATTAGAGACTGATGAAAGGTTTCATTCAACTACATACTAATAAGGAAGACAAGTTATTGAGGAACCTCTTTTAATTCAATCCTCGTCCTTCTCACCTCGCTTTTCCAATGAAAAATATGTTTTATTGGCTTATAACTGTGCCAATAAACTCTTGGCCGGTTCCTTGATCACTATTTCATTCTCCTTACCTCAAGTAATTCTTTAAATAATATTCAAAATACTTCTTTATAAACAAAGCCGAGTACTTGTTATCTGGCATAAACGTAATTGGTACATCATATTTAAACCAAAAACTATGTAGTGAAGCTAAAAATGACTTCTTATTATATTGAGTGTTGTAATTTCCGGTTGCAACATCAGAATAATTCGCATTTTCAATAAGCAACACCTTTGTCTTAGGAGCAAGACACAGTTCTTTTTCAAACCGATCTCGCTCCTTTGTCAAATTACCACTAATTTCTTCAAGACTGGCTTTTCTTTCAATACAAACCTTCTTATTAAAATACATATCTCTTGGTATCGAAAGTTCTTCGTTCTTTGGTAGTGCAAAGCTATAATCTCCGTATTCCAAAGCTTTTTTCTTATGTGTGATACCATTTTTATCAAAACTATCTGTAATATGGGTGTTTATTTTTTCACGTGTATCTACCAAAATTACAATTGAAGAAACCAGCTCATCTATTTCTTTGTCTGTATACCTGTAGCAACTAAGCAATCCTTGTCTTAGAGGAAGTCCTTGGCTCGATTCCTCGAAAAAAGTCTTCATACATCTGAGTTTCTTTATATTCTGGATATCATTCTGTTCATGAAATGTCATGATTTCACCTCCGTTTTAATTCCGACTTGTGACAGTTCAGCACCTGCTAAGTGCATTAAAACGACAATATATCAGCCGTTCTGCTCCTTTTAGATAACTGCTTTGCCGTCCAATTTATATTAGCTCTTTTCAACATATTATTATCCTCCTTTAGATAGTTCTTTTATTTACGTACAATTTATTTGCTAATACTCCATGTCTACAAGAAAATAGCCAGCAACATTTGACTGCTGCTGACCTTGTAATTATTCTATTTCTTCCACTAAATGTAATGTGGAGTCTTATTATTTTCTTCTTGTTAGAATTTTTATTTATCACTAAATAGTATAACCGTTTCTCCATCATCTTCCATTGATAATAACACTTGCTCATCATCGTTATTCCACATGTAGCTATGAATATGTTTACTTAAAGTAAAATCTCCATATATACTTGTTAGTGCTGTTTTTAGTATTCCAAACCTTTCTTCATCTTCTGTTTTGGTCGAATATTTATCAGTGAAATTTATCAGCATACCTTCAAGTTTTCCATCATCATTGTGTGGGATTAATTTACTTTACTAATTAAAGATATCAAACACTTATTTTATTCCCATGAGTCATACAAAAAAGACCACCAACTTGTAGTTAGTGGCGTATTCAGAAAGGGGCGTTGCGTATCAACACCCCTTTTATAGATAATAAATAATATTTTATTATATTTCACTCTGACTCATTCTTTTTGTTAGGCTCCCCTCTTACTACTCGGTAAATTGGTATTGATATTAAAAATAGCGGGAACAGCCATATAGTACCATTATAATATGCAATTGACGAATTACCTCTTAGTTCACATATTATTAAACTTTCGAAAGTAGCCATTGAAATATAAATGCTATTAGATATTCTTACATCATTCATTTTAAACCTCATGTTTTCTGATAAACTGGATCAATATAATTTGATGTTCTAATATATACTTACATCTCTCCAGTGCTTACTTATTATGGTGTCAGTTTATTATATAACTTTACTTAATAAAACTAAATACCTATCTGTCGCATTCTTCGACAATATAAATTCTTTATAACTTTCAAATCCTGATTTTATATACATTTATTAAAGTTCCATTCAAATATTTCAACGGCTCTTTCTAATGTTACAACGCCAAGATCCTTAATTTCCTCTTTATATTTCCACGCAAATCCATTTTCGTGTCTAAATAAAACTGCTGGTCTTCCGTATAAAATTGCCATTCCCATAATGATATCGTTTATATTAATCAACTCCTTTTCAATTTAAAATTGTGGTTCTATTGGTTAACAGACTTCCAACTATCAAAGCTATCTTTTCGACAACAAGTCAGGTATTTCCCTGTTAGGCTATACACATATACTGATCCAGTCATTGGATTTTCAATTATGTATTTAGTACCTTTTATCAATCCGAATTCATTTGTATTTGCCACAGCTCTATATTTATCCATAACCAGCACCTCCATTTGTCAATTGAATCTTGTTTTTATGTTAATAAAAAACCACCGGGAATCCAGTGGTAAATTTGTATCAATTATTCTTTTTTTCTTTTCTAACATGCTTCGGATATTATATACACTCGGAAGCACCCTCGTATACATTAAAATGCTCCTCTACTTCATTAAATAAAATTAATCATTCATTTCCTATTTTCTGCGCGTTCTTATTATTCCAACAGAAATATTATGAGTTTGAGGTGGGTGACACATATATACGATAGCAACGAAACGTATTTGTACGAAATAATTGAAGATTATAAAGAGGCAGTATCAGCAGAGGAAAAGGACAAAATATTTAAATCGTTCTGCTCTTCTATCTGGTCTTCCAATAATAAAAGACGCATTTACACAAAATCAATAAAGTTTAGTATAAGAAAAGACTTATTGGAAACAGATTTGCGACAAGCATTCAACACATGGTCAAGCGTAGATTATAAATATTATAAGTCAATGACGAAAGACGAGAATTGGTACTCTATTATTAGGCAGAAAATAAATAATTTCTATACCAGATATTTTGACAAGGAAATTATTCTATCAAAAGACTATATGGAATTGCTTAAAACACCAAAACACTTATACTTCCAGTGGATTGATGGCATAAATGGTATAGATGCTGAATCTGTTACATCAACTATAGATAATACTATACAAGAAGCCATAGACCTAAAAGAAAAACTACAAAAGCAAAAGATGGAATTGTCATGGAAAAACTATAAGGAATTAATAGAGGGGTTCTTACGAAGATGTTTTAATAATTGTAAGCTTATAGGCGAATACGAAAACAAGACAAAATTATTAAGTAGGTTTGATTTTATAACGGAAGATAATTTTTATGTCAGATACATAAATAGATCATTGGATAGTTATATAAAAAATTATCAGAAAGACTATTATGGTGTTAGGCGAGGTCACGGTAATAAATATAAACGTTGTAAAATATGTGGCAGTCTTATCGAGAAAACAAACAATAGGACATTATATTGTGATCAGTGCAAAATAGTGAAGCAAAAGGAATGGGATTTAAAATATAAACGTAAAATACGTTCAAAATTTATTGTCTAGTTTTAGAAAAGCTCTACTTTCCATTGTAGTTAAGCCATTTATTGGTATTTTTCAGGTGTTATATATAAGGTATGGAAAACCAAGATATCACTTCGGTAACTACTTCGATAAAAATAGTAAAAAGACTTATTTAACTGGTTTTACCTTATGAGTAATATCATGAAACTTATATCTTTAGTTTATTTCATGTCATATTTTTGGAGATGTTTCTTTGGTATCAATATTTCTTCGAAATCAGTTTTCATACTTTTCTCTTCAAGCCAATAGCGGCGTTACAAATTCTAGTAGCGTTGCCATTGGTATCTTCTGGCTAATAGCTCAGTCGGTTAGAGCGCCTGTCTGTTAAACAGGATGTCGTAGGTTCAATTCCTACTTAGCCAGTTACCGTATTTTACGGAAATACATATTAAGAAAGAAGGTTTTTACAATCGTAGAAATTACGAAGACAGAAAGTATTGAGCTACATCGATTAGGACATTCATTTGGTAGTGAAGGCGACCTACATCACACTTACAGCCGGTACAAGAAATATTACGTAACTGAATCCAGAAAGGCAATTGCAGATTTAAATAGGATTAGAAGATCTAAAATCATTAGATAGGTAAACTAATTGGGAAGAGTAAATTTACTCTTCTATTTTATTGCAAAAATATAAGAATGAAAGGAAGATTTTAATCAAATGAGTAAATCAAAATTAGTTTTCAAGAGAAATATTGTTGATAAATTAACAGTGAAAGGCATTCTGTCGGAGGACGGAACTTTTATTACATATGCTGATGAGAATGAAATTGAGCAGGAAGTCAGAGTTTCCGATTTGCTTAATGCATTTAAAAATCAGTCAATTGAATTTGGAGTTCAGCTTAAATCGGATGAGGATTTGGAACTGATTGAGTCTGAAGACGCTGAAGAATAAAGGCGGTGAACATACTGTTTAATTTCGAAGAAGAACTAGTCAAGTATGGACTTAGTTCTGAAAGTTATGAATTATGTCTAAACGATATATCAAATAAAGTTACAGGAAAAAATGATATGGACTGGGAAGAAATTATTGATAAATATAATTTACCTATAGTAAAAGATACCCTTAGAAAAGCTTCGTCTCAATCCATATTTGGAAATGTCTTCGTATCAGAGTACTTTAAAAATAAGTCATTGTCTGAAAATGTTACTGATATTGAAAAGGCTCAAAATACATATAGATCTGAATCTTCAATTAATAAAGATGGAACATATACTAGCGATAAGCTTATTGCAATCAAAGAAGATGATTTAAAAAATCCCATTAGTTTGCTAAAAGCACATGGATTTGATATGAAAGATTGGGAGCTTGTTTCTGCTAGGAATAATATCTGGAATGTATATAGTAAACAAGACGGAATTCAGGAACTATATTCCAGTAAAATTGTAGTAAAACCAAGAAGTAATATTTCTCTAGAGGAAATACATGACTTTTACGAATGCTTGATAAAAGAGTATACCTCTCCTATTATTAAGAAGCATGAAAAAAGAGACGGATTTTTAGCAGAGATTCCTATCATGGATTTACATTTAGGAAAATTTTCGACTTCAGATATCGTAGCCGATGAATATAATACGAATATTGCTAGGAATTGCTTTAATAAAGTGATAGACGAATGTATTTACAGATTAAGAAACGTGTCTGTTGAAAAAATTATATTTCCAGTCGGACAAGACTTTTTCCATTATGATACGGTTGGCACTACTACCACAGGTGGTACTCCGCAAGACTCAGATAGAAAACATCAAACTCTATTTAAAGATGGTGTAACTTTATTAATAGATGGCATATCAAAGTTATCATCTGAATTAAAGGCTCCTATTGAAGTGTTTTGTGTTCCAGGCAATCATGATTTCATGACAAGCTACCATGCTGTAATGTCTCTTTGGTGTTATTTTCACAATAATGAGAATGTAACGGTAGATTTGTCAACATTTCCTCGTAAATATGTTGAATTTAACGGAGCTGGTATCATGGTCACAAATACATGGTATCTGTATAACCAGGCATGGTATTATCTAGGGCCTGATGGAGCTATGTGTACATCTCAGTTAATAGCAAACTCCGTAAAGATTTATGCTGTCAATGCTGATGGTAAAATGGTTACGGGTGAAATATTACTCTCAACGCTGAGTGACGGAGCATTAGTATATAAAGGACTTGTAAATCAGTAA